TTGTAGATAAAGAGACAAAGTTTAAGGCAATTGATAATAAGAGGTACAGTAATTTAACCGAAGAAGAGGTTGAATTTATTAAACAAAAATTAGGATATAGAGATCATTCTGAGCTTTACAATATTCTGTCATATTTGAATTACTTAAAAACTATGTACGGAACTGAGCCTTTTGATCTACCTTCGGCAGAAGAAATGTCTGACACTCTTTTACTTCTTGAAAATGACATAGAAGATATAACCAATTTTTTGCTAAATAACAAACTACTTATTGACGGTGGTAACAAATTTAGGATATTCTTAAAAGAGACTGAAACGAGAACTATTGTAGATTCTAAAGGGAATAATAGTACAGTAGACGAACAGCCAAAGGATTTATCCGTGACAATTAACTTGCAGCAATTGAACGACAAGTCGCCATCGGAAGCCATTTCAATTCTTTTAGGAAGATTAGAACAAGACCAATCTACTATGAGACTTTACATTGAGCAAAAGGTCCTGAACCAAATGGATGAGATTGAAAAGCTGAAAGAGCAACTAGATCAAGGTCATACTATGCTTCAAAAAGTACTGGTAGAGAGTCAAGAACTTCAAGACAAGAACCATGAATTAATATTATTAAATGGGAAACTAGAAGCTAATCTCGATCGATCAGTGCGATTTAAAGACGACTTAATTCATGCCACGCAAGAATTTTTGCAAATTTTCAATTGGCAGGTGCAACAAATAGCGTTGAAAGATAGCAATATGAGTGCCGAAGCGAAAAATTCTAAAGCTTATCGTGCAAATTTATTTCAACAATATATTGATGTTGGACAAGAGTTCTACCAAAGCATTATTGATTTCACGAAGAGTTAACAAGATTGTCTTCTCTTTTCAGTAACTTCGATAGGGGAGGGGCTATCATTTGTCTAGTATTCTTCGACAGCCAAATTTTATATCAACAACTCAGGATCAAAGGTTTACGATGTTTTATGACAACATTATAGAATTAAAAGGATTATTTTATCGTAAGGTAGGGTCTGTACATATTAACCAAATGGACTACAAAAGATATTGCTTTATGATGTTCGTGAGGGATTTGATACAGTCCCTAGACCGATCAAGTCAAATTATCTTTTATCATATGATGAAAAAAATGGACATACGCGCAACAGTTACAGTAACTTCATTGAATGAAGCAAAAATTGACCAAAGTTTGCGTTGTATAAACAATGCTGCACACGAACTACTTGAAACGTTTAATTATGAAGATATCCAAGAATGTTTCTGGAGATCTAAATCTCTCGTTGATGATCTTATCTATTCTTATGATAAATCTGATGCTGAAATCGTGGCCTATTATGGTGAGGAAGTTGCAGTAATTAAAATACTACGACTAATGAGTAAGTTTATATTTGAAAAATAAAATAGAGGTGAAACCGGCTTTGAGCTTAATCAACATTGAAAAAGTCGACGACCGATACAAGGTGACGTTTGCTGGTAAGCGTCACCAATTCAATGAGTATATTAATAAAGTGATGATGGTCGAAGAGAAAGACTACGATATTGAAAATAAAGCCTGGTTTTTTGATGAAGATGGTATTAAAGTTATCAAGAGTTTATTCAAGGTACCAGAAAAACCAACGGCAATTCCTGTCTCTATAAAAAAAGAAGTGTCCGGCTACGAGAGCATGGGCAAAAACTTGAAACTTCAACCTTATGAATATCAAAAAGAGGCGATTAAATATATAGTAGACACACATGAAACTCTCTTAATTCTTCCTTGTGGCGCAGGAAAAAGCTGTACAGGTATTGGCGCTTACTTAGAATTAAAAGAAAGAGGTAAAGTGAGTGGCCCTGGGATGATTATTGTGAAAGCATCTTTAAAATACCAGTGGCACAAAGAGGTAGAGAAATTCTCTGACTTAAAATCAAAAGTAGTCTTGTCTTCAAAAGAAGTAGCTGCGCCTATTTTAACAAAGATAAAGAGACGTGAGAATACTCTAAAAAAACTACTGAAGAATAACCCGAAAGATTCGAAAGTTACAGAAATTCAAAAAGAGATCATCAATCTAAAAAAAGAATCTATAAAAGTGTTTAAAGATCAATTTAAAGAGGCAGATTTGTTTGTTCTTAATTATGAGACATTAAGAGAAAAAGATGTCAGTCAGGAGCTTCGACAAGCAAATGTTGAGTACATTTTTGCTGATGAGGTTCAATACATTAAATCCAAAGATTCTAAACGTTCTAAGGCTGTCAGTGAATTTTCAGATGTGCCATATAAAGTAGGGGCTACAGCCACACCGGTAGGAAAAAACCCTGAAGACTTATATGGGATTTTTCGATTTGTTTCTCCAGAAACATTTCCTAAATGGGGTAACTTCTCTGCGCTTTATATTAAATATGCTGGTTATGGAAAAGTTGTAGGTTTTAAAAATTTAGATAAGTTACGTGAAAAAATTGCTCCTAGTCTTTTTATAAAATCAAAAGAAGAGGTCGCAAATTTTCTCCCAAAACTCGTTGTAATGCAACGATACTGTGAGTTTGAACCTGCTCAACGTAAGATGTACATCAATATTACACAAAAGATAGATGAGCTTAAAGAGCAGGAGAAAGCCATTCGAGCCAATTTTAAGACTGAAGGAGATTCCCTTAATAATCCGGAATTGGCAAAAGTCGAGGCCTTAATATTGGCACATCAGACGTTTGCACAACAGTTGGCTAATTCTGAGGAACTATTTACCCTTAGTGAATCAGAGATGGCTTCTCAATTTATTACAGGTGCAAAGTCAAACAAGATGGAAATCCTTGTAGAATTGGTCGAGGAAATTATTTCGTCGGGAGAAAAAGTCGCAATCTATTCTCGTTTCAAGAAGATGCAGGATATTATTATTAAAAGATTTGCGAAAGAGTTCCCTGACGTAAAAATAGCACAAATTCATGGTGGGTTTACCAGTGAAGAACGTTATGAAGAAGCCTATACAAAATTCCGTGACAATGACAATTTCAAGGTTCTATTGGCTTCCAATGCGGGAGCTGAAGGCATCAATTTATCACATTGTAAGTACTTAATTGAAATAGAGCCTGCTGAGAGTTACGCGATTCAGACTCAAAGACATGGTCGCCTTGAACGTTCTGATTCTATTCATGATACTGTTTTCGTTTACCAACTTATCTGTAACGATAGTTGGGATGAAGTTGCTTTAAAAATTGTTTCAAAGAAAGAAGCATTTGATATCAAACTAATAAGGGAGTAGGATTTGACCCTACTCCATTTTTATTGAATATGAATATATCTAAAATCACCTATGACGATTAGCCATTGTCTGAGACTCAATTTGTTGGTACAATTCGAAATAAGCAGTGTCCTACAGCTTTTGCTTTAAAGTTTATGTAATAATATCTAAAACAAAAAGCCATTGGATTAAAAAGCTCTAGCAGTTCTGGATTAAAACCACTAGAGCCTTTCGATAATTATTTTGCCTTTGAGGGATGGTCAAAATATCATATCGATATGAGTATAAAAATGGGCTACATTAATCTGTAGTCTTTTTTCTTTTTCGCTTCAATTTTACTTTGAAATCTTCTATCCCTTCGTTTTCTAAAATACTACTGAAGACTTTCGTTAAACGGTATCCTTCACCATCTGGTACAGTAATTGTAATTGTATCTGGCTCAGGTTTGATATAATTCTCTTCCAACGCTTTTCTAATATCTTCGACTGAAAGCCCTGGCTTTAACATAGCCACAAATTCCTTTGTAATTTTTTCTTTATGATTTATTAGAAGTTGCTGCACTTCTTCGTTACGCACGGCTACATTTAGTAGGTGCGTTTTAGTGATTGGTGTAGTGTTAATGAGGTCCAAAACTTCTCTTGGGAGGCTACACAATGCACGGATATTATCTACGTCTTTTCCATCTTTTCGGCCAATCATTTCACCTATAACATCTCTTAATCGTGCATACTTACCAGATTCTACGAAAATCTTTTGAGCTTCTTCTTCGAATGCTTCGATGTGTAAGCCCGTTTCTAAAATCCTTTCAGCTTCTGTTAAGTTGCCTCGTGAAATATTTGAGTCTGTGATAATTCCTATCGCTTCAGCTTTTGTAAGGGAATCATGAGGTCGAACAAATGCAAAGATTTCGCCGTATTCTTCAAAACCTTCTTCTTTATAAAGATATTCAAATACACGTTTACGGCTATGGCCCATTAGGATATAAAAGCCGTTACCCTTCTCTCTTTCCCAAACAATAATTGGAGAAAGTAGACCTACATTTAGAATAGATTTGCGCATGCGTTCAAAGAGATCCTTATCTTCTTTGATGTCACGATAGACGTTCCAGCCATTTGGAGCATCATGAAGGTCACTTAGACGGATTTTTTGTACGCGAATACCAGTATCTTCTTCTACAATATCTTTTAATTGTATCTCTGTTTTTTCGGCAGCCTTTTGAGCCGCTTTTCTCATATCTGATACAAAGTTATCACCAGCTGGTTTTTGCCATTTAGTTCTAGCCATTTAACATCATACCCCCATTTTTTCAGGACATACTTCCTTCAATTCAAGTAGTAGTTCATCAATTAACATACTAACATCTATTGCGGCTTTAGATTTAGGCGCAAATAGATTAATAGGGACGCGATAGTCTTGTGCTTGCTTCACGTTTGTGTCTCTTCGTATTTGAATGTCAAAAATTTTGCAAAGATCTTTCATCCCTTCAGCTACTGAAGCAATAGTTGTTCTAGAGATAGACTCTCTGGCATCGACGTTTACAAATACGACTCCAGCTTTTAAGTTTGGATTGTGTTCCATGTTTTCTTCTAAGAACGCATAAGTAGGCGGTATACACTCTTTTGTGTTTGGTTCTGGATTAACTGGAACGATAACAAAGTCAGATGCTTGATAACAATTGTAGGAAAGAACATCCAAATCAAGGCCACAATCTATGATTATAAAATCATAAGCGTTCTGCAAGCCTTGAAGTGCACTTTTTACAAACTCTAATCTGCCTAAATTTGTGCTGTCCAATTCCTTGCTGATTGAAGGTTGATCTGATACTGCAGGCACCATATCAATGTTTTCGAACTCAGTAGGAATGATGTAATCAAACGGATTAAAATCCTTCTTTTTTGAATTGATGATAAAGTTGTATACGTTTTTCCTTTTTTTCTCGGGATCATCCTCTTCAAATTTTAATCGATAGTTAACTGTTAAATTCTTTTGTTTGTCCGTATCCAGTAGCAGAACTTTAAAACCTCTTGCGGCCAACTCTCCACCGAGGAAAGAGGTTGTAGTGGTTTTTCCTGCTCCGCCTTTTTGGATGTGGACGGAGATGATTTTCGCTTTTTTCATCGTCTTTTCTCCTCCAGTATCTTAGAATGCTTTTTGTAGTGAGTAATTTCATCCTTAATGCTTCTAGTATAGGCTGTTGCTAATTCATTTTCGTATTTGGCAAATAAGTCATTAAGGGCCTCGTCTAACAATCGAGATTGAGGAATGCGTGTAATGTCCGATAACTCTTTGAAAACCTCATAATTTGTTAAACTAATTGAAGCAGAAATTCTCTTTCTATTTTTTAATTCGCCTCCCAATCGATTTCCACCTCCTTATTTTGTCCATAGTTTACCACATAATTTATTTATAATAAAGTAAGTTTCTTTAAGCTTATATAAGCTTATATAAATTGATGTAAGCAAATTTGTAGAAATAAAGTAATAAACTTTTTTATTTGTTCAATGAAATGGTTTGACTCATTATTACAATTCTAGGTAAACTTTTTATAAAAAGTATCTGCAAATACCAAGATTCTGTTTTAATGATTACTTTTACGCTTTGTAAAAACCGTGGTAACATAATGACACTTCTGACATTGTCTTGTATAATTAAAGACAGGGTGGTTACAGGGTGAAAAGAGATCTCATGAAGTACTACTTTGTAATTAACCCCATTAGTTTGAAACTTTACAGCTAAAACACTCATGATAAATGAACATTAAAGTCACATCTAAGATAAGTATCATTTCCTTTCATTCCGATAGGCACTGATGTCGCTGTACAAAGGACTTCTCTGAATGAAGGTATATATCAAGGAGCGTGATTCGATAATGTTGCATTCAAAGAGTGTACAGTACTTTACGAATTTTTTTAAGAGTAGAGTAAATAACAAAATGAGTAAGAGGAAAAGAAAAAAAGAATTTGATAACACAAAATTACATCAAGCTTTTCGTGATTACTATCATGTCATGCAGCCAGAATACGAACAACGAGTTTCTAAGCTGCCCCTTTCTGGAAGTAAGGTAATTACATATCAGGAGGGATTCTGATGGCAGATATTATTATTTCAGCAGGACACGGGACACATGTAGCGGGAACATCCGGAAATGGAATGACTGAGGTAGGGGAGGCCCGTAACGTTTCTAAACGTGTTGTAGAAATTCTTAAAGAGAATAGCTTAGCAGCCGAATTCTATTATGATGACGTCAGTACAACGCAAAATGCTAACTTAACGCATCTTGTAAATTATCACAATAAGCAAACACGTAAATTGGATGTGAGTGTCCATTTTAATAGCTCTGGTACGTCCACCTCTAGTGGAATTGGATCAGAGGCGTTTTATAAAAGTGGAGATTCTACTACGCATAAAATGGCGGCGGCAGTATCAGCTGCTATGGCCCTTGCTGGTGGATTTAAGGACCGCGGTCCAAAGTCAAAGTCGCTAGCATTTACTAATGGCTGTAAAGCGAACTCGTTATTATTAGAAATTTGCTTTATGAATAGCTCTACTGACATGACTTTGTACAAGCAGAACTTTGAGAAAATCTGCCAGGCTATTGCTTTCACGCTAGTTAAATGTGTTGGCAAAAAGGCTGACCTTGATAACTGGAAAGGCGATATTTCTCAGCAAGTGGCTGACATAAAGTTGTCTGTTAATCAGGCTGATATTGAAGGACAGACTCCAGCAGAAGCGGGAGACTCGATCGGCAGTTCGGTTGATGGATTACAAGATGCTTTTGCTAATTCTTCTGTTTCAACAGCTCCTAACTCAGAAGGTGGCTTCAGAGTAACGACAAGTGGCGGCCTTGTTGTTATTGATAAGCAGCCCTTAGAAGAGACACCAGGAGAACCGGTTTACCCTGACTTAGTGGCTCCTCAAAAGACTCCAAAGGAATACGTACAGCCATTGTCTCCTTTATGGAAAAACGAAGAGGAAAAGAAGGAAACTGAACAGAAGTATGATATGGCTAACGAAGTTAATTTCGAGTCATTCATTAAAAAAGGGATCGACATTGCGAAAATCTTTTTTGATTATGAAGATTACAAGAAGCGGTCACTTGTTTATGATAATAAAGAACACAGGTACAAAAAGAAGGTCCCAAACTTCGGAAAGCCAGCTAATAACAATGATCCGCTCCCAGTAGATGAAAAGATTGAAGAACTTGAGCAGCATCTTCCGTTTATGAAGATTCATCGATTATCATTCTATCAACCACATCAACATACAGTGCAGCTGGCCAAGATCGTTATGGATTTGTCAGATAAAGTTGAGAAGCGGATGGTTCAGGTAGAGAACAACCTTGCAACGCTTTACCGAAATACATTCCGATTAGGTTCGCGCATTAATATCAACTGTGTGTATTATGGCGGACAAAGTGAATTCCATAAATACAAATCAATTCGTTGCCTCCATCATGATCGCATAAACGATGGTCAGGTTATGACGTTGGATCAATGTCTAAGCTGTACAAGATATGAACCAATACTTGGTAAGGTTTATGAGATCGAGAATGAACTGGGGCGCTCTCTGCAGTTAATTAATGATGATAATCAAATGGCTTATCAGCAAATGCAAGACTCCATCGACCAGACAAAGATTGAGGAGAAGCCAGACAAGATAGAAAAGATGTTCCTTGATCTTGAGCAGATCAAGAAGAACAAGCGTGAAGACGGGGATAAAGACTTCAAGGAAGTATGGCCAGAGGGCTTTAAAATGAATTGGGATTTAGTTCCTATCGAGAAGCAAACACCACATGTTCGTTATGACGACGGACGTGAATCAGAACGCTTAGCTAGTAACTACAAAAATATCGAGCATCACAACGATCCTACTGGCGCAGGCTTTGAAGGGATCGGTATCTTCTATGGGCCAACTGGTTCTACATTCTACAGTAAGTTAGGATACGGAGGAGGATTCTCACCTTCGGGTAGTGGCGGCTACACGGGAGGGACAGAGACAACTTCTATCCAATCGACAGAAGAAGTACGGAAGCAAATTGAGATGAATGATGCTGTCTTTGATAGCTTAGCAACAAACAATGCAATGACGCAGTACGTGAACAACGGTAAAGCATACGCTAAAAATGTAGACTCTGCACTCAAAGCTTTAAAAGATGCAGACTCTAACTTCGAACAGTATATTAAGGATGCTGCTACTAAATACGGACTAGATCCTCTGCTTGTGCTATCGGTCATTATAGTAGAATCGACAGGGAGATATAATAATGGTGAACCTGACGGATTTGTAGGACTAATGCAGATGCATATAAACAATTTGCCAAGTAATTATTTAAGCATGTCTATTTCGGATAAAATAAAGACAAACATAGAAAAAGGCTGTGCGCATCTTGTAAGCAAACGCAAAGCTGTTTGGGAATCAAGCAATATTGTAAACTTAAGCATTGCCTATAATTCCGGCGAGGCTTTAATAATTGGTAATAGTTCTAAAGGATATGGCCCTGTCTATACTCCAGGACTAGATAAAAATCAGCACAGCACTTGGACGTATGATCAAATTTGGACGAACTTTTACCGAAACTTAAAAGGACAATGGCCTGGAGATACAAGTAGGCATAAGGAAAAGCTAGAGTATTACCCTAAAATACACTACATCTATAAGGCTTTAATGTCTAAAGACATTGCGGAGAGTTTATCTACAGCTCCAGCTGCTAAAGAGATTGGATTCGCAATGACATTCCCTTATTCAAGCGATTACTATGATAATAAGGTTACATTCACAAGTGACTATGGTAATCGTAGTATTAACGGCGGAACAGAGTTCCACAATGGTATCGACCTACAAGGCGGTAGCGGTTCGCCAATTGTTGCAGCAGCCAAGGGCAAGGTAACAAAGGTATCTCCAGGATATAATGGCGGAATGGGGAATGTGGTTGAAATTACACATGAGGGCGGAGTCAGAACAATCTACATGCACTTACAAGATAAAAGCATGCAAGTTTCTGTTGGAGACTCAGTGAATCCTGGCACAGTGATTGCCAAAGAAGGCAACACAGGAAGGGTCTATGGTAAAACAGGCTTCCATTTACACTTTGAAATAAGAGATGCACAGAACAAAACGATTGATCCAAAAGTCGCATTACCATATCTAAAAGGTCAGTTGCATAAAAAGATAAAAGTTTGATTTGATGGTTATATAAGGAATGATAAGTCGTAATAAAAACTATGAGAACCTGGTTCTCTAAAAGACCCCTCCCCCTCACCCTATAATAAGACCAACCATTTTGGTTGGTCTTTTACTATTTATTCTTGTTTCTTTTCCTTAAGTTCTATTTATCCTATTGTAAAAATAAGATGGCTTCGTTAATTTTCTCACAACCTTTAAGTTTGTTTCGAGTGCAATCAATCCTTTGATGTGCTTAAGATCTAAAGTTATTAGTAATAAGAGAAGGACTAATTATATCGAGGTGTTGTTTTTATGACTGTTAATCGTCAAGACATAATCGAACACTTAGCTGAAAAATATTCGATCTGTTGGTATAAGTTTGACGAAGGCGCCGGATCCATTATTAGAGACTGCAAAAACAGCTATGTTGGTACAATATCTGGTGCAACGTGGGTTGTGAATGAAGGATTGTATTTTGATGGAGTAAATGATTCAGTATTGCTTAATACACGTTTGACGCCTATTGGAGCTATGAGTATTTATATGAGACTTAAAGCTTTTAAGCCTTCATCGTGGGGAGAAATAATAGGTGGTACTCAGGCAACATCATCAACTAATGGAATTCAGTTTTGTTTATCATCTACAGGATTATTTGTTGATTTTTATCATAACGCTTGGAATGCTTGCTTTCCAAGGGTTACTGTTCCATATACGACTTTTAACATATGTGATGGGAATTTTCATGATGTGCTTTTTACCTGGGACGGAAAAGTAGGGAATAATAATGTAAAGCTATACATTGATGATTTTTCAAAACCAAAGGCAGTATCTAATGGGAAGCTTGCTAGGCAATGGACGGGAATGAATGCCAGGTTAGGACAATGGAATTCAGGTGGCAATGCAAACCCATTTAAAGGAAATATAGCAAATTTAATTGTCTTTGATATGGATATATCAACCATGATTAATGACAAAAACTTTATTTATCAGAATAAAAGTTTTGTTCTTCATGAAAATAAGCATAAGAAATTTCTTCCAAATCCCAACTATCTAGTAGAGAGAAATCTTGTTCCTACAATGACTAGCAACACTGAACCTGAAGGGTTAGCTTTCTCAAAATCAGTTTACTCTAATACACAAGCTTATTTTGTTTTTGTAGATGATGCTAGAGAAGGACATTCAGCAAAATCAGGAACTTATGCAGAGAATGAATATATCGGATATCAATTTAGCATACCTAGAAAGATTACGAAGGTAACAATAAGAACAAGAAATAATTCATATGCTTCCTCAGATGCCCCAATGATTTTTCGTGTACAAGCAAGCGACGATATGACCAACTGGACAACCCTTGCAGAGTTTGCAAGTATCAATAACTGGGGAATATTCGAGACAAAGACATTCTCTTTTAAAAACGATCAAAGGTACCTCGCTTATCGAATCTACAATGTTCGAACTGTTAATAGAAATTACTTTGTACTTACAAAGCTAGAGTTTATTGGGATGGATGAAGAGATTTCCTCTCCAGTATGGGAAGAATTTACTGATGACTTAGGCTTAATAAGTACACATGGCGAAGATAACATATCGAAAGCGCTAAGTAACACACTCTTAGATTTTAACTTGTCGGTCGCTTCAAAAATCAGTAACGTTCACTATTATGATATTAACTTAAAGACATATAAAGATATAAGAACCGCTAGATTTGACACCAAGGAAGTGAAGTAAAATGGCAACTATTGGACAGCAATTAACCGCCGCAGAAAATGGATATAAAAGATACTTATTTATGGATTCTAATTTTAACTATAGTAATGGATGGTTAAATAATTCTGGTTCCGACATGATTTCTTATACAGAAGGCTCAACAGTCCGTTTTAACTTTTATGGGACTTCTTTGACTGTCTTAGTGTATTCATGGTCAAACAGAGGAAACATGAGCATCTCCATTGATGGACAGGAGCCTTTAGCTTATAAAGGATACCATTCTGCCAATGCTAATAATTACGTAGGATTCGTTGCCACTGGACTAACCGACAGATGGCATACGGTAATTATTACGGTATTGTCATCTTTAGGAACCTTAAGAGCTGTTGATGTGCAAAGTAATGGCCTTGGAATATCTACTTATGACGAATCTGTTGTAAAAAAAGACAGGACTCTTATTTTGCACAATGATAAATATAAAAAATGGAATCCTGAAGTTAAAGGTGGCTACTTTAGTGTAGTCCCAGCAATGACTTCAGCAACAACACCTACAGGTATAGTTGAGCAAAGCAGCATATGGGGAAGCGGATATGAAGGCTTTAGGGCTTTCGATAAAAAACTTAATGTCCATGCTAATGGCGCTTGGCACACAGGACAAACAAATGGTGCAGTGCCACAATGGATTTCTTATGACATTGGGAAGCTTAAAAGAGTTGTTCGAGTTGCCATTACAGCCAGAGTAGATAGTTATGTCACGACACAAGGAGTAAAGAATTTTATTGTTCAAGCATATGAAAATGGTGCATATGTAGACTTAGCAGAGTTCAATACAACTCCATGGGCGGCTGGCGAAACAAGAACTTTTGACTTTAAAAACAGCAAGCATTACCAAAAGTACAGACTGTATATTAAATCGACCTATGGGACATCAGCTTTTGCAATTACAGAAATTGATTTCCTTGAGTCAGTAATAGATTCGTCGGCTCACTGGAGCGCTTATGATACGGAAACCATATCTACATTCCACGACTTCTTAGAGTGGGGGATGGAAGACAGAAATATATTTGAAAGAAAATCCTCAGAGCTTACTCCTATTCCATTGATTAATATTACTCAAAATATCACCAGTCATGAGCAGGGATCAGCTTACTCACAATCCTTAAATTTGTCTAAATATACAAGCATTCAATCTATAAAAATCTAGGCTGTGGCTTTTAAAAGGAGTTTTAATATGATAAATATAGGAGCAAGCATTCAGTCTAACAATAGTAATATGACAACATTGCTTCGTCGGACATGGAGCAAGATTGATGACGGGAATGGACCAGATGGAGTATATAGAAGCCACATAGTAAACTTTGGTTCTCCAAGTGTTGTCGCTATATTTCCTATCAACAACACCGAAAAAATGCAAGTTCAAAAAATTGAGGTTGCATTTGGTGTCTCAAGCTGGAATGGCAATACTTCACCGTCTAATTTTGCTATTCAATACACCGATGATCACACAGCTTCTTACAATGATCCGAGAACTGATAGTCGATGGGAAACGGTAAAATCCTATACAAGTTGGAGTCACAAGAGCGGGATTGTGAACATAAACGTAGATTTTTCTTGCTGGAAAATACGAATTTACACTTCGAGTGCTTATCAAGGAACTTATTATCAATCAACAGTATTCAGAATTTATGGAAAGATCATAGCTACTGAAAAGTTTCTTGTACAGAGTGGGGAAAATCTTATGACTTTTAAAGATGATACATGGTCAATTACTGACTCTACTTCTCCTACACGTGCCTTGTTTGATCTTCATGGTCTAGGCTCACTTTCCGTTTTTGACAGAGCGACAAGATTAAAAGAGGATACAATGACTCTCACAAATATCACTTTTGATTCAGGCAATACTTTTAGGAAAATGGTGTCACTTAATGATTATTTAGATATAGATAATATAGACATTATTGATTCAAAAAACCATCCATTTACGAAAGTAGAGCAAAAAAAGTAAGGAGGTATTCTAATTTGATAAGCTATCCTATACAAAACGGTACACTTAGTTTCCCTAAGACTAGTGTTCTCACTGTTGATTTTTGGATCAAAGTATTGAAATCAAGTAGTAGCTCTGTAAAATTGTTCACAGGACGATCCACGAACGAGGAAGCAACTATTGAACTGTCAGCCAATAATACAATTGGTGTAAGAACAGGTGGTAATTGTTATGGTGGCCCTGGAAGAGTTCAATACTCCAACTTTTCGCTTACTAAGGGAGAGACATATCATGTTGCCGTTGTTTTTGGGTCCTCTACAATAATTTATGTAAATGGAGAACTTGTGTCTTCATTAGGAGCTACAACAAGTTGCGGCAAGGTCTTTGGCTCAATAGGGAACTTTTTTGACATAGTTACTATCCAGCTACCAAAATTCTGGAACAGGCAACTACCTCAATCTGAGATAAAAGAAATATTTAAAGCAAGGTCCGCTCCAGCAGAAGATTCTATAGGTTTGATATTTTGGAGCTCCTTTGATCCTAGTCGGTTAATTGTCAATGAAGTTAAAATGTCTCCTTTAGTTTCCTCTGGAATTTCGTATTATCATAAAAGTTTACTCATTCGAGAAAAAACGTTTGTACATTACAACGGAACATACAAATTCATAACAAAAATAGATGATTCAATTTTTGTTGTGGATGATTTAGGACCATCAATGCCTTCCACTGATTTTATTATTGAGAACGGCTTTGAAATCGCTTCAATTTTAGATCGAAAAGCGCAGGTTGTGTCTGGTAATCCCAAGTCATTACTTATTGATGACAATATCTTTCGTGGAACATTAATCTTGAATAAATACTCAAACATTAAGAATCTGGAAATAGCGACTAAATAATATTGGTAAACTAACACGGTTTTCTACTCCGTGTTTTTTTGTAGTCCATTTGGCGAGCACAGCGAAACTTAGGTGTGCTTAATTTTTATTTTTTAAGTAATAAAGTACTAAAAGGAAGTGAAGTTAAAATAGCGGCAGTTGGACCACGATTATCGTTTTAAGGAATTAATTCAAAAGAATCTCGGAAATGCCCCCAATTCCGTTAACTGATATAACTCCTATTTTCGATTCTATGCAAGATCGGCTTCCTCACAATCTTTGAATCTGTCCAAATATAAAAGCAATCCATCTGAAAGAACTTAACACACAATTAAAATGGGAGTGAAACGATGGCAATTAAACTAATAGAATCTTCATCAATCTCTGGATTAACAAGAACTGTCGTGGTAAACAATGGACTAAAAGATGATTTTATTGTAGTAGGGGTTTATATAAATGGAGCGGGAAGTAAGGATCCATCTTTGCCGTCGGGGTATATAAAAATAGGCAGTAGAGCTGGAAATGGCGTTTATTTATATTATAGACGACTAACAGCAAGTGGAAGCTTTTCGATTACAAGCGCTTTCCCAGCAAACAATACATTGTTCACACTGAGATATTGGCTCTTTAGAGGAGCGCAAGATGTAAATCTAGCAATTGACTATCCATTAAAATTAGGAACAACTACAACCTACACTAGGTCATTTAATGATTTTAGCGATGTTGCACTAATTACAGGAGATGGAACCATAGGATTTAAATACAGCATATATAAAAATGTAACTTTTGTAAGTGAAACTCTTAGGCCATGGGCTGTTGATGCAGTACCTATTATTATTTTGTCTACTACTTTAATCGGTCAGAGGGTTCTTTTTCAAGAGGGAGAAGTGATAAAGACTTATAACGATTCCTCTTGGCAAGTAGCTGGGACTGCTCCTGTCTCAAAATATATGTTTGACAGTTACGGAATTACCATGTTTGATTTGCAATCATACAATCGAGTGGGTGAGACTCTTAGGGAGCAAATGACCGATTCAGATTTTGCTATTTGTTCTGGAAGACTATTTAGTAAAACAATAGATTTTACCAGATATGTTGATATCAAAAATTTAGAAGTTGACGGTATTTTGAAGTAAGCCATTCCTTGATGTTATCAATAGCACTAAATATAATCCGTGTAACCATAAATAAAGGAGGTTAAATATATTGCCAAATTACGTCTTACCAAATCCAAAAGATTTTAATAAAGTCTGGTATGTAAGTCCTGATGGAGACGACTCTACTGGGGATGGAAGCAAGATGGCGCCTTATAATTCCCATATTAAAGCTATTCAAATGGCTGCTAGTGGGGATGGAATATTTATTCAAGCTGGTGTTTATGAAGCACCTCATCTCGTACTCGATACGTATTATCGAAGTGTTTGTTTTTACGACTATAACAAGAAATTGGCGATATGGGGTGAAAATGAAAACACTGTAATTAATTTTGATGGCACAAAAGGCATTCGTCGGGATGCCAACTTGTTTGAAATACCTAATGCAGGGACAGTCATATCCAATATGAAGATTAATTTTATTCCAGGAAAATCAGTCAGTTATTCTAATGCTATATTTCGCTGGTGTAACGGAAACTTCCGTAATTTGTTTATTGAGAACAAAGGAACAATAAAATGGTCTACTTGCTATTACAATGACCAACTGGTTGCTGGCCCAAAAGCAACCAACTGCATCTTTAAATGCAATGGAAGGTATACATCAAACTACTCAGGAAAAGGAGTATGGCTTAATTGCGTGTTTGATTATTCTCATGGTGGTGGAACATTTACAAATTCACTTCAGCGAACCATCACGGAAAGTGATTCCGTCTTGAAGTCATTGCCAGTTGATCTGATTGATACAGGAAGTCCCACTATACTTGATCCTGACAACACTAGGTCGAACATTGGGGTTTGCGGTGGCCCTTATGGATGGGGATTTATTGCGCTAATGTATAAGTCTTTTATTTACTTAAACGGGGAGTATCTTAAATTCACTAACTGTAAATGGGAGTCAGTTTCAGATGAGCCACCCAACGAAATTCTATTTAAATCTGATGGTATGGATGGTCATCATTTATTGAATCGATTATCCACAGTTAGTGATGTCGTAATGATCGACAGAGTATCTTCTGTGAGCGATAAACTGTTCAATACAAAGATTAACTTAAAAAAATATTATCACTTGACTGATTTAGGTCTAATGTAAAAAGAAGTTCGAGGTTAATTGTTCCTCGAACTTCTTAATAATACGGATTATATTCTGGAAATAGAGGTGTAGGAATGGTTACGACACTGACAAGCTATATGGATAGGAACATATTGAACTATGAATATGGAGCAAGAGTCACCTGGGCGGATTATCCTTATGGTGTTTCACACTATACAACGTTCACTGCTGAAGGTGACATTAAAGGTTCATATAAACCATCAAATTTAGATCCAACTAGCGGAGATTCATGGTGGACTCCTAACAACCACTGGCACGTACAGGGATCAGTTGAGAATGACGATGACAAAGATGTCGCACATACTCACACTGGCACAATAAAAGCTGGCTCCTCATCTACAACAATCAGCACTTACTATACAGTAAATGGATTTGCCCGTTTTATTATTAATCCACGGGCGTATCAAAAGGAAGCTATCATCTTTCTTGTAAATGAACTATATGTTGCTTCTGCTAGTTCTGATGGAGACGTTGGAGATTATGAAATATACGCAACAGAAAGCACTGATATGAGTGTTCAATACAAGCCAAATGACCCAAGCTGGAAACTCGTTGCCGTAGGAAGAGTAACAGCTGATAAAGTTTTGCAACAAACTGTATTGGAGAGATCTTTTAAATTTACTTTTATTAAAGTTCATGCAAAGGTCAGAAGCAAGGGTTACATGGAAATGGCAGCAATAAAAGCATATGGAGAAATAGATGATGACAAAGTCTTTTTTCTTAATAAGGATACTTATAAGACATATTTAGATTCGAAGTGGATTGACATAGGTAACGACTTAACGAAAGAGAAGATTGAAACATACGGTAAATCAATATTAGTGGAGTTGAAAAGAAGGCCTGTTGTTATAGCCTTAAAGATGGAAAATAAAAAAACAGATGAACAAGGAAAGGTATTTTTTCGATCTATTAACCTGATAAAGTATCAGCAAGTCCAAGGTATTATTTTTAAGTCATCAACTTAAACATGGTTCTAAATAATCCTTTATTAATAAGAATAACACTCGCTCTATACTATCTGGTAAACTGAAGAATATACACGAACAGGCTTTTAAGGAGGTTTTGTTTTGGGGCGAACAACTTTCATTCTACGTCAGAGGGCTTATCTGAAACTTTATATGTTGCAGAAGGCAGAGCATGGTAATCTTTATGGGCTTCAAATCCTAGGTGATCTCATCGATTATTTCGATGATCTTGGGTACAAACCGACAAAATCCGAAGTTTACAAGTCTTTACATGAACTACTTAAAGAAGGGCTTATTAAACGTAAATGGATAGACAAAGAGGGTACAGAGATGCAAGAAGTTGCAGTTTATCAGATTAGCGATATGGAAAAAGTAAAAGCATATAAGGCACTAGTAAAAAACGACTTGGATCGATCTGTAGCCTTACTCAATAGAGCTTTGAAAGACAATTTCTGAAGGTTATGGGATTTCGCTAGTGAAAGACTAGCTATTGGAAATTAGAGGCGATCTAGTCAACCTGTAGAAATTAAGGATAACAGAAATGTTAATAGTGTCTATTAAGTTGATGAAAAATCTTCTATAAACTGATATAATTATTAGCATAGTTGCATACAGCGGGGTGAGCGGCCAAGCCTTCCAACCGGAAAGGGAAGGAGGTGAGGCCAATGATTACAATAGAAGTAGCAAACGTTATTCTAGGGTTCGGCATGTTTGTCTTAACACTAGTTATGGTTGTAATCATGATCGTTCAATTAAAAAAGTAATCACCCCGTAAGCTGTCCCGGCTAATTGGGTGATTACTTTTATCATTCATAAAGCTGGCCGCTTTATCAAGCGAGCGACTATCGAAGATGTGGGTGGTGCTAACACCTGCATCTTTGTTATTTTAACCTTATTTTATTACAAATAATCATAATAATCAAGGGCAATGGCTAGTGCTAGATGGACTATATGCAACAATAGCTTTAATAATGGGTGCTAAAAAATATTTCAAAAGAACAATCTAAAGATCTCTAGAACAAAGATGTATAAGTATTGATTTGTTTTTTAGTTTACATAACATATATTATAGGTAGTTAGAAATTGGATTAAATTATATCTCAATATTACATGAATACTTTTAATTGTGAGACAAATTGTAGTTTTCTTATTTTTAATACTACTTATTGATTTATCATGATAAAGTGGATTTGTCTTATGGCTTAATTGTATTGCTATTCTCTTCTGGTTCTGAAGCCTTGATATGTCTTTTTCTTTTTCTTATTTGATTCTTATGGACATTACACTATGAAATTCGTTTAGGTCAATGAACGTATTATACGTACTTGTAATTTCATCTTGGATCATTGAACTGTTAATTTCCACCAATTTTCTATCTACTTTATTTAATCCTGAAAAACCAGATGAATCTATTAGATCTTTTGTTATTTCTGATGCATCTAATGTGATCCATTCTGTATTGAATGTATTTATTTTTTCTTGGTTTACAATAAGAAACTTCAATTCAGGATCTATTTCAATTTGATAAAGCTTTACGGCCTTATTATTGATTGTGAAATTTATTTGCTGAATGAAGCTGAGTTTTGTATTTTGTCTTCCAGATACATTTGTGGAATCATATTGTTCTGACAAAAAGACTTTAATATTATGAGGAATTCGCCCTTCAGGAGATCCTACCCACATATTAATAAGAGTAACATCTATAAAACCGCCTAAGTCTAGAACAAACCTTGCCCAATTGCCTCTGTTCGGTGACCCATTCCATAAAAACAATGTAGTACTGTATGCACCTGACCAGTTATCGGTATAAGATATCTCACTGTCATTCAGATTTGTTTTGCCCCATAAAGATGCATTGTTCCAGTAGCTAGGTAATCCGCCAGTATGAGAATCATAAACATCGATTGGTCTATAATTTATCTTTTTATTATTTGCGTCAAATAACTCAATTTCTGATATGGTGGCACCATTTGAACTATAAAAGTCATACACTTCTATTAATACATATCGAGCTCTCATTATTTCACCTCAATTTTAATGGCTAAGACATTATTGATTTCACTAAAATTTAAGGTACTTAAAAACTTTTTGTCTTCGCCTTTTTTTACAGTAATCTTCTGCGCTATTGGCTTACGATTAAATACACCCATACTGTGAATACCATAGTCATCAAACATGTCTTTAGAGATAGGAGAAGCATCAATCGTTCCCCATCTAAAGTGCCCTTTTAGCGGCACGCCTTCTGTTTTCCAGCTAGCTCCTATTAAGGTTAAGTCTTGAGCTTTTAGCGTTTTATCTGATACCTTACTTCCTATTCCTTCTGAAAAGCTCCAGCAACTAACAAGGCCTCCTTCTAATCCGGTTAAACTTACAGGCATCATTTGTTTAATTTCTCCTTCTGTTAATACTTTGTTCCACACTCTTGTCTCGCTAATACCTCCAAGAAAGGCCTGTGTGGCTTGGAAACTTCCTCCTACACTATCTTGTTCTTGTCCTAAAACAACAGCTCCGCCGGAAGGAATTATAAAGCCCTTAGAAATATTTTTTGTCTCATATCTTTTTATGCCATTAATAAATACTTGAAGCAGTCCATCGGAGCTTCTCCATGTTAAAGCTAGGTGTGAAAAAACTCCTGAAGGAAGGCTTAAGCCCGTTGTTGCTGTCGAATTGTTAACATGAGGGGTAATATTCTTATTTACATTGTAGAGTAAAACTGAATTGTCTGATGATGAATGAGCATAAGAAAAGCTTGACATGGTTTTTGAAGAGACATCAGGTTTTAGCCACTGTTCAATAGTAATCTCTTTGGTTGGGGCTGTGTATCCTGTTTTTATTGCGTAGGATGAAACTGTCCCATTAACAGTAATATAGTTATCCTCCTCGCTTGTTGGCATGTACGACTTAATTCCTTCCAAGTCTTTAAAGAGAGATTTATTCGCCATTTACTTTACCTCAATCCTTTATTTTTCTATCATAGAAAACCTATATTCAGGGACATATTTTTAATTGACAGGAAATGATTTTCAATGCAATCTTCCGAATAGGAAGGAGCTTCAGGAATAGCTATCTACCCTCATATTTAAGATTTTTTTTAATTCGCATAGCTCCAATGCAGCAAAGAGAATAGCAGGCGCTTTATCTGTCATTGCAATGCTTTTAGCTGCGGCTGTTCTATTTAACTCCTCGGATAGAACTCCGTTTGTCTCAAAATCAATCTGATCTATTTTTTCTGAGACAGTTATCCATTTACCTTTGTACGTCTTGTATTTACCTTCATGCAAAACAACATTCTCTGAACGAAGTATATTTTGTACGGTGATAGATCCTGTTCCGCCATCTCCACCTATTGCTGCCCAATCAAATTTGATATTAACTGAAGTAGTCCCACCATATGCTATTATCTCACCATTGCTCTCATAATTTTTTTTGTAGAAGAGGTTTATAGAGCCTCCCCCAGAGTTTCCTCCCCCTGAGAATCGAGTATGGCTTGAAGAATATCTTGAGTTCACGATAGTATCAGAACCATTTGATTCTATTTTCCCATTATTTAATATATTTTTTGCGTACACAATAAGCAATCCGCCAGTGCCTATTTGCGCATACGAGTTATTAACGTTTCCAATGTAGGATGTACTTGTAGTAGACCATCCAGATTTGCCTGGCTCATTACCGACACCGCCGGTCCCATAAGCTCCTGTTCCAGATCCTTTTGCAGTTCCATTACCGCCATCTCCTCCCGTGTCGCTACCTGAACCTCCATTATAACTACCTGTGCCAGATGTATTGTAAACACCTCCACCGCCAGAACCACCAGAGTAAGAAGTTCCAGATCCTCCTCGACCACTTGGTCTTGAATTTGTGCCCCAATTACTACCTGAACCTCCTCCACCAGTTCCTCGTCTTATACCTACTTTGCCGGCATTGCCGTGTGAGTTTCCTCCCCCTGATGTAGCAACTCCTCCAGAACCCCCGACTGCAGGAATGTATTCAAAAGTCCCATCTCTGTTTTTATATAGATAGATATCCTGCCCTTCTGAGATAGCACCTCTGGCCGTCATGGATATTTTCCCATGATTGATTAAGTTATAGCGGACTGCTATGGTCATACCTTTCTTTCTAACTTGTGGAGTTATTATGACTCCAGTGTTAATTGTCAAACTCCCTTTATAGTTTAAGATCAACATTTTTGAGTCAGATACATTACTACCTAAGATCGGGCTTTCATTGTAAATAATATCCTCTTCGAAGTTAAACATCTCAATGTCAATATCCACGCCGTTAACATTCAACGTGTGATCACCATTTGGAATGTTTACTTTATTAATGTAATCATAAAGGGTTGTTTGTCCTGCAAAATAAGCCAAGTTATTTCACCTCGATCTTTATTTTTTTATTGTTAATTTCATTCTCATGCTTTTCTTTCCATCTAGGATCACTCTTTGATTAAATAACACTTGATTTCCACCATTATAATTTATGCTATTCCATCCTTTTGACCTGGTGGTTCCGCTCTAACTTTTCTATTCGAATCGACAGGATTTAGGGAAGCCTCATCAAATGTAAACCGTGATTCGCAGTGCTTCAGCATTTCTCTTGTAGCTACTGATTTACTATAGTCCACACGTATCCTTCCCCTCCTAATAAAAAATCCTGCAAGCTAAATGCCTACAGGAACTTGATGGAATTTTTTGCTTACGCCCTAATAAATTTTACGTATTTCTCACCTGCTGAGCACCAATGATTCCCACCTAAGTTGTACATACCATTTTCTTTTTTAAACACTTTCAATTCCGTGTTCTTACTTACTGTCTTGAGGATTGGAGCATGGAAGTCTGGAGCATTTCTTACATTAAGGGAATCAACCAAAATTTCAATAACACCAATATGACTAATAGATTTAAATGTAACAAAAGCTTCTCCAGCTGAACACCATTGACTTTGTCCAATTCGGTAAAGTCCGTTCTTCTTCTCGAAAACTTTATAAGCCTGTCCTTTCCTAATTGTTTTTACAATAGGAGCATTGAATCTAGCTTCTGTCCGGACATTTAACGAGGCGATTTTTACAGTAGCTATTCCAATCACCTCAGAAGATGGAGCTGTTTGAGGGCTAGATTGCGCTATGCTGTCACTTTTACCCGTACATTCGTTGTACTCAGCAATGATGTCTTTAATGCATTGCTCTGTTGTCTTATTAATCCATTTTAGTCCATTAGACGGATCTGTCTTACGTCCTGGATCCAGCTTCTCGTGTCCTGAGAAACACTTAAGTGGATCTAGACCGAAGTAGAAAGCAAGATAGGCACAATACCAGATGTATTTCTGATATGCTTTGATAGATCGTGCCTTATCCTCTGGATAATAGCAAAGTTCTACACCGATGGCTGCGTCATTCGCATCAACACCATAAATCTGATTATCTACTGTCTTATTGTAAAGAACGTGCCATGCTTTTTCAGGAGTACCTGTGATAACTGGGATACACTCTAGAATCTCTTTGTCATCAATAAAAGTATGAGCACTCGCAAATTCGTTCGGAGAATTTTTATAGTAATTAATATTACCTCGGGCTGTCGTTCCGTTACGGTGTTCTGTTGTTTTATTGTAGCCATCATTACCAACATCATGAAGCACAATAAAGTGAACCTTGTTAACTTTTATACCTGAACGTCTACTTGTTCCTTTAGGTAAATAATCAGTACCAATTGAATATTTCATCTTAAAAGCCACAATAAAACACCCTTTCTTAATAAGTCTTCCAGTTACTTATTACTACTCAAGTGTTTTCATTTTGTGTGCTATATTTAATAAACAACCGTGATTAATAAATCTTTCTGTACTAGATTTACACTTGAATCAGCTTGTAAAGTAATTTGCCATTTACCTGTAGCTGAAATGTAAGATTCTTCTATTCTATCCCCTTTTGCAAGTATGAAAGGACCTTGACTTTCTCTTGTAGCCATTACTAATACTTCTTTATTTTGAGGGTCTATTAAAGTAACTGCTTGAATAGGTGCTACTTGACCACTTATTTCTGGTGTAAACTGAAATCCACATTCGTTATGATCCATAATACTTATATGATCTTGATTAAAAGTTTGAACAGTAGCTGCCGTTTTAATTTGTCCAATTTTATTAGCCAATGTTGGAAATGTATCTGATGGACTAGCAGATACGTATTTTGCATCTACCGCATTGGCGATCGCTGTTTTTCCATCATCGGCTAATTGAAAAGATTTGTTAACCGCTGCTACAAGATTTTCTACATCTGGAATTTCAATTAGGGTTGTATCGCCTATTTTACTGTCAATCTCATTATTTTTCCTGTGTACTTCGTTAATAGCAGGAATAATACCTGTTTTATCTTCGGTTTCCAGAGTTTCTAAAATTTCTTCTCTTGTATTCATAATAAGACACCCTTCCTTAATAATTCTTCATTTTACTTATTACCATTAGGATGCTTATATTTAGTGTGTTAATAAAAAGGTTTGGTTCCTGTGCGCCTTTTATTATAGTTTCTTGAAACTATTCCTTGATCTTCTCAGTAATTATTGATTGCATTATTTATATATTTACTTTAAAGCGAACGTTACTATGCCTGTATAAGAAAATGGGCCATTTGCCATCACAACACGGCCATCGGCTGATAGTTTGGCAAGAACAGAGATATCGGAGTTCTTGTCACCCCAAATATAGACTGTGTAACCAGGTCTATATTCTTCTGGTAACAACGGTAACGCATCATCTCCCATATCATGAGTCATTGTATACTTTTCAAAGCACATATCAACCCTATGGCCCCCTACTTTTCTATATTTTAAAGACCCCGTAACACCTTCTGCCAGTGAAGCTTCTTTCCACGGCTCTACTACTTCGCTGTTATCCAACCATGTTGAGCCATTCCAGCTAATTGTCTTTGAGATAGTGGTATCAAAAAATTGTTGTCCTATTATTGGATTGGCAGGTCGTATTGAGCCACTATTTATTGTGGATATTGGTAGATCATTTATATAGACCATATCATCTGTATATAAACCTACAGAAGTAGGCGTATATACTTTAATATAACCATTATCAAAGATTTCAATTGATGCATCATTATTAGCATTTGAAACCATAAACCTGTCAGAAACTTTTCCTACTTGATACTCAAGTGCTCCGTTACCATCAAGAAAATTTATAATTTTCCTGCCATCTTTTTTTATTTTTAAATCATTTTGTAGTTCCACATAGTTTGTAGCAATTTTAAAAACTTCTTTTATAAAGTTCCCATCATTAAATTCAAATACGAAATCCCTTAGTGCTCCTGCACCCCTAGATTGAATTCGTACGCCCATTTTTCTTGAATCCTCATATCCATTATTAAAAAAATCTACAAACTCCGCCCCTCCAGAATCCCCATCAATTTCTCGCATTAATGTTAAAGTTGCCTCTGTATCGTTTGAAGAGTAACCATTATTACTATTAATAGGTGATGCTACTTCAAGCACAGTATAAGGAACACCATCAGTTTCATCTCTCTTTATGCGATAAACAATGGTGTCTTCTCCTTCGATCTGATAACTTTTCGTTTCATAGTGTTTATCAACCATTGCTACGTTTTTTCTGAATATTTCATTTATTGCTGGGATAATACCAGATTTATCATTGGTTTCTAATGCAGATAAGACTTCTTCTTTTGTATTCATAAATATTATCTCCTTCGACAGTAAGCCTTAGTTTTAAATACTTATTACTGAGAAGAAGAAGCCTAATTATATTTTTTTTAAAATATATAGAAAAGAACATTTGTTTGTGTTATTATAAGAACATAGGTTCGTGTAATGACCAATAAATATCCCACTTTCATAATTTGAAAGTGGGATGTGAGGGGTTTTATTTACTAAAAAATTTTATTAGTGAGCGTTTAGCGAAATTTTCCGTTTCTTCACTAATCTCTGTTATGACTGCGTCCGCAGCATCAATTACATCTTTTAAATTATTATAATCTTTTGTTTCTAAGTCAAAAAAGAATAATAAACTCATCAGCTGATGTGGGTCTACATCTTTGTATACCGATGTACAAAGTTTATGTCTTTCTACAGCTTTTGCAAATGAGTCAAACCAAAGTTTTGCTGAAATAAATTCGTGGTTCCAGTATTTAGGCGAAACGTCTTCATTAACGCAAATCTCCAATTTATCTTTTTTTAATACTATGGAATACTTATAACCATTAATGATTATACAAGAGCCTTCGTTATCATCACATGGATGATATTCTATTTTAGGGTCCATTTCTTCTACTTTAATTTTATGAGAATCTTTTCTAGCAATATAAATTTCATTATCCATTAGTAATTCGTTTATCATTCATTGACCTCCTCACCTTTAACTTTATCAAGAGTTTTTCGGTATAGGCCACGAAGAACCTCCATTTTAGTGTCATATCTAAATTTCTTTTCTATTAGTGATAGCGGCTTTTCTGCAAATATATCTTTAGAATTTTTTTCTATAATAGTGACTAAATTATTATTTATATTCTTAGTCATTTCTAAGTTGACAACATTGTTCTCCATTATGGAGTCATAATAAATAACGCCGTTAATCACTGGGTTTTTAACAGAAATACTAGAAGAATAACCTTCTAAGTTATGACTCTTAAATGGGATTACTTTCTTTACCTCGAAATTGTCTAGAATTTCTAGTGCAGTAAGGTTCATAGACAAATCCCCCTTTCATACACCTTGCTTAAAGTTTTCTTTATAGGAAAGACATTTGTAAATTACACCATATTTTTCTCTGCATTCCAATTTCTTTACCTATACTATAGCTCATTCTAATCCCCATCCTTAACTATAAACGTTCTCTACAGCTATTTGTAAGTCGTCTTTAGATGGCTTACTATATCTAGCAAGAATATCTGTAGATGAGTGACCAGAAAGGAATTGAACAAGTATTAAATCATGCTTACGTACTAGATCAGTAATAAATGTATGACGTAGTTGATGCGGATGGATTCCATATTTTTTTAAAACATGCTGAACACCTCTTACGCCTAATCTACCCTTGGATCCTAAAAATAATGCGGGATTAGAATCTGTTCTCGTTTCTAGATACTCAGCAATAGCGTCTCTGGTTTCCTTGTTTAGTGGCAACGTTCTCTCTTTGTTACCTTTTCCTTGTCTGATTCTCACCTCTCCTTCATTTTTTACAATTATTAGATCTTCTCGATTTATAGAAACTAGTTCGCTTACACGAACTCCTGTATTTAATAATGTTATTACTATTGCGAAGTTTCGTAAGATGTCTTTCTCTGCTTTCTCGATTAAGCTGACTCTCTCTAGCTTTCGGAGAGCTTTCGGAGCTTGGTTCTTATAGTCTGGCATTTTAACAACTCTTATGTTCTCTACTACATTTTCTTCTCCAGTAAATACAGCAAAAGAACGAAGTGCTCTATATATTTTATTTACAGTAGACGCTGCAAGTCCTCTTGACGTGCAGGAGTCTAAGTAAGCCTGGACACTTTCCTGCTCATAAGGAATATTGTTGTCTTCAAGATAACTCAAAAAGCATCGGACATTGTACTCGTATGTCTTAGCCGTTGTCTTAGATCGGTATTTAAGTAAATGCTCTTTAAATTCTACCCTCAAGCTATCTAACTTCGCATCCAAGTGACCACCCCCTTCTCCTTTTTTAGTATAATCCAAGTATTTTCTTTTGTCATATTAATTTTGCTATCTTAAATCGATAGGAACTTTATAAAACTTTTATAAACCCTATGATATCAAAGGTTTAAGCAATAAAAAAATGTCGTAGAATTAGTATTCCACGACATTAGATTCTAAGCGTTTTATTTTTATAAATTCGATGTTCTACTTAATTAAATTGGTATGCTATTTTGTTTCAATTTTTACTTCAAGTTATTAAGGTGTTTGTTAAAATTTTGAATTGACTGAATATTTTTTGATGATCCAACACAATTCGATCTACAACTTAAAATTTTCCCATAAGCACAGGAAGGAGCTTTTTGAATACATGATGATAGATGCTGTCTTCTTTTAAATCTCCTTCCATGATTCTATTTTCCCGTGCAGGTCGAAAAAAAGATGTTTTCTACAAATCAGTTGTCTTTAAATCATTATTTAAGGTGCATTAACAAAATCTAATGCTGTATTGTTTACAGTAATATGTTTTTAAAAGACACCGATTTGAAGAGAAGACATGATCACATCTTTTCTAGTACCATGGATTGTCATCCAGTACGCTCCTTCATGACTTCCTTGCAGCTTGAAGTCATTGGGTGCTACAAGGACATTTTGTTAATCGAATAAATACTTTCTGAGAGAAATTGATGTGAGATCAATATATCCTCCGTCGTTAAGTGGCACTTAGGGATTTAATTAGTTCTTCTACCGTCAAAAATAGAGAAAAATTTTATACCCTTTAAAAGTTTCCACCATCAATTATTTTAATATCAACAGAGGAAAATTTTTCATCAGTATATGTTTTTGCTTCTTCCAGAATGCTGTTAGCCTTGTCTCTTAAAGCGTATACAGCATCGATCATATTTCCTCCTAATTCATTTAGCTTAGCTTGAACCTCTGGATCGCCAGCGTCACCAACAACATGGTTTACGTAATTCATTGCTTCAATAACGGAGTTCTTAGCTGTGTCGGCCTGAGACTTAATTTCATTAATCCCAGATATGATTCTCGAATTCTTTGTATTTAGTTGCTGGTTAACTGATATGGGAGTCCGTCTTACCAATAAAGGGTTGGTCGTAAGGGATTCCCATAATATATCGGCTTGCTCGCCTTGTAATTCCTTCGGATCTGTATAATGAACTGCCATAATAATCTCTCCTCCATTGTTTGTTCTATAATTGAATTACCTAAAAAAAGATATAACCTACACATGACAAACTGCTGTTATGACTTTGTCGCTATTTTTTTTATATTTGAATACTTTTTCAGGTTCAATGACTTACTGAAAATCCTGTCTTGAATAGTGTATTCCATACTCATTGGTTTTAATTCTGATACAGCAGGCGTAGTGATACTGCAATAAGTTGCTTATGACAATTTTTTTGACAGTCATATTTACACCTTCCTTATTTATATAAATAACAGGCGGACGACAGAATCATCCACCTGTTATTATTACATGATAAACGCATATCCTTTTGAAACTTTACCCATCGTGATTTCACAATTAATGTCGTTTGCAAATAGAATACGAGGTTTAATTTCTATTAAGATATCGGCATCTTCGTAGAAAGGAACATAAATTTCAGCCTGGGCTATCTGCCTCGAAATAGTGACCTCAGCAGGTTTTAAGCTTGAACCAACTACATCAATTACTGTAAGGACCTCAGAAATATTGCTTACGTAGATATTAGCAAGCACCTCGGATTCTCGCTTAATTCTAGGAGTAATCTCTAAAGTAATGTCTTCATCTTTCCAAATGTTCACCGTGATTTCAGTGAAGATTTTGTCCTTGGATGCGAGGACAATACATTCAGTATCGCTATTATCTATTGCACGAACAATTAATTCCGCAAAGGTCTCGCTATCATCGCGTCTAGCTGCCATGATTTCGGATAAAATGATTTCCCGTGTAGAAGTGATCTCGCTTAGGATATCTGATTTGATGTTCGGTTCGATCTCCACAAAAATATCGCTTAATTTAGCAATTCTTGGCGTGATCTCGGCTTCAATGTAGCGAACATGAATATCGTTTGCTGTAATCTCCGCATAGATACTGTCTTGGCCTTCTAAAGATACGGAAATTTCGCTCAATACTTTGTTTCTTGATGCATAGACTTCAGAATCAATTTCTAATTTATCCTGGAGTCTGGCTGTGACTTCTGCTAATGTAAATTTCCTAGATACAGTAATAGATGCATCTATACTTCGACTAAATTGCTCACTTCGCGCCGTTACAACTGCAAATACTTCGGATTGCTCACTTCGGATTGCTGTTATTTCTGCTTCGACAACCGCCTTATTTACTGTGATTTCTGTAAAGATATTATTGTCCAAAGGAACATCTGGTTGGTGAACATAAATTTCTGTTAGAATTCTTTCAAAGCTAAATGTGGAAGCAACTTCAATCTCTGCACGAACGTCCTTGGTTTCTCTATTGTAGATAAAGATCTCAGAGCGTATTTGACTTCTTCCTGTACTTGGAACTACACTATCGTAATAGCTTACGACTAATCTTGGTGAATATTTTTCACTAGAGTTATTAGTTCTAAAGTACAGAGAATCTTTTTCCATTGTAGACATGACAAGACCATTGTTTTCTGCTTGTTTAAATAGCCACGCAGATGCTATATCTGTTACATCGAAGATAATAACTTTTCGAGCTTTATCGTTTACATAATTATGAGAAATTAAATCTAATTTAGGTGGTTTGTTTTGATAGGTGATACCTGTCTCATACCATGCTCGGGCAGCCGTATGAAGATTAATTTTGTAACCATCAACAACTTCTCCAAGATATGTTAGCTCTAATTTTACATTCGTGATTACATATCGACTGTCCATTCTCTTTGTTTCAAATCTAATAAAAGATTCGAACTCATCATTATTTCCAATCACCATTGTAGAGGATTTACCATAGTTGATTGTTTGGAATCCTGTTTCTTTCTTAGTGAAAGCATCCTGTATTGGGAAGTAACTATCCGTAAGAATAGGAGGCTTCTTCGTTTCATAGATTGCCTGCATATTTGTATGCGGACGTACTTCGATTTCAGCTGGTACTTGAACAAATCCCATTGGCTGAATTTCAACAAAAATGTCTGAGTTTCCACGATAGACTGCATTAATTTCTGAGTAAATATCTTTACTTCTTATTGCCCTAGCGTGGATTTCACTGTCAATCGACCTTGTTCTGATTGCTCTAGACTGAATGTCTACTAAAATATCATTTCTGCCTGTTCCATATAAAAAGAACTTGGCTTGCATTGTGTTTTCTATTACTTCTGGTACAGTGATCTCGGCATACACAGCAGAGTTTTCGGAATGCTGTGCTATAATTTCTGTATGAACGGTAGCACCCGTGTGAGCCTGGATCTCTGTAAAAACATCTATTGTATTAGACATTTTCTACACTCCCATCACATTGTATTGTGATCATGCTTTATTCGCTTTAGCAACGATTTTGAATTGACCATTTGTTTCAGGTGTCATTGCTAAGTCTGTTTTTAATCGGATAAAGAATGACAGTTGATTTTGATCATCTAATGTTTCTTCAAAGAGCAATTCCTCTGTTGGTACGAATGGAGCAGATGTTTTACTCAGTTCATATTGCATGCCAGGGAGCATTTGACTTTGGTTTACTGATATTTGAACATCTTTTACTGCATAGCCATATTGATTGCGGAGAATAATCTCATGCTCAATTGTAGTCTGGCCCGCATAGATAACACCAAAGTCTAAATACTTTAATACTTGACCAATTTCATCAGAGTAAAACTCGCCCTCTAAATCTTTAAACATTAACCCGTTATAAGTACCTACAAAGCTTTTTGCCCAGTAGTCAACTGTGCCGAATGAATCTCTGAACTCGACTTTGATTGTGTTCCAATCATTGATTTTAATGTCAGAGCTCCTTAATTCCAACTGGATATTCATTGGGGCTGGAGCAAGCTCAGTGTATTTTCCGTTTTGAGGGAAATATGGTTCATCATTTAAGACAACACGATATTGAACTCGAGATAAGTCCGCATCATTGAGCACGCCGAAAACAGTAGATCCTACAAATTCTAAGTCAATTACAGCTGTAGTGTTTAGGATATAAAGATTTGCTTCATTTAGACTAGACGAGTGTTTTGCGATTAAGTCTTCATAAGCTATAGAGTTTACTGAAGTAATGATTGTATCTTGAACATTATCTTCTAAGTACAGTCCTACACTAATTTTATCGAATGGCCATAAAGTTAATTGTTTTTCTGTGATGGCTGCTACTTCTGCATGCTTCATTCCATAAGTTTTCGCATCTGCAGCAGAAGTAATATTTACCTTTATAAAAGTTGCTCCGTCCCAGCGATACCAATCTGTTTGGTTTGGTGTAAATAAGATTCGAAGTTCATCACGATACGCAATAGATGTGTTTGCGATCAACACTTTGCCTAGCTCACCGAAAACGCCTACACTATTTAATAGATAGATGAATTGGGGTTTTGGAACCGCAGTGATTTCTAAGACACGCTTGGCTGTCTCTGGTGACTCGTCAGTCCATGTAACAATTTCGAAGTCTCCTTCTAGCTCATCTAGAGGGGACCAATTAGCAGTCACAATAAGATTTGCTTCTGTCACTGTTTCATCGTCTGTGTAGTAAAGAACTTCTACCGAGTCTCCGAATTCGTCATAAATCGTAAATGGATCAGTTACTGTAGATACGATTACATCTTCCGTGCTGTCTGTATCGACTAAGACTGTAGGAGTTTCAGAGATATAATCATACACACTAAACCCTTCTAGAAAGTCTTCAGATGTTTCTAAGTATTGGGAACCATCATAAGTAACGTAAACATGTTTTGTAAACGGCACGTCTAGCTGCACTTCATTTCCTTGAGGTAGGCCGTACTTTTGAATCATAGCTGCATCTACTGTAGCAGGCAAATGAGTCAAGACACCTTCTGAAACAGAAAAGTGATTTCCTGTCTTATCGTTTCTAAAAATTAAAAAACTAGTCATTGTTACACTCCTTATCTTGATATTCTTATTTGCCTTATATGAAAGATTCCTTTTGAATCTTAAATTTCTTTTGAAGATATGTTTAGATTATCAATACGTACCCATTCATCACGCTTAACTTTAATCCGGTGTAAACTGCCTTCGCCTGTCCATGTATGATCAATAGTCATGTCTCGTTGATGATTTCTTTTTAGCTTAAGGCTCCCTTGTGTTTCAATGTATTCGTTTTCAGAGAATAAATCTACGCCAGTTGGCACAGTAATGTTTCCGACATTTAATGTGTTCACTATTTTACCAGCTTTAAAGACAATCTTAACTTGAATGAAGAGGCGTTTTTCAGATTGGATTGTACCGTCCTCAAGGACCTCTATCCATGGATCGAATGCTCTTCCGTTGTTGCTTGTACGAGAATAAGCCTTAATAGATGAAGTTCCTGCTGAAGTGTGGGATGTAAGCAGCTTACCGAACTCTTTAAAGTTATCTCCAATATTGATAATCTCAGAAACCCATTCGCCTTCTGTGACATAATGCGGTTCACCAGATTCCGTTACTCCAACAATTTTTAGACGAACCTTCCCATCCTCTGTTAATTCTGTATTATTAAAAGTACCATTCGTACCAATGGAAAGCCCTATGTCTTTTTCTTCAATAATTCCTCCAACTGCCATTACCATTCACTCCTTTTAACGTTTTTGCTTTCATTAATTGTTATTACTCATCGAGCAAGCGGATAACCTGTGCCTGCTTTAAATCATCTCAATATAAAGTGGCTTCCTGTCTAGTTTAGATGTCCGAAGACCTTTGTCGTTTTTCGAAACTTCATCCTGTGTGACATAGGTTTTTATATTGATCGATTGATCCAGGTTAGACAATAAACCTTTCCCGTAATCAATAAAATTTTGTAATGATCCTGTTGGTAATTCACTTATCACAACGCCCTTTAAGAATTTAATTTCTCCTATTGAGACATATGTCCCACCGTTATTTTCTAGAATTTCGAACTTATAAAACCTGTATTTTACAGGTTTTGATAAAACGAATTTTCTTTCTTCAGTGTAGGCAGACCAAATTTCGTTTTTATATTCGCTAATCAGAAAATAATTAATGCCGTCATTAGAGCCAAAAAAATTAAATTTTTTTGGCATACAGTTGATACCACTGGCTGCAGTACTGTTCTGCCTAGGCGTTAAACTGAATCCTCTAATAGTAGTAGTCCTTCCAAAGTCCAGTTGGATGTGTCCCACCTTCACTCCATTAGCCGTTATCCAGCAGTTATTTAAACTACCGACATTCGCTATTGAACCATCAAAGGCTCTCCAGGCGGGATAGTCTGCACTGTATTGACTACTAGCACTTACAGCCAATGGAGCAGGCTCATTGCTGCTTGTCATTTTAGTTTCATGCCAAGCGTCGATTGATTCAATTGAGTATTTCTTATTGTTTGCTTGCAGCAAAATATATCCAGTCATTGCTTAACACTCCTATTCTTTTATTCTTTATTACCGAACTCTATTGCTAATGGTTTCTTATCTAGTGTAACTACCCAAAGACCTTCTTCATTTTTTGAGAATTTGTCCTGTAAAGCAAAGCTTATAATTGGAAAAATAGTATCTAACCTTAAATTGGAGCCTCCGTATTTTTTAAAATTTGCTTGGTTTGCAGAAGGCAAGTTAATTAATTTATCTTTACGTTCATAAAACTGAACTTCTCTAATCCCTGACCATGATGCCCCATTGTTAGAAATAATAAATATCTTATAATACCGGTACTTAGTGGAATTGTGGAAGTTGATTATCCTATCCGTTTCTGTATTCCATTCTTCATTTACAGTCGCCAAATCTTTAAAGACAAGATTGTCTTTAGAGCCTTGTATCTTAAACTCTTTTGGGTTATAGCCCAACCTACTCGTAATCATTGATTTTAAAACGACTTTATTGAATCTTTTAGGAACATTAAAGTCTAACATAAGCCAACAGTTTTTACTGTCCGCGCTAGTAGTGCACCAATAGTTATCTGTAATGTGATCACCATTAAAAGCTTTGTATGCTTCATATCCTGAACTGTGGAAGCTGCTTGCACTAGCCACTAGTGGGGCAGGTGCGGTATTGGAAGTCATTTTAGTCTGATACCAATTCTCGGATGACTCGATTGTATATATCTTATTGTTATTATGCTGGAGCAAGATCTTATCAAAGGTCCAGCCATATTTACCTGAATAAATCCCAACATTCAAAGCAATTTCATCAAAATTTGTAATGTGATACTTAGAATCGAAACTCCCTTTGTCAAAAGTGTTTGTCTTAGTTCCCTCTGTGTGAAATGTGAAATTTGTAATACAATTTTCTAGTGTAATTCCAGGACCTCCTGTATAGCTTCCTACAAAGTTTGCCTTAACATCAAACACGCAATTAGTAAATTTTGTTGTAGTCGTCCCATCATTGGAGTAGCTAAAGCTAGGAGAAGGGCTATCAACTTTAAACAAGCAATTAATAATTTCCCCTCTTGTAACAGGACCTCCTGCTCCACAAATGGAGGTCGAATAATTTATTGCTCGGTTGCCAACTCTGAAGTCAAAAGTTATTTGATAGGCTTTAGTACCTGCGTTTCTGAACATAATGCAGTGTGTGTCTCTACCGCTATGCTTACTTCCATCACAAACAAAAATGGTTTGTCCTTTTACGCCAATAAAGGAAATTGCTTTGCTATCATCCCATAAACCTCCTGAATCATAGGTTCCTGCAAGCCTAGTAACGTCATGAGTACCTTTATTAGCGTAAATGGCATCGCCCGTTGTAGCACATCTTGAAACAGCATAATTGACCGTTAAAAAGGGGGAGTCTTCCGACCCGCTATTTTGATCAGAACCATTGATAGAATCTACATAGTAGATATTATTAAAGGTTAGTTGTTGACTATTAATCATGATAGTCGGCATGTCACATCACCTCGTTCTTAATACTTCTAATATCTATTAGTCTTTTTAGGTTAAGACTATAACTAAATACCTTACCTTCTTCACCTTCATTAATTATTCCGTTTTTTTCAATCATCGGATTAGGTTTTGCTGTTACAAGTTTTTGTTCAAATAGAATTGATAAATTATCCATCCCCTGCTTTAAGAACTCAGCCGAAGTAGGAAGAGTAGGGGAAATGATTGACCAATGAGCAGGGATGTCTTCAGTAGCTGCCTCATACATTTCAAAGGAACTCACCAATGCATAATAACCATAGTAGCTTGCTCCGAACAATAGCTTATAAAAAAAATACTTGTTGTTATTATCAAATGTGTAAGTTAATTTATCACTGCTATTAGGGTGGTTATTAACAGATAAAAGCTTGTCATAACTTACACCATCATAACTACCCAATAACGTAAATTCTTTTATTCCAAATGCCCCACTTGTGATTACGGTAGCACATTGCAACGTTATTTTATTGATGATTCTAGGTGAATCAAATTCATATTGAAGCCAGGTCGGATTACTTGCATTAGATCCATTGTCGTACCAGTAGGTTCCATTATTCCTGTCGAATGCTTGCCATGCAGGGGTGTAAGCCCCTCTAGCAGTTACGTTACCTGTTGGAGCAGTATTGCTTGTCATATGGGGTATAGTATTAATAGTCGGATCTTTACCTGGTACTGCTGGATTAAATTTCTTATATTCGCTATCATGAATGATCAGAGATTTAGTACTATTAACAGACTCTAAAAACCATTCAGAATCCAGTCTCAGTCCATTTCCATATTCCATTCGATATTGACCTCTTGGGAGATTTGAAATGGTTTTCTCCCACTTATTATGTGGAATATCTGATACCGTTTGTGGATAATTAGATGTTACATCGTCGTATTGGCCTGATTGTTCGTTATACTTTTTTATTATCAAAGAAGCTGTATAATTACTCCAAGTTGTTGTACCTGTTCGCCATATATTAAATCTAGTAGAGACTTGAAACTCTACATAATGTGAGGAATCAGACCAATACATAACATGAGCAGTGTTCCATTGATTGATAGTAACTCCATTAAACAATCCACTTGCTTGAGCGCCTTGCGATCCTGATCCTCTAATATATTTAAACTGAGCCTCTTTCATCTTTTGATCAGGTTTGGCGCTTCCTGCCATTATTTCATCACCGCCTGTACTTTTAAATCCTCAATATATAAGCATTTGTTTAGGTCAATAATTTGGCTAAATAATTCATAGTCGATACCATCTGACACAGCGTTCTCCTGTTGATTCATTTTTAGCAAATGCTCTTTAATCGAAGCATTTAAGTCTCTTAAAGTCCACGCCAACTCAATAAATTGCGTATCGGTAGGTAATGTAGGGGTTGTCTCCCAGCTTCCTGTACCTTTATTCCATAGCTTAAAGGCTTTTTCATGGAAAATAATAGAACTATTAAATTCACTGGATTTATACCACTCTGTTGTATCTTCGTCTATTCGGAACTCGATGCCAGTTGAAGCCATCTTAGGCTTGAGCACCTCGTTATTTGGATTTACCCATTCAACATAACTAGCAGGCATATCTGTATCAGCGATCCATTGAAGATTGGCAATAGATTTTTTTATGTCTGTTGTTACGTCATTCACCGGATTTAAAGTGTCGGCATAATGCGTTGATTCATCCACATCAAATACCCATTCCATCTTCGCTACCCTTGTCAATGTGCATCACCTCCATTGATATTAGAAAAGAGGGCTAAGACAAGATATAGGCAAGTCGACTACCACAGTTTGATAGGGCTGAAGTAGAACTTATTTGTATGTTTGTTTGAAAGATTCCTGTTTGTCCTTGGATTGATGTGGCACCTCCAAAAGCAAGGCCACAATGCCCAGATGTATAGAAATGATAATCTCCGAGGTAGCTAAATTCAGCTGCTCCGACTTCAACAGGTAAGAAATTAAAGTCATAGTATCCGTCAACCCTCATGAAGTTCTTAATATAGCCATAATTGTTGGGAACCCTAATACCAGCATTTTTATAGTTCCCGCTTGTTTTATTATCTTCAAATATTCGCTTGCTTATATAAGTTACATAATTATAGAAATTTACTCCATCCACATAAGAGTAGTAGTTACCCCACAGATTTTCTAAGCCGCGATAGGTCATATGGGCTGAATTCGTTTCTTTGTCTCCATATGACCTATTGCCATTTTTCAGGCTTTTACCTGTCCGAAGGAAGTTATTTGCTGTGAGCGACATTCCTTTACCCAGTGCATTTTGACTATTGAATGAAGCGTATTCAGTAATAAATAGCATTTGAATGGCACTGAGTAACAGGTAGTCTATTTGTCGAAAATCTAAGCCATTAAGCTGAGCAGCAGCGCGGAAGCTGGCTCGTGTTCTGCCTATTGTAATCGTCTTATTCGGTAAGCTTCTCAATCTTCCATTATCATCTACCCACCCTTCAAATGCAGCAACATATTGGTAATTTTCAATTACGCCATCTATACGTTCAAAAACGGGATGCAGCTTAAAACCTTCTCTTTGTATTTCACTTACTTCGCAACGGTACACATCTTTAAACATTCCTAAGGTGCCATTTTCTACTTTGTAGTAGAACTTAGGAATCTGCACCATGCAATTCCATCCATTCGATTCATAGGCTCCCCAGTCAACTGCCGTGCCGTCATCCCAAAGGTCCGTATCGTCAGGAGAGTGAATGCCTACAACTGCTCCTGATAATGATAAGGCGATTCTTCGTAATTTAGAGTGAATGGTATTTTTAAAATAGGATTCGTCATGCGTGACATAGTCGACTTTCATAAGCTCTGCCAATTTACTTCGCCTCAACTTTCATACTACGAATATCTAAATGCTTCTGTAAATTTACTGTTTTTTTATATACTTTGCCATTAGTCAACAAGATGCTTGCTTCATTCGCCATAGCTGCAGGTTCCAGCTGCGTAGTTACTTTGTCTAGTAAAGATAAGTCGGTCATTCCAATACTTTTGATTTCTCCTATATTGATCTGGCCGAGGTTTAGAAATTTGTTATTTTGGTAAACAAAATAGTTATCTTTATTCCGAATTAGGGAGTACTCTAGTGTCGCTCCATATACAGTCAATAGTTTGACTAATGAATTATTAGGAGCATAACCTTTTCCACCATTACCATAAGCACTCAACTGAATATGTTTGTAGCTGTTGTTTATACTAAATGTTGTAACAGCATTTTCATTCATATTTGTTTTTATAACTTGACTCCATGGTTCATTCCCGTTATTTCTTCCATACAAAGTTACTACATAGGATTTATTATCCCCTGATCCTACAGCTACTTTGATTTTAGTAACGAAGATAGGGTCGTTAAAGTTGTAATAGATTCTTGCGTCTCTATTATTAAATCCGACGGATGTGCTGGTGCTATCATCAATTAAAATTAATTTTTGGTTATCTGATATGGCCGGAGATGTAACAATCTGTTCAGTTCTTAATATTGAAGAGAGCATTATTTCTTTTTTATTCAAGAAAATCTTCCTGTTCTTTATCTGGTCAGTACTTAACTGTCCAGTTGATCTGACCTGCTTTTCCTGCTTTTAAAGGGGCTCTGTATCGCTCAACCTCTTTCCCTTTAACTTTAAATACAAGATCTCCATTAAGATCCTTGTTAGCAGAAAGCTTGACTTCAATAAATATGCTAGTAAAGGCTGGAAGTGCAACAACAGATTGAAAGAACAGCTTTATGTCACCATTTTCAATTCGTGTCTTATATCCAAAATGAATGGATTCAATATTTGAGCGCTGAGGCCCTTGGACATTGTTGTAGTCAGCATATGCTCTCTTGTAAGTAATCGGATCTTTTTGATGGGAGCCTACTCGATATTGTCTTCCGTCTACCTCGTAGAAAATCTCCACTCTCTTACCTTTCAAGTTAAATGATCCGTCTGAGTCTTCATAGAAATACTTGCTACCGCAGCCAAACAGTCCAAATCTCGCAATACTATCTTTATTAATCTCATAGAAATCGTTTTTAATTCTTGTCTGTTCGTCATACTCAGATAGATGTGTTCCATCCCAATAGTCAACATTCCAGTTGTAAGGTATGTTAATGGCTTTAAAGTCCAGGCTCTTTTCAAACATTTAATGTTCCTCCCCTTTTTCTGTATTAGGTCTCTTATTTATGTGAGACCTTTACACCCGTAATATAATTCGTGTTTTTCAAGTCAATAGACTGTCTGAAGAATCTTCCAGGCTCATTCATGAATAAATGATCAACGTTGACCATTGGATAGGCGCTTAAATCTTTTTCCATTCTCTCCGTAAAGTTCAAATTGGATGCCCTTAGAACCTCAAACATTGCTGGTGTTACAGGTTCTCCTCCTACAGAGATCCACTCTTCGTTTATATAGGCTTTTATGATTGATCCTACTTTAATTAGGTGTTTGTTAGAGATCACATAGCCACTATATATTTCATAGACTTGATCATCTGTTAAGGTTTGTTCCCATAGAATAATCTCATCAACTAAAAAGTCTACTACTCCAAACGCAGTTGATGCGTTCTCATAGGATGTGGAGAATGTTGTTCCGATGTTATGCCCTGCAGTCAAAGTTAGCTTGAGTACTCCATTGATAAAGAGCTTATAGCTTGTACCTTCTTTTGTAAAAGCGAGATGAGCCCAATCATTTACGACTGGTACATTCGTCTTTGAATTTGTATGACCAGTTGTGCCGTAATGATTTAATGAATAGTAGCCATCTGTTGAGATTCCTAATGCCATCCCATTAGCACTCATGCTTGTTAATCCGCCAACATAGTTTTGATATACAGCTGTGCCTCTTGTTGTCGGATTAATTTTGTACCATCCCATAATTGTAATATTGGCGTTTGACACAACAGCATTTCTTTTTTGAATGCGATCTGTTGTACTTTTTATGCTTCTTGCTTTTCCCCATTGTCCATCTACAATAGCTGGCGATCCAGTTGTGTATCCATCTGCCTTATTGGCAGTACTATCTATAATGATAGTTCCTGATTCTTCGTCTAACTTCCAATAAAAGCTTGCTGTGTCTATATATTTTGAAGTAGGCATCTGTTCACCTCCATATAAAGGTTCACTAATAAAGAAATTGTGTATAGCGATAACCACTATACACAATCTTTTAGGAAAGTTATTGAGTTGCCATAATGATTATACGTAACGGTAACTTACACGTTTTAGTAATTCATTTTTACCTGCTGAGGCTGTAATTGGCACCTCTGCGAATACAGAGATCTTAACGAAGTTACCAGCGGCATCGTCTGCATCGCTGCCGTTAGCTACTACGTTATTTTTAAGACCAAGAATCTCTTGAGTTCCAGGAGTCTTAATTTTTTCAACCGCTGTAAACTCAACGTTACCATCCATGATAACTGCTCCCTCTTCAGTTAACCATGTTGGTTCCGTTGTTGAGGTAGTTCCTGCCTTTGTTACAATGTAAATGAATCCATTGTCTGTAGCAGGAGCGATAGCAGTATTTAAACTCACAACAGTTTGAGCAGCCCAAGCAACTGCTGTTTTAGCATCAGCGTGATAAGTAGAACCTAATGTACCCAATGCATGAACACCAGATTCGTTTTCGACTCCGCCTTTACCAACTGGAATAAAGTCATTTTCGTTTAAGCTGTCGCATCGAGTTTGGAACCAGTTATCTCGAACTGCTTCAACGACAGACCCAGGAGTATCTCCAGTACCGCCTTGACGGTCACGAGTCGTAAATACAACTTCCTCCATCTTAGAGCAGTCTTCTTTCCCACCGCGGTTGTTCCAGATGTAGAATGTTTTAACCGGAGAAGCACTATCTGCGTCTACTACGCCATAGTTAACTACGCCTGTTACTTCTTTTGATGTTTCGTTAGTGCCTTCGTACCAAGAAACAATAGGTGCATTTGCCATAATCTAATCTCCTACTTTCTTATAGTTTTAATGTTGACTGTTAAATTTCGAGCCTCGACCGAGCTCGCAATCACATTAATTCGCAGCATAGTCTCAGCTAATAGGTCTCTCACACTTAGTTCGTGTCCACCGTTGTTTCCGAATGAACCTGAATTTATTTGAATAGGATCCACTGTCAACGGGCTCCAATTGGTATAATCAATTGAGTACTCCAATTGGAACTGCAGATCCGCCCCTGGCTGAGTCGCAACATATGCTTTGACGTCTAGAACTTCTACATCATAAGGAAGAACGATATGTGGATCTTGTACGCCTTCGGCGACATCTCCAGACACAACAAAGACAACAATTTTGTGGTTATTGTCTTCTGTTAATAAGCGTTTATTGCCTTCATTTGTACCAATAAACACTTCTCGTGTGTCTTTAGTAAAAGCAATCTCTGACTCCAGAAGCTCAGGCAGTGATGCTTTTAGTCCACGTTTGTGAAGAATTGTTTGTGCCAACGTTATCAACTCCTTATATAGTTCTATAAGTTTAATTACTGGACTCAACAGAGTATTACATATTAGTCTTTATTTTTCTTTGGATAACCTGACTTATTTTTACTTTCCTTTTTACTCTCACTCTTTGCGATTGCAGAAGAATTGCAGCGTTTTCTTTTAGCTTTAGTAACCTCTTTTAATCTTAGCTCTCCTGTATCTGGCCCATTAGACTTATTAGAAGTATGCTTTAGCTTTTCTTTATTCTGCTTCTCCATCTTCTCTTTTGCATCGATTTTACCTACATTTAGAAATGCTGATTCAACAAGTGGAGAGAAGATATATTCTGAACCTAAGTCGATAACAGCGATATTTAACCCTGAAAAATTGAAATCCAACTCAATGGCCCATTCATATAGAATTTGGGCAAAATCCAATAGCTCAGTGAATTGATCAATAGGATCTTCTGAATTCGGCTTGCAATAGATGGCCAAACGGGTCTTTCCTTCTATCGTTTTTTTGCGTAATTTAAAGCCTACTGGCAGTACAGGAATGGATTTAACTTCATTTGTAAACTCTATATAACATTCAGTACTATGTTCTAAATGATGCCCTGCACAAGAACTGTAAGTATGATAACCTTTAGAATTTAATATCGTGATCGTAGAAATAATGCTGTCATCGATAGTGTATATCTTGCCATCGCAAGTACGTTTAGGGCAATCTTGATATACCCCAACCTCATTAATTTTATAAGGAACCATGATATCATCGTTCCTGTATTCCTCCATACAATACATACATAGTTTTCCCATTTATTTCTTCACCTCAGCTATTATTAAAAGCAACAATCCAGAGTCTAAGGATTGTTCAAATGAAAATAAAATCTAAATGACCATGATGCTATTTCCTACATAAAGGATATAATCACCTTTCATCCTCAAAATAAAAAACACACTAAATCTGCTGAACTTCCCATGAGTCCATTCATCTTAGTGTGTTTTTAATTTAAAATATCAATTTGTCTTATAAAATCCGAGCGTAGATAACACCTCAAATTCCAAATGGTGTGGTGCGTCGAATAGAGTGTGCACGTTTCTTTTGGAACCAAGTTCAATAAAAATATATAACATTGAAGAATTCAAGTGTCTTTCCATTGATTCTAAAAGTTGATACCTATTTATTGGCTACAAGAATTGTTGCCTTCTTCCCAGACTTACGATTTCGTTTAATTTCACTTACTTCTAACCCTAGCTCTTTCGCTATCTTCATTGTTGCGCATCTGCGTTTTTGATTGACCGTATTAATATGAATGCCAAACTCTTCAGATATCTGTCTGTCATTCCAATCTTCTAAGTAATACTTAACAACAATTTTTCGCTCTTGAATACTGAGCCCTTTAAAATTGTCACTGCAAGTTTCCCCTTGAATCCAATTTAAATCTGGGATTCCTAAATTGGATTCATAAAAGTGATCCTCATAGTTTTCTTCAAACGAAGGCTCTTCAATAAACTTCATATAGTCTTCGAATTGTGTATGACGATAAGGTATATTAATTGGATTTTTTAAGAATTTTTTGATATGGCGATATACTTCATATCGGAAACAATTATATAAATAGCCGCAGAAACTACGTCCCATTTGCTGATAACGTCTCGCTACTGTCATAAAGATAACTTGTAAATCAATTAAAATTTCCTCTTCATCAAGAAAACCATAAGTTTCCTTGATAAAGTTGAATCGATCGTAGATTTCTTTTTTTACCTCTGACTTTTGTTTGTGTTTCTTTAATTCTGCTTTTAATTTGTTGTCATCTAAAAATGAATAAACAAACTGTTTCATCTCTTGATCTTTGAAATTAATTTGCCCCGTTTTTAATAGAATAATATATTTCTTGAATAACGGATTGAACTTTATAATTAATTCATTAATCGCTTCTTGTGCCCTCAAGGTTGCTTCGTACGAAGCATTTTTTTCAAATTGTGATTGATATAACATAACAAGCTCTTCAATAAATGACCATTCTTTAAGTCTAGCTTGATATGCTTCCTTTTCTGCTTCGAGTTGATTGGCAGATTCTTGACTCAATCCTTATTCTTTCCTCACTTTTACCTTTACACTTCAACCACGACTTTGTCTTCAAATTCTTATTGTACGCACTAAATCACTAAATTCACTTACGTTTTAAAACAAAGTCATTTACGATATCGCCTTTGACATCACAGATTGTTATGTTGTTATTTTTTTCTATTATGTGGAAGTAATCGTACTACCTTGACTTTCGCCATAAGGCTTCTTGAAATACATTTATCAGTTTTACCTAATAATGATTACTTTGCTTATATCATTTATAAGTGAAATAGTCTCTTATTTCTATAATGGATTTGAATAATAAAAATCTCAACCATTAGATTATTCATAACAATACTTTACTAGAACAAACTTTGTCTCAAATCTTATCTTAATGATAAGTTAGAAGCTTTTGAATGTCAATTAATTCTAGAGTCTTGTCTTAACCTGATTAAATTCAATAGTAAACAACGAAGTAGTGATAGGAATATGAGCATATACAGTTTTTACATTTCGAGAAATTGGATAAATAATATCGTCCTCTGACAGTTCTATTTCATTTTTAAGTATTCCATTATCATAATCAAAGTAGATAGTTATGTCTTTTTTAATCATAGTTGAATCTTCAATTCCCGCTACAGAGCGAATTATAACACCTGTCCCAATAAATTCAATGTTTTCTTTCTTTGTGACTGGCGCAATGATGTAAGAATCATTTTTAAACTCTGCATTTAAGAATTGCAATGACTGAATACCAAACGGATATTTATCGATGTTGTTTTTAAATCTCAACTTGAACGTAAAGGCAATGGAAAACAATTCGTACTTTTTATCCAGAATGATTCTACTGCGGCCAATACGCTGTAAATCATTCGCATTCAATACAACCAAATCAGGAGAGTACATTTCTTTAATCTGAATTGTTTCGATATCGAAGGAACCTGCTAAATATGGATTCACTTCAATTACATTAACATGAGTGTCGCCTAGTAAATTAGAACGGTCAATTTCAATATACATATTGACTGTATCTTCATTGAGCTCTTCAAAGTAAATACCTTTACCCGTGCAATGATCATGCATCAAAATATGCTTTGCTTCAGTAGAAATTACATCATTAATGTATACTGACACGTTTCCTCTAAATAAAGGACCTGAAGATGTAATGACGTTGAACAGGTTCCGTGGTGTACGAAGAAATTTTGGATGAATTGTCGTACCATATTTCTCATATTCTCCATCCATACCGCTAATTCCACTAAAAATGATCTTACTTCTCTCAGCATTGTATTGGCTACTCATTATAAGGTCTGCAATCTCATAAGACAGCTCATTCGTATATTGCTGCTCATTACGAATTACAACCATTTTTTTTACGATGTCACTTTGAATAAGATCAATACGATCTTTGATAGTATTGATTGCTTTGTCTGCCTGTAACATTTTTTCATTCAGCTCATTGGAGCCGATAACCGGTATAGCCATGATACCCCTCCTAAATTATCATTTCAATCATGCCAAGCAGTCGCTCTGCATGATTTTCCTTTCTGATTGCATCTAGCTCATCATCTATTACTTTACAATTGGCTATAAAGCCCTTTTCATCTTTATCAATTGTCTCTCGTATATTCTCTACTTCGTTACAATACTGCAGAATAGAAATAATGAACTTATCATATTCAAATGGTCCTCTATATGGAAAATTATAATAGATCATTCATAATCACATCCGATTCAATCAATTCTTTTATTGCAATACTATCGATCCTTGGATATTCTTCTGTATCTGAAAAAACTCGTAAGAACGCACGATACATCTTGGGCTCAGTCGAGGTGAATTCTTCAATCAAAAAGTCATTTGATAAGCTACCGCCAACATGAATCAATTTGTCGTCTTGTACATAACACATCTTTTGCTCGGCATAGATTTCACCATCTGTTTTAACGGAGAACCCAAAGTCAGCCTCATCTTTCATGCGGATCTTTTGAACTTTATTTAAGTCGCGAATTTCTATGCCATCAAAATTTTTATTGGCAACAACCTTAGAAAATTCGAACTTAGCATACGTGCCGCCCTTAATATAGAAAGATACTTCCCAGCTTCCTGTGACAAAAAATGAATAATTATCATTTTGAGAAACGTGCTGCCTTTCTTTATCCTGAGTAGTTAAAATCTTATTGCGACCAGAATAAGTAATATATGAATGTTTCGAATTAACCTCCATCTTTTCTGGTGTCAATTCAAACGTATTCTTGAGTAGGACTTCCTTGTTGATGTTTACTTCGTAAGAATTAACCGTTGAACTCCCATTTGTTGTGAACGTATCATGCTGATAATTGTAAGGCTGGATGTAGGTAACTTCATTGCCTATACTTAGGCCAATCATAATATTTTTATTAGATAAATTGTGGCCGCTCGCCAGGAACGCAACCTTAGAGCCAGGTTTAATTTGAACTTCCCCAAGATCAGTGAACATGTAATGGTCATTTGTGAACCATGGGAATGGACCATCTGCATAAAAAATCGTTCTTCCAATGAAAGAGGAATTCGTTTCGATATCAACTCGTGCCTTATATTCCCTAGTCTTTCTTTCAACCTCTCTTAAATGACATTCAGCAAAGGATTTAATGTCCACAAATTCTTCTATAGCCAAATCATAAAGAAGTTCATACAAAAATTGAAGATCCTGATGAATCTCACTCATTTCTTTTGTAAAGAGCTGGGCGTCAAATTTCTTCTCTGGCTTTCTTGTTGTATGCGTAAAAATAGCCAAATAGCGATCAATGTTTTTGAGCCGCTCGTTGATATTCTCGTTTGTGATTGGCTGGCCATATTTAGCCATCTCTTTAATAGCTATGTCTTTGTAGTAAGCTGTCTTTAACAAGACGTCTTTATAATTGATGATTGATTGATTTTCCATCATTATACGCCCTTTCCTGAAACAACTTTAAGATTAGAAAGATATGGTGTCTCGTTTGGGTCCGGTGTAATGATAGTGATCGTGAGATAAGCTTCTTTAATAGGTTCTTCTAAAATGATAGCATGCGATTCACCATCTTTAAATTTTGAATACTTGATAATCTTAACACCTGGTTTATTGCTGTTCAGTGGAACGATGTCGTAAGACTTTCCGTTAATTAGTAAGCTGTATTTAATCCACTCCTCGTTTGTGAAGTGGTTCGGTATATACTCATTGGCAAATATCGCAATGCGATCTGTGGGAGCCGAAATTAAATTCTTTGTCTTTGCCCTTTTTGACAAGTAATTTGTTTTCTCTGCTGCAATATTGCTTATCTTAATGACATGGCGTCTCCCGCTTGAGATGCTTCTTATCGTGCTGACAGCCTTTTTTGTTTTAACTTCACTGTAAATATTATCTCTAAAATTCAAACTCGCCACCTCTATTCTAAATGTTCATGTAAAAACGCTATCTTTTCGCCAGTATAGCCATCTGAAGAAAGGGATATCTTAATATACGTGGACAAAGGGAAAGCAATAATACCGGACTCATAAATGTATTTTGATTTCAAGTATATGTTCTCTCTCTTATTAAGCTTCAGAGCCTCATCCATTATAGTGAGGTACTCATCGTTATCCACAGACACTTGTACTTCTCTTAGTACAAGTTCATTGTCTGGTGACAAAATTTTAATAGATGTAATTGGTTCATTTGCTTCAAGAGTGATTGTACAGTAAGCTTCCGTTCCGTCAAAACTTAGGTCGGTAAATACATACGGTTCATTCTGGTCAGCATTGATCTTTTGATATTCATAGATTGTCGTGATATTGTCATCTGTTACAGCTGCGCGATTTCCCGTGAAGTTTTTATCTGCAATAAATTCATCATTAGTGAAAACATAATGATTTCCTTCTATTCCGTTTCCGACGATGTCAATGATCTTGCAGTCAACAGTGGTGAAACCATTTGGCCAGGCTGTAATCACATTATCATTATTTATAACGTCTTTTTCTATAAAGTCATCATTAGTCAATGTTTTTACTTGGAAGAATCCGTTGTCTTCATTGCAGATCATATTCATATCCATTATTTTCTCTCGTGCTGCAATTGCTTCTCTCTTGGAAGTATCAATTTTTAGAATAGACTCCTCCAGTAAACTTTTATAGCTCTCCGCTAAGACGACAAACTCGCCTTCTAAGATAAATAAATCATTGAGAATATCTGAAAGATCATCATTCACACCTTCTAAATCTGGCTCAGCTTCAGGGTGATAGAATTGGTTCTGAAAGATAGGAGAATAAACATCGCTGTTAACAATCCGATCTGCTCGTTCTTGTTTTCCATTAAGTACCAACTCCTCGATGCGATACTTTTTTTGATTGCTTAAGTGTTCTCCTGCCATAAAGTACCCTCCCCTCCAAAGATTTTTACATCAATGTTTTTAATAAATGGTGCATCCGATGTATCGTCATAAGTTCTTAAGATTACTTTAATTTTCACTTCATCGTTTGTGGGCTTATACCTGTTCTGGTTCTCCACGCTATAAGTGATAGAGTAAGTTGCGTCACGATTATTTTTTACTTCATTAAGCTTAGATGACACAACCTCTCCGTCTTTTCTAATCACATAGATATCTTCTTTCACTTCAAACAATGTACTAATATTGGGAAACAATTTTTCGTTCTTCATTTCTTTTCGATTGTTCGGAAGTATAGGTACCTCTTTTTCGCCATCAATGATGTAATATTCAATGGATGCTTTCTCTGGAATATAATCTTCTACATCAAGTTCGATCCATTCCGCCGATGTCACATCGATATCCTTTAGAATCCGAATACTGTTCTTTTCCTGAACAACTGATTTGACTTCTAATTTATCTAGTCCAAAAAAGTAAACAAATTTATGAGCACTCTGCAAGTCAGAGTTGAATGTTGGTTTTGGTACTGTGAACGATTCATATACAGGCGAGCTTGGTCCCGGATAATAGTAAAGATGGCTCGGTTCTGGATAATAATGATTGTCTGTACTCGATGACGACGATGATGGTGGCGGTGATTGATAATACCAAACTGTGGTAGTTTCGTTTTTTATGTTACGTTCAATTTCGTCCTTGCCAGGAATCAATCCACCCTGATTTCCTCTTCCACCATTTACAATACGTTCTCCATTAGCTGTGTAGGTTACACCATTATATACATACCCCTCATAGGTAACTGTTGAGCCATCGTAGGTGTTGATTCCTGTGACGGTATTCTTATATGCCGCTCCATTATTAATAGCTTGTTGAAGAACATTTTGATCAATAGACGTACCCGTGCTTGTGTTAACATGTTCTTTTGAATGATCGGCTGCAGTATAGGATCTCGTTGTTCCATTTGACTGTTGGATGACTTTAACACCACTTGAACTGGTTGTTACACTACTACTAATATTGCTACTACTGCTCTTACTCTTAATTGCATTTGCTGCAGCTTTTAGTGCATTAGATATAGAGTTTGCCATTTTATTCACCTCGTTTTTTAGGATCTATCGTAAGCTCCAGGATTATTAATCGCCCATGCACTGTAGGCACTTTCATAAGCAGATTGCATCTGCGCATTTCTTTGGTTAACTGCACTCCTCTCAGCTTCCCACGCAGAAACGCTATTCAAGTATGTCTGATAGTCTTCTTTGTATTGTCTCAATCCCGATTCTTTCTCCAAATCGAATGAGTTGCTTAAGCCCATTTCTTTTGCATACTCTTTCTGTGCAACCTTATGCCAAAAGTCGCTACTCATTCTTGTCGCGTCGTATTCATAAGTTACTTGCCTGTAGCTTGTGTCTACTATTGTTACTTCAACAGAAGAAACTAGCTGCCTTTTAAAACCAGTAGCGGCCTGCTTAGTTACCTGAATTTTCTTATTGGTTTTATCAATCAGTTCCACTACTTTGATATCTGAGTTTACGTTCTGGATGTCAATTTGGGTGACATAACTTTCTTTTTCAAACTCAAGCTTATAGGTTTCCGCTACGCCATGAGGGGCAGGACCATCAAGTAGGTAGAAATTTCTTACTGGCTCACCATCTAAAATGTTTTTATTATTAGATTGCGTAAGAGCTATCTCACGATCAACCTTAACTTCTTTAATTGGAACAAACTCTTCTTCTTTACCTAGCAACGTAATAGCACCATTAGAAACCGAAGTTGGTGCGATTTCGATGCCGTCACGATCTATTTTTTTAGCAGTCAGATCTTCAGTGAATAGCAGGGTACGCTTCTTGTAGCCATCTCTTTTAATAGAATCTCTCGTGGTTTCTGCTTCTTTTAAAAGCTCGTACAACTCTTCTTTTTGACCAACCACTTGTGTTTTAAGAAACGTACGAGTGTATTCGGAGATATTCTGAAGGATTCTTGTTTTTTCATAAAGCTTGTTAAGCATGCGTTCAATGTATTCAAAGTTCTCATTGAATGACTCTGATCGCATTATGCCTTTTTGAGCTACGATTTTGTCTTCAAAGGTAGGCTCCATCTCTTTCGCTTTCTCTATATAGTCATTAAATAATTCCATAACTCATTCTCCTCCTTCATAGTTATATTACTTACCAGACCACAAGTAATAACGATTTTAATCTGCAAATTGAAAAAGCCCTTCTAGAAGGAAGGGCTTAAAATTCTTTTTCTAATGTGAACGTCAGATCTTGAATTGCTCCATGTAGCTCTTCTGCGTAAATGTCATTTGCCGATAGGACAGTATGACCAGTATCCCAGACAATTTGAAGCTCAAAGTCATTGTATTCCTCTAACTCCGTTCCATTTAAATCAGCTTCAAATACTAATCGATCAGAAATGTTGCGGTTTCGCTTCTTACGGTCAGTCATTACTGCTGTTAGCTCAAGCTCATGATAAGACTCTGCCTCGATCACGTCTTCAAATGTAAGTGGTGCTTTAGTAACTTTGCGTGAGCGTAAGTAAACTTTATACCCCATGCGATAGATTGGCTCTCCGCCTTTTAAGAACATGCCACCTGTCACCTGAACGTCGTCACGGGATTGGGTCATATACTGGCCAATGTTATTACCAATAATAACCAAATCTTTGTCTCTCGCTCCAATGCCAGCGACATTTTCCATCTTGTACCGATTCATTTCGGTTGCAAGTCGATCCTCTAAGATAAGAATTCTGTCTTCATCGATACCACCAGCAGTCTCAGATTTAAACATTCCTTCTCTGTTAATCCGCAGTGTTAGTCTTGCTCTAGCGGCTTTAATTGGTTCGTCAACCCTTAGTTTCTTCGTATAAACACCAGATGTATAAGGAACAATTTTGTCTGTCTCAATTGCACGGACCACGTAGTTATAGAATAAGTCTGCCTTATTCATGTTCTCATCAGTAATCAGCGCAGGAGCTGTAGCAGGACGTATATGCATGTATTTATAAACTGTGTTGTTCTTTTGAAGATCAAAGAACTCTCCGTTAACCTTATTCGTTAAGAATGTAACCTCATAATAGTTGTCTTCATTAACAACACCTTTACTCATGATAACGACACAAAGACGTTTCTTCTCAACGATAGGATAAGTATCATCGTCTAGTTTAAAGTCAAAAGTCATAATTTGAGATACACCCTGCCCACTAACGGTAGCTGGTTTAGATTCCGCTAGACAAATATTTGGGAAATCAGCATGATCTACACCTTTAAATAAATCAATGTCTTTTTCATAAATTAAGTACGCCGTTAAAGGATCCGGTGAGCCCATCTGTAAAGCTTTTATTTTTAGTTCACAGAAGTAACCAGAATCTTTTTCATCAAACATCATGTCGTTGATTTTGAATGTGTAACCGATCCCCTCTTTGTTTGATACTAATTGTTTACGAAGAATATACGTATCATCGTCCAAAGTAGAGTGCCTTGGCTCACTCATTTTCACATGGCTTTCTTTTATAAACGCGTAAGATCCACGGTGATAACGACCAAGAGATTTAAAGATCTTTGCTGTACCTGGAGCGGGTTTTTCAACAGCACCAGGTCGGAAGTGAATTGTTAAATCATCATGTGACATGCTCTCAACACGAGCTACATGAGGCTCTCGAGCAGGATTTTCGTAGGTGAAGACAATATAGTCATTAACAGAGAATTTTTTGAATGTGTCTTCGTCTACAATAACTTTTCGATTTGTATCAGCAACATCAATAATTTTACCAATTGGCGCTTCCTCGTAAATAACATCAGTTGTGTCAAACGTTTCATGGAAGCCCGCATAGTCATTGTAGTTTGTAATTAGCTTTTTGCGGCCAAGTTCAGCTTTTAATTGATATAATTCATCACGAATATGCATAACTTCTTCTCTAGAAACACTAAACTTGCTTTCAATAGAGCTTCCTTCAGTAACTGTAAGATACTGAGATGCTGGGATGCCACCTAGATTCAAAGCATTCTTGATTGTTTCACGATCCCCAGTACTAATGGCTAAAAGCTCTGGATGTGAAACATTTAAGCTTTCTAAGTCAATGAAGTCATGTTTAAGCAATAAGTAATTGCGAATGTCTTCGGTTGGTAGCAGACTTAGAGATACCTTCGTGAAAACTTCTGAACTGCTCATTTGATCATCTCCATTCTAATGTAACAACATTCTTGATTTTTGGTATATATGGTCGACCATATTTAAGTTCCCACTTGGCCATCTTCTTAGGATCTGTTTCTAAGAATTTATAAAGTGGGTCATAGTTAATCAAACGAGAGTAACTATCATTGAGTAACGTAATAACACCTTTTGCTCTATCTTTTCGGTAATCAACATTGTGCTTATATCCAGTAAACAATCCATTGATGTAAATTAAAATCTCATCGTTTGCCTCAAGAATATTTGGCGGAATGTTGTGTTCCATCACATTGATTTCTTGATTGTCTGGTTTGTAGTTAGTGTACGTCTTTTCTTGCTTGTCGTATTTCTGTCTTACTTCTATTAAGATGAGATCTTCTTTAATAAATGGTAGCTCAACTGTCTCAGACGGATCGTTACCCTTTATCTCTGTTCGAGTAGGGAAATTCGATTCGTGGCCAATCAGCTTTGTCAGGTTATCTTTGAATTTGATAGTATAATTATCAAGAATAAAGTAACTTTCATGCGGCATTCGAATCCCATTTACGTAGATCGTTACCCATCCAGGGTATAACGGAATTGGGCACCTATAGACATTAGGGATATTCATAACATGCTCTTTCGTCAGTAATATTCTATCGCAAGCTCTCGTTGCGCCTTTTTCTGGACGTTCTAGTACATACGTAATCAATCCCTCATATGGTACTGGTAAGTAGAAACCATCACCTAAATCGGATTCTTTGTATCCAGGTATTGTTGGATGTTCACGATTGGAATGTAGCCTTACACCATTCAGATAGACCTGAAGTGTATTAGTGCCAGGGACAAAGAATTCTTCTACAGGAATGAATGTACCTTCCTCCTCAGTCCATTGCTTACTCTTAATCACAAGCGGATTCTCGATGGTGTGTGCAAAATTATATGCATAACAATCGAACTCATCTTCATCTGTGTGAGGAATATTAATAATAACCGCTGTAATGGCGTTCTCATAGCTGAAGCAAATACCATCTAACTGTGACGCAATCATCTGGCTGCATTCAACCCATTCCTTAGTGAAGTTATTCCACTCTTTATATATTCTTGTCGTAACACCATCTACTGTGCTGACAAACTGTTTAATTTCACCATACACTGCTATGTCATAAAAGTCCTCTTCGGGCTCAAGAGATACAATAGCTGTATCATTACACAGAAGATAACCATTCATAAACAATAAAGATTCATCAAATTTTCCAGTACCAATAGCTCGGCCAGTCGACTCTTCAAATAAAAGCATATGGTCTTTATCATGAAGCAGGACAAATTCCTGCCCTACAGCTAAGCCGTTAACAGTGATTCTATTATTAGCGTAGTCCCTAATAATTTCTTCTTTTTTAACAAGAAGGCCATCTACGAACAGGATAATGCCATGCGTATCTGGAATTGCATAAGGGAAGTCTTGGATATGAATAAATGCATGACCATTCTCATCTTCTTGATTTACAATTCCGGCTTCATGGAGTAGTTTCTCATCATCGTACTCTAACTCAATGATTGAATATGTCATTCCTTTACGAGCATTCTTAACTAAAACAACTTCATTATCAATTGAGATACCGCCATGAGCTTTATGATGAGCCATACCATTAACGATTACTAAAGGATTCGTAAAGTCTTTACGCATACGTATAATCCCTTCACCAGAGAAGCTACGCTTTTGGATAACCCCGTATTCGTTCTTAAATGTCTTCATAATAGAAACTTCAATGTCGTTTTCCAATTGCTCACGATCGATATTAATGGTTTTTGATTCAGCATTGTGATAGAACAAGTCATTCTCCAAGTCATAGCCTTCCAGAAAGACGTTGACTGGTCCGGAGAAGTCTCCTACATAAAAATCTTTCTCATCTTCCCTAGAGTTTGATTTTCGAAGTACACCATACGTCTTAATCCATGAAAATTCGTAAGTAATGGCCAAGATGTAATCAAATTTCTCTATTGCGTTGAACGTAAGCATAATGCCTTCAGGGCGGACATAATAATCTCCTCTTGTCTCGTTATTATTTACGACTGGACGAAGTAAATGACCGAAAGGAGAGTTCCTTTTATAGCCATAGAACTCTGTGCGCTCTGTTTGAATGTCAATGCTACTCAAATCCTTATGGATACGAATAAATCGTTTACGAATCTCTGTTAATCGCCCTGGGTTAACGTGCACCCAAGAAGGGGTAGATTCCTCCGTAATGCTAGATGGATACTGAAGAGCAACTTGGTTCATTGCCTCGTAATCAACTTTATGAATATGATCAATATAGAAACGCCCTGTCTTTAAACTTGGTGTTAAATATTGAGATTTGGCTACTAGACTAATGTCGTTACCCTCGTCATCTTTATCAACGACTTTATTTGATTGCTCTTGCATAGGGCTAAGCAACAAAAAATCCTCAAAGCTTGAATAATACACTTCTGATTCAGAAGGGTCGAAAGCTTTTACAGATTGCCAAGTTTGACCTGTGAAGTACCAAAGCATTCCTTGATTAATCCATAGTTGACCTTTAACTGGATTTGCTGGAGTAATCTCGTCTAATAACTCTCCAGTAATGCGGAACTTATCATTAAAGATGGTGTCCCATTGATTTCTTTCCTTATTAAAAGTCTTTAATTCGTTTTTAGCTTGGTCTAGCCATAGGGAGCCCTGAGTTTCCGATTCTGGCCCATCTTTGCCATCCAAAGCGTCTAAAAGCAAAGGTCTGATTGATTCGAATAATCGAAACAGTTCTTCATTCATCAGCTGCTCTGATTGTCGACCAACATTAAAACTTCGATTCTTTACGCTCATCTTCTCACCTCTTTTGTTCTACATATCTATTACTGCTTTTTAAAAACATATAAATAAAAAGGGACGTATTTAAACGTCCCATGTTTTTACCCTTTTGTTAAGATGACGTCTAACTGTTTAGAGTAAAAGTCTTTAAATACACCTTTTAGAATAGTGAAGCCAGTAATTACTTCATGTAGCTCCCATTCGCTAAACTTCTCTAAGCCGTCTTCTCCTAACGCATGATCGCGTTTGTATACTGTCATTTCTTGTGTATTAGCTGGATCGCCGAATAGAGTCATCAATTCATCCACGCCAAGCTTCCCACCGTTTGATATCGGTTTGAGGTGCATGTTCAAAGAATGAACTGGTGCATGGTTAAACGAGCTCTCAATGTTTTCACGAACCTCTGCGGCAATTAATTCCGATCCATTTTTCAAAACAAGTTTCAATAGCATATTAGTTCTCCTCTCATATATTAAGATTAAGCATTTTTCTCAAGTTCGCCATATTACTTGGAGCTGGTCCAGCCTTACGAGCTGGCTTAGCCGGCTCTTGATAGCTTTCAATATTATTAATACTTTGGATATTCTCATATATCACATAAAAAGCTGGTTCGTTATTAAGTCTTTTCGTAATATAGAATAGCTCCCTCGGCCAATAAGACATGATCTCATACATAGATGTATCGTCACCTAAAGCTAAGATGTTGCTGATTGCTTCTGGGAAATCATTACTACCGAAGTAAGACAGTATCTCTGTTAAGAATTGCTTTCCTGTAATACCTTTACGGATGGCACGAGTAATGGGCTTACGGGGACTAATCTCTGCACCATTAATCAAATCAAGTTCAAGATTATAGTTTTCACTGTTACGCACGAAATCTTTTGATGCTTCAACAAATAAGTCACCAAGGTTTTGATCACTTGCAACTGTATGGAAGTCAGCTGCCATCGTTGCAAAGTCTAAATCAAGATCCATACATTTCTGCAAGTCATCCAAATAAATTTGGACATCTTCTGTATTGTATTTGTGAAGGTAGCAGATCAAATCGGCGGACTGATAAATGCCTTTTGTCTTTGTGTACTCCACAATTTCTTTGAATCGCTCATACGAAACGTAGGAGCGCTTATGATGCTTCACAGAGTCTTTATTGAAGGACTGGACTCCCCAACAGAACAGTGTGAAACCATATTCATGCATAACGTCAATCTGTTCTTTTGTAATGTAAGCTGGATTCAAGTCAATCCCTTTTATAGGAATATCTTTGAATCCTGGGATGCGATCAAAGATTTCACGCATCAGTTCAGCACTCATTAGGTTAGGAGTACCTCCACCAAAATAAACAGAATCTAGTTTGCGAGATGTGATTACCTCAGCAAATTCATCTATTAAATTTGGTAGGAAATTGTAGTAGTAATTATTGAATTGCTTTACATCATCTTCATTACGGAAGTTGATTAGCTTTCCTTTATAGACACAATAACTGCAAGCAACACGACAAAACGGGCTGCTTATATAAAGATGAAAATCATCATCGTCTTTCCATTGTTTGTTTAACCATAGATTCTTAATTTCTTCAAGGGAGGCTCTTCTCATGCTAAACCTCCTTCAGATTATGTTGATGGTTTATATAAACCTGCTCACGAAGTTGGTAGATTACTTCTCGACGAGGAGAATCAGTTTGAACAACTGTGTAATCATCTGATGTTACGTGAGTTAAATCATGCTCTGAACGGCTATATGTCTCTGCTAGGACTTTTCCTGTTTCAGGATCTTTAATATATTTCTTTCCAGCCGCTTCTTTTCTAAAGTTATCAAACATGTCAATGACAAGGTCTGGGTATTCACCTTTTTTCACTAGGTTTGATACCTTATGCATTTCTTGAATAAGTCGGTCTGCATACTCTTGTGTGATATCTCCAGTAGACTCGATGATTCCGATTGTGATGTCTCTAAATCCAACGTCGTAGATATACTGAATACTTTTTGCTACAAGGTAAACATTCCATGGATGAGTTACCATATGAGCAAAAATACGACGCGGTCCAAATGCTTCAAGCAAGAACTCACTAGTTTTAACAACATCCTCTAATGTCGCCTTCTCCGTTGTCTTATAAATACGAAGCATGTTTGCAACACGACCACCATCAATGCTGATCGTAACGAATACTTTAGGGTTATCTTTTAACCATTGATAAATATCATCATTAAAAATTGTACCGTTTGTTGTGATCATGTAATGATCTACTTCAAAGTCTTCCTGCGCGTCCATGTAGGCTACAGTATCTTTAATATGAGAGAAACCAATTAGTGGCTCTCCTCCTAAGAATTCGATACTACATTTTTTCTCTACACTGTTAGCGACAATTCCGTCTAAGACACCTTTGATTTCGTCCCATGTATAAGTACTTGTCTTATCCTGTTCGTAGCAATAAGTACAATTCATATTGCAAATTTTTGTTGTGTGAATGACGTATCGTTCTAACATTGTATCTCCCCTTAACTAAATTCTCGTACAGCGTTACAGCTGCATCGTGTGTTACAACTACAAATAAATTGTGAAGTACGTGCCTCACAGCTACAGCCAACATATACGCTGTTACATGAACAAGAGCTGTCATACTTACCACCTGAACGAGACACGCAGTCACAAGTATAAGATGTCCGCGCGTTACAGTTACAAACAATTCCATCGTTAACAGATACGCAGGTACATCCAGCTGACATCCTGGCATCACACGTACAGTTCGACATGCTATCTAATGCTCTATTGTAATCTCCAATTGACATAGCATTTGGGGACTTTTTAATAGAACCTTGGAATTCTGTATAGTTTGGGATTATCTTTCCTATAGAAGACACGCCGGAGTTTGCTGTTGGAGGAATCTCTTTATTGTGGTCCTGACCGACAGTTGAGGCATACTCTCCTCCGATAGCAGACTTAGGATTCGCACGAACATTATACATACTGTCAAGCATGCCTTTAAGATCTCTAAGGGTGTTAGAAGTTGTATTAGCACCAATAGGTAAGCCACGCTTCTGGACTACCATACGGTCTCTTGTTTGTTTAATGCTGCTCATTCATCTCTCACCTCTTCTAATGAACTTTCGATTGTGTCCATTCTGCTTTCGATGCTAACTAGCTTTTCTAGGATAGCTGTTAAGGCTAGTGAGACAACTTCTTGGAATTCATCTTGAGGTGCCGCTTCGTCTTCATAGTCTTCATAAAACTCTTCTTGCAACTGAGGTTGCTCTGGTCTGTATTGAGCAAGGAAATCATAATCAAGTACTTCGTAATATCCGACTGGAAGATCTCCTTCGTACTTTTGAATATCCACTTCGACAGTCTTATCTAAGATGTTTTCATACTTCTTATGGATTTTCTTTTTCTTGTCGATTCGTACTTCAATCAATAGGTGATCTTCTACTGGCTCTCCAGTTATAAAGCGATACGGACCATTTTGATATTGAGCAAGAGCATTTTCATCAACCTCTTGTTCTTGACCGAATGTATTCTCTTCTGCTTCTTTCATGTACCGTTTCCAGCGCTCTTCCATTGTTTCATTTGCTGGAGGCTCTTCGTCTTCAGCCATGACTTTTGCAATATCAGAAGATACAGCGCCATAGATTTCCTTCACTTCTACGATATCTTCTTTTACTTCTTTTACTGATTCTGTGATAGCTTTACCTACTTCTTCAGCCGCAACCTTTCTTGGACGACCACGCTTTTTCTTAGGATTCTCTTTCACATCAGGTTCAGGAATGATATCAGCACCTTCAGGAATTTCATCGATATCAATTTTTTCAATCACTTGATCTTCCACAATGCTTCCCTTGTCTTCCTTGTTGTCTTTCAAGATATCACGGATCTCTTGAACTTCGCCAGGAGCTACATCGATACGTTGACCGAATGTATCTTCCATTACCTTATTTGAATCTTCAAAGCTGTAAGGTTGATATGAGCTACGTGAATCACATAAGCAATCTGGGTTGTTTGGATTATTGCCAGGCATTGCATTAGCACGGCTTGCTACGATATCGCATCCACCGATTGCATTGCTGCTTGCTGATTCTCTTGCATTACATAAGCAAGTAGCGTCAGCTAAGATAAGGTCAAGATCATCCTTATGTTCTTGTTCTTTGCTTCCACAACCACACTCGTAAGCGCCGTCTCCACAGCAATCTTCTGTATTGTTTGTGCCAGCATAAGTATCCATATCAACAGCAAACTCACCGCTATTTCTATAGCCAGCCGCTTCAGAAGAAACACCCATTAAGCCTAATGCCTCAACTTCCTTACGAAGCATGTCTTGATATTTCTTGTCTGTGCTTGATAGGTAGCAGTAGTAACCACGTACCTGAGAGAAAATATTTCCGTTCTCAATCCAGTTTACAGCTAAACAGCGGAAACAGTGAACATTTTCACAAGTAGAGGGACAAGATAAGTTTTCTTGAGTATAGTCAACATACATTGTACGAGCTGGCTCGTCTAATCCTGTGTACACGTTACCAATTAATGTTTCCTTGTCTGGGTCATGGAAATAAATTTGGTGACATGGATATATCTCGCCATTACAAGTTACTGTTACGAAGTTTTTACCCGCGCCACAAGGAGCACTTGGGCGGATTTGTCTATCCATACAACGGTCCATTGGAGCATATTCATAAACAGGTGATACATCTCCTGTCTCTTTTATTGTCTTTAATATATCTTCAAAGATAAGCTTGTTTTGCTCGTCATATGCAACAACGTCATCTAAGCGCCATTTTTCTTCTATAACCGGTAAGAACCAGATATTTTTAAAGCCCCAATTGTATTTAAAGAAATGGAAGCTTTCATATAATGAACCTACAGTCTCTCTGTTAACACAACCATGAATAGATAATCTACGAGGATCATCTGCAAAGATTTCTTTGAAAATAGGAATATTCTTTTCTACTAAATGGAATGAGCCGCCGCCTGTCTTAGTGATACGGTATCTGTTTTGAACTTCTTCTTTACCGTCAACAGAAAGCTGAACAGTTAAGTTAGCAGGATCTCTCCACTTAATAAGCATATTCTTAATTCTATCATTCATTACCGTACAGTTAGTAATGATATTTGATGTAAATGTTACGTTATGTTTTTGACTGAGTTCAACACCGTAACTAAAAATTTCTTCCACAACATCTGGATTTAATAGTGGTTCTCCACCGAAAATCATTGCGTCAAAACGACCTACACCTGATTCAACTGCATTAAGACAAAGAAAATCTAATGTCTTTCTTGCTGTCTCAATAGTCATTACTTTTGTGTTGTGTACCTCAAAGCAGTAAGTACATGCTAAGTTACAGTTTTCCGTAACTAAGATACTTGCTGAAGTTGGTAATACCTTCGGTCTATTAGCGAATATTTGCGCCACTTATTTTCCCCCTCATGCCTGTCTTTAAGTTGTGTATACAATCGAAAAACGGAATTGGCCCGTATAGCTTCCTGTGTTCCCAACGTAGATATTTTTATTATCAGCCCTAACCCATGTCTCTCCTAAGAAGCCATTTGGGTTTGATGTTGGCAACGCGCTAATGCCAATAGGAGATATTCCTAATCCATGCGCAACTATTGCTTCGTTTCCGTTTCCTACAAAGGAGCCGTATCCAAAGCTTACTTTGCCGGCACCCACATCACGGAATTCACCATCAATAAAAATTCTCGTGTTGTCATCACTTGGATTGTACCATATAAAACCATTGTACAGATCTCCGCCTTTTTTGTCCACAACAGGCTGTGAGGTAGAAACAGTTGCGTGATCGATTTTATGGTTCCAATAATCAATCTGCTCGTCTGTCACAAAACGATTCAGGGGGTTCTGTTCAATTACTTCTGGCTGGATAATAATATCAGGTGCCTTGCTTGGATCTTTTAATTCTTCTTTAGTGTAATACCGTTCATCATGATGGTGAGTATCGACATTGCCAACTAACTCTAGATTTTCACGAGCTTTAGCGACATCCGTTAAGTCAGCAAGATTGAGTCTGCGATCCAGTCTTTCGTACGAAACGTTCAGCCACTCTTCTCCGTTCCACCATTTTAAAATTGCCATATTCTCTCACCTCTTTAGTCTTATAATGATGCAGCAATATCAGGATGAAGAGCTGCGATTATTGATTTCAGCGTTTCAACAGATTCTTGTAAACTTGAAACTTCTGTCTCGAGGGAAACGACCTGATCCTCAAGTGTTTTAATTTTACCTTCAGCTTTTGTTACCCTTGATCGCAATGCAGTTGATCCGCTCTGTTCTGAAGAAATAGTTTTTTCTAGTACATCGATGTCGCTTTCAGCTGTAGACATTCTTCCTTGTAGCGCAGTTATATTGTTTTCAGCCGTATTCATCTTCCCTTCAAGAATAGGGACTCGGCCAACTACTGAACCAGTACCACCTGTAATAGAAGCTTTCCCATAAAGCTCTTTCAGTTGTTGATACAGTACGTTTAATGCCCAGAAAACAGTATAATGTCCTTCATTGCCAGGATAATAATCCATTGTGATTTCCCATTGGAAGTCAAAGACTAATTGGTCCTGTTGGCCATACGCATTATTGATATCTGTAATAATTTCATTTTTAGCTCCAGATAGATATTCAACTACGAAAGATTCAATATCGTTTGCTGCATTCAAGGCAATGGATAATTGGCTAGCTAAGTCGCTATCCATATCAGTTAACGTAATCGGATTAGCTATTTTTCGGTAAAGTGTTAGCTCAGACTTATCTGCTTTATTTAGCATACCTGAAGCAGCTATCACAGCAGAATCAAGAGCATTCTGTAAGGCTGCGTCTACATCTGTCATCGTAATTGGATCAGCTATTTTTCGAACTAAGTTAAGCTGAGATTTATCAACTTTCTTTGTGTCTAAATCGCCAATCATTGTCTGAACTACTTCTAGCGAGACCCCTCCTCCACTACCACCACCGCCAGATAAGATCTTATCGTAGAGCGTTTTGCTTAAATCGATTTCACTGATCTTCTCTGATTTTGGACGATACTTTACTAATTCAGCTGTGTCGGCCTTGCTAGTAGCAAGATCGGATACGGCTTTATTTACACTCGTGATTTGATGTGATACTTTATCCTTATAGTCAGGACTAATATTGGCTTCATGGATAGTCTCATCTTTTCTGAAGTAGTTAACCATCTCTGTCTTGTCCATTTTTCCTGTCTCTAATGTTACGATACGACCTCTAAGTGCCGTGTCGTCATAAGCAATCACATTGCCTTCTGGATCAGTAACTGTTCCGCCTCCACCCGACTGAATCTTCAAGCGAAGCTCTGGCGTCAAATCGTCTTCTGTAATCTCTACTGATGTTTTTCTAAAATCATAATTAGCTTTTGTTTCATCAAGCTTGCCATTGATTTTATTCAACAGCTCTTTGCTTAATACAGATTCACCTAAGTCGTAAACTTTTGCCATGGCTTATTCTCCTTTCTTATTGGATAACTTCTGATAAATCCATCCAAAGGTCTCCATATTCTTTAGCAATTGGTTCTGTTTCGGAGATGAATAGACGGGGGTATAACGAACCTGCATCGAAGTTTTGAATAAATTTAACAGTAACTTCCGAGCCAGTTTTAACAGGTACCATAGCAAAGCGCTCTTCGTCAATTTCTCTTATTCCTCCACTAACGACAGAACGATGCATAACATCATCCACAATAATTTCAAGCTTGTTTCTGTTTAAAACATACGTTCCTTCTTCTAGGTCAAAGACCATCCATCCGTCAGCAGGATCAATGTAGCCTGTGCGCTCCTCACCCTTAGTGTTTGTATAGCTAAACGTACCGTCCTGGTTGTCTGCATTTGTAATAGTAAACACTTCGTATTTTAAGATTGCGTCTTTCGCGATCTCTAAGGCTCCACTTCCACCAATCATTACTGGGACCCAAGTAGACTCACCGAAAAGCTTAACTGACATTGCTCCAGTTACAGGATCTACGTGAAGGGTTCCATCAGGGATTAAACCCCAGTTCAACTTGTCATTGTTAGTCTCTGTAATAATAAGTGTACGCCCCTGTTCAGTGATTTTCTCACTGACTTTACGTACGCCTCTATTCGTACCTAAGCTTTCCATCGAACATACCTCCAGTGTTATTTGTCCTTCTTAATAAGTATTACTTTTTGAATCATTTATCTACATATAGAAAAAGGCTTAAGTATCGCACTTAAGCCTATTCTTTTATTCTATTTTTAATTGTTGTCTCTAAAGACGAGACCATATATTTCAACTCTTTGACGTCTTGACTTATGACAGATGCATTTGTATCAACACGTTTAGTTGTTTCTTCAATACCTGAGATCGCATCATTTATGTTTTCTACATCTTCAGCGAGTAGCGTATAAAGTTCTCTCTGACTTTTTTCACGTTCCTTATGCTCACTAATAATGTACCAAAAAGCAAACACAAATAAGGCTGGAAAAAGGCCATTCTCTAGAGCAAGAGTTAATAAAGTACTGATATCCATAATTTCAGTTCACGCTCTCTTTCTAAGCAGGGTTAAATTAATATTTATTTTTCTCTAAAATCTTGTGCATATCACTTACAGCCCCTACTACTTTTTCCTGCGCCCCTTGTATTTCAGTCATATCAATCGCGTTAATAACGATGTTACGAATCTTGTCATCTTTACCTACGGAATAGTCTATTGCCATCTGCATATGAACAAATATTTCTTTGAAATTAACTCGAACATTCACTACAGATTTTTTTCGATAAAATAATAAACTATTGATTGTTTTCGCTACAATCTTTTTATCCTTTTCATGTATAAAATCCATAAAGTCTTCTCCAATTACATGGCTAAAATCTAACGAGCTAAACATGTAATCGATTTTCCCTTCAGGACTTAATAATATCGTGCTCTTATGATTCTCTGTACCATGTTCTTTTTCTAAAAGTCCTGAAACCTTATGCATGTTGATTCCTACTACTTGGTATTCTTTTATTAAACCTCTATCGTCAAAAGCAGCAGAGATAGTCCATGCAATCCATTTAGGGTTTTCCTCATTCAAGATACGAGGCGTGTCGTAAATCAAATTGGAAGAGGTAGTTGAAGGATTTAATAGAGCAATACTTCTCTTTAGTTCTTCCGAATTTAGTCCAGATCTTTCAACAAAGTCAAAAATATCTTTTCCTAACATGTCCTTGTAATGATAGTTAAAAGTATTTGCGAATGTATTATTGGCAAAAGTAATTGTCCCACATGGCTTAAATCGATAGGTGAAGATTGATTCATCATTAACCAAGGACATATAGAGTTTATTTTTGGTTGCAAGCTTCAGAGTCTGTTTATTTAACTCATGAAGAACCGTATTAACATCTTCGATAATTTCACCTAACTCGTCTTTCTTAGTAAAATTATAAATGTTACGTTTACATACGAATCCATTGCTCTTGATCTCTTTTATTTCTTCATTAAAATGACTAATACGAAAAAGTACAAAATACTCCATGATTCCAATAGTGAGAATCAAATAGACCAGACCAATGAAGATTGCGTATGGATCAACTCCTAAGATCTTTGGGAGATGACCAATTGCTTCATTGACACTCCTAAAGCTAACTGTACCCGCTACAATCATTAAAATAAATGTAGCATAAATCTTTTTTCTTAGCTTCAATGGTCACGCCTCCTATAAGATAAAGCAATGGGTGAGTATTAATCTCACCCATTACTATTATGCATATTTCACTAAGCGGAAGTTCCAAGAAACCATTGAAGCTACCTCAAGGACAACTTCCTCACCTGTATAAGATTCCCATACTCCATGACTAGTTGGAGCTGTCCCTTCAGTTCCTACAAATGGAACTAATGTAGGCTCAGTTGGGGATGCGTCACTTCCTAGAGAATACAAGAATACATTCTGAACTTCACCGACTAAATCTTTCATTAAATCAATTGCATTGCCTGAGGAACTCCATTTGGAATCATCAGCTAGCTCATAAGTTGCTACGCCAACAGGAAGTTTAAAATCAAATGTCCATAAAACTTCTCTTTTTTCTGGTGGTTCTGGTTCGCCAGTCCCAGGATTTTCATGGGATTTCTCCAATATTGCTACTTTCTGTTCAAGTGTAGAAAGACGATCTTGTAAATTTGGAACAACTCCGTTTAGTAAAGATTGAACAAGATCTGTTAAGCTGCTTATTTCCCCTCTTAATGTTGAAGAGCTATCTTTTAATGAGTTGATCTGAATGATCGCTTCATTAATTGCTGCCACTATTGTCGCCTTGTCTTGAGTAGCTAATGAAGACAGTGACCCTATGATAGCATTAATTTGATCAATAGCAGCATTCAATTCAGTCATCGTACTTTGCAAAATAGTTACATCATGGTCGATAACTTTTATTTGTCCATCAACTGCTGTACCCTTCACTTCTAAATTGTTAATGGAATTCAGCAAGTTAGAAATGGATGTAGAATTGCTATCAGACACAGAAAATACTTCGTTAATTGCAGATACCAGATCTGATTTATTTGTAGTAGATAGTGTAGTCAAGGTACCGATTATAGCAATAATTTCTGATAGGTCAACCTCTCCTGATCCACCGCCTATTGCTGAAATCAGGGTCTTTAATTCATTAATTGCTCCAACGATGGACGTTTTTTCAGCAGTTGTTAAAGAATCCAAAGATCCAACTTTAGCCTGTAACTCTGAAACAGTTGTTAAATCAATATTGGTTAAACTGCTTTTGATGTCGTTAATGTCGGTTTCCATGCCATTAATATTGTTAAGAATACTATCAACATCTATAACTGCTAAGGCATTGAACACTTCATTAATGGCTGCAACAATTGTTGTTTTATCAGTAGTCTCTAATGCTTCTAAGTCTCCAACCCGTTTGTCATTTGGGCTAATAATAATTTCTCCACCAGCTCCACCACCTATTGTCTGGTACTCAATTCCATTCCAATAGAACATTATTGAACTTTGTTTATCTACATAAATCTTTGTATCAATTCCGATTGAAGGAAACTTATCAAATGATTCAAATAGTAGAACACTATTGAACGGGATAAGATCTAGTCCATTACCATTTCCTCTGAAGAACTCATGTGTATCTGTAGTAAAGATTAAAGCATCACGATTAGCCGATTTTGGTAATTTTTCTTTTGCAGCATATTTAACAACAGCGTCGAACACATGAGAAACAGTTGAATTAATGCCCGGCTTAAGGATGTAATTTGGCTTATTGTCGTCCGTAAACTTGATTACCGTCATTATTTTCACTCCTTTTTTTATTCTAAAAGCTTTATTACTTCAATATAAAGACAAACACACAGGCTACTATCAAAGCTTGTGTGTGTAATTAATTAAGATAAAGGATGCAGTTCGAAATACATTTTCTTTAAATCATTTTCCTTTAAATCTCTATCTCTAATGTCAATTTCTAACCGAATATCTATGAAATTGTTTTTGTTTTCGTAGGAGTTCTCATCCCCATCATTTGATCGGCCAATGATAGTCTCCCCAATCACAACAACAGCACTATTATCTTTAACCGTAACTGGAAGCTCAAGTGATTGATTTACAATCACCTTACATAAACGAAGAAGTGCGTTATCTTCAAATGAGTCAAACCTAAAAGATAAAACGGGACTAATGATATCTTCCGCATCTTTTACACCCCATCTATTGTTCCATGCCTGCATATTAATAACAATTTTCTCATCTTTTCTAAAAGTACCTGCATGATGTTCTTTTTTTTCTGAATAAACATCATTTTCTTTAATAAACCATGAAATCTTACTCATGCCCCTCACCTATTCGTTAAATACCGAATTTAACGCCTTTCACTAAGATTGTTGCAGTTGTGTCCACGACAGATTCATGGAGTATAAGAACAATGTCATTTCCACTTTCCTGTAATGTATAATCTAAGTCTTTAATTAGAATATTGGTATTACCCATATTAAGCTTAAACACGAAGAATAAATCCGTCAGTTTTAAGTCGTCTAAATTAATAATGGCTTCACATGGGTATGCATTCTCAAACGATTCTCTCATTGTGTTAGAGACAATGGCTGAATCAATCTTGTCTTTATTAATCACGTCTTTTTTTGTAACAAACTCGCTCATTTTAGATAATTCTTTTTGAACTACTTCTCCCGCTGACTCAAGGTGGAACAAGCGATCATCCACCTCATTCATGGATAATTCTAGATAATTAGTAAATTCATTTACTTGATCAATTATATCTTTAATTGAACCATATGAATTCTCTATTACTTTTGAAATATGATCATAACTGTAAACGTTCTTTGTGACTCTGCTAACTACCTCGGTTCCTTCTTCAAGCTCATAAACAAATTTGAAATGGGTAGCAAGACCTGACAATAACATATCGCCATTTACATCTGCTTCAATATAGTCCAGATCTCTGTAAACTTTTTGCCCTTTATAAAAAACTTCAAGTTGATATTCCCCAGCATCGTAAGGAACTGCAGATTCATACAACAGATCTGTTGAAGAGCCTACATAAGCTATATTTTCTTTTGCAAACGTTGCTGATCGCTGATACGATTTGTTTGCATTAGCTTCGTCTGTATTATGGGTAACTCGAACCTCTACATAAGCAGGCTTGTCTAGTGGATCTTTTAACTTAAAGCCTATTCCATTATTTATGTCTTCCGTGTCTTTAATGATCTCATCATATTGATCGCTCATTAACGAAGCATTATCAATAATAATTTCAATCTGATTAAGTCCAGGAATGTAATGATATTTTAGATCACCTTCCGCATCAAATTTGAATGTTTGTAAATCAGAAGGGAAATCACTACTATCTGGCGTAAAAATCTTAATTTCTTTTTGAACACCTGTACTTGGACCATTCACTTTTACCCAACCTAGTACTCCATCTTGATAAATATACGAATATATATTGCCATTGATGTAATCAATATAAACGTCATATATTTTTGGCATATCTGGAATTACAAAAAATATTCTTCTATACTCCGTCCCATTTAAGAATAAGTTATTGTCGCTATCTACATAAATTGGACGCTCTTCTCGCTCATTATAGTGAACTTTAATTTCTATCTCTGTGTTAATAGAAATCTCCAATGTTCCAATAATAATGTACTCCTTGTAATCAATGAGATCAGCATGGGACATAGATGGAGACATGGTTCCAGTTACTACAACAGCTCCACTATTTTTATTGATAATGACCGTATCCATTCTATTTCTTGCATAAAGATATTTAGCGTTAATCTCGCGACCGGCCCACATTCCAGCATCAAATGTGACCACCTCATTTTCAATCTTTACAGCCTTGATATTAGTTCCAGCTGCAGTACTTGTGAATGTTAATTCTTTTGTAGGATACAGAAAATCGTACTGTCCAGTTGTGAAGTAGCCACTAAAGTGGGTCGAGTAAGGACGACTTGGAAGGGAGGCTTGCCCTAGTGCATTTACCTTCAGTCCCTTCGCTTCTCTCTCAACTGGTTCAAACCGTTTTACTCTATATTCACCACCAGGAAACAATACTTCTTCGCCTGTCGTATCGATATATCTCCCTGGGGTGATCTGTATCTTACTATTATCAACGACGACGATATCCATTCCTTCAATGATTCCCCTGCCGCCCACAGACAGTGCTTCTGATCTTAAACGTTGCTCTAGGAATTCGAAGTTATCTTGAATATTTTCACCACGAATGCTGTTCTTAAAATTAATCGGTTTCAGCATAATTAAGCCTCCTGTTCTTTATAAACTAAGATATAATGCTCACCCGAAACAATATGCCTTTCAACTGCATTTCGAATGTAGGATTCAAATTCTTGCAGCCTCTTCGGTAACTCTATGACCATTGTTCCACCTCTTCGATAAGGTCTCCCCTTTACATGACCAATATCAAATAAGTTGTAATTGCCCTCTGATTTTTCTGGGAGTCCACCACCAGGGACTCGAACATCATGAGATTTAATAGAGGATTTTTTCCTTAGTTCAAAAACTAATATTACGTAACCATCGCTCTCGTTTAGATGGTCAAGACGTTTAATCGTAAAAATATTCTCTTTGAGCACAATGCAGTAAGTTGCAAATGTATCCGGAATTCTCAAGACCGTTTTTTCAGTAATATTTGTCTCTAAAGATGTGCTTTTGAATTCATCAATATGAATATAGTCACCTTTAGAAGTAGCCTTAATAGAAAATTTTAGCGGGGTCTCTAATCTATTCACAGCATTTTCTGTGTAAAGGATAACAGTCCGTCTTGTAGTATAGTAAGACCGTTGTCCTGTTGATTTTTCGGGGTCCTTTTCACCACCAATTTTCTCAAAGAAAATTTCATTGCTTGTACCGATTCCTTTTAAAGAAACCTTATCGTCTTGAACAATTTTAATATTCACTATAGTTACTGTATCACCATCATGAAGACGTGAACCCAGCAACTCGTCAATTAGGTATTGTTCATGATTTCTCCCGAAAATCGATTCTCTTCTAGGAATGTAATCAACTGGATGGTCAGTAATCCAACCTGAAATCCATTTTGTGCGAGAGTAGCCTTGCGTGTAAACGTAGTTTAGGATTTCATATATGAGTTTGTAGTTTTTTTCAGCGTTCAACACAGCGCTTTTGTGAGAAACAAATAGGAATCCCTTGTCTTTCTTATGAAGAATTGCTACTGGTACATCATACAAATAAACGTTTTCTATATATTCAAAGTCAGGAAAGGCCTTTTGGATTTCGTTCTCGTTGATACACGAGTCTAGCTTGATATCTTTAAAGCGATTTTCCCCATAAATTGTATTACCGATCAAAGTAAAATCATTACTAAATTCATAATAACTTTCTGCAACACCTAAAGCATTTGAATCGCCAATACACAACCATATATTCGTGTGATCATCAAGAATCTCATTGAAGTCGATAATTTCTTCTGAGTCCCAATAAGTCTTTGTGTTGTTAGACTCAATAAAGACAAGGTCACACTCTTCAATAGACAAGTTCGTTAAAGATTCAATCTTAATGTCCCCACTATTCACCTTAAAATTAGATGTGATTAAGTTTTTACGATAGGCATCGCCGAAGATCTTAATTAGACTCTCAGCATAAACTCTATCTTTTTCGATAACACCTACTTTAATGTCAACGGGACGATTGGATTCATAGAAGAAATGCTTCTTAACAGAGACTCTAAAATCGAATAGTTCAGGGGAAAACTCAACTGCCTCTGCAGGGAAGAATGCATATCCGCTCTCTGTTCGCATCATATCAGGAGCTACTGAGACTAAATTTTTGTTTTTATCAAAAAGATACGGATCTGGCCTGTCAAAACCTTCATACGGATAAACACTCTCCAATCGCTCAACAGAAGATTTATGATTCACGTTTATGACTTTGTATTCCTTTTGAATATTGTTTGCATCAATGTATGCCAGTTGAATATCACCGGGGGAGAGCTCATTCTCCCCGATGATTTTATGCTGTGCTGGATAAATAATCATTAGATTCCCTCCCTCAAGATGATGTATTGACTTGTGTTTGGGTTGATATTCGTACTATGATATTGGCTGGAAGTTCCTAAGAATTCGCCTTCATTGTAGTCATATATCAAATACGCCTTCTCGTCAGATATGCTGACATCCACTTCATACATATTGATTTCCTTATTGAAGTTTACACAGTAGCTACTATCTTTAAGGTAATCAACGATAAACAACGTATAGTCCTCTAATATGTTTTCATCAATATTGATAATATGATTATCTTTGTCGATCTCGTAAAAGTTTGGGTGAATTAAGGTATTCTTCTGAGCGAAGCTATCCACATCATTAACACCTTTATCAATCTTGTAAATGTTCTCCCAATTTATCTTCCCTTTGATTCCATAGACTATAATGCTACCAATATCTTTTCTGAAAATATTTTTTAAAACAAAATCTTCACCAGGATAGAAATATTCTCTCTCCCAGTTCGTAAATACATATTGAGGGACTCCGTTTACTCTTGTCTCCCTGAAACTGCTAGATAGATCTAGGGGTATTTCTTCTTCATTAACGCAAAGCACAGGGCTCTTGATAGAGGAAGGGATAAATGTTTTATAAGTCTCTTGAAGAATAATGTTTACATCTTGATCTTCAAGATTCACAACACTCAATTCAGATACAGTTGCATCCAAATTTCTAAAGACACGAATTCTTTCCTCGTCTTTGTCTGCTTCAATATTTATAATGCTTACAGCTGAGCCATTCTGTGTGATTTTGACTGTCATTGCAAAAACGTCAAATTCATAATTCAGCTCTGAACCAATTAACACACTACCTGCGCTCAACGAATATTTTTTTATACTTGTCTCAAATAAGGCGTGTTTTGCATATACCCCTTCCGTTTCAGGGATACCATGTATGGTTGCCTTCCAAGTTACCTTTTTCACGCGGTCCAAAAGTATGTCAAAGTAGCTGCCAGTTGAATTCTTATTGATTTCACCTGTAGAGACATAAGCACTCTTTTTATCCTCTTTAATTGCAATGTTTTTGATAATGCAATCTCTGCTCTTAAACTTAAGCGTCACGTAATCATCTTTCTCTAAAATGAAAGAAAGACTTTTACTTAATAGGTTTTTTTTCTGATCATCGAACCTTTCATCGCTAGACAAGAATACAACTGGTTCAACGTATCCATCCTCTACCATATAATCAAGGAAATACTGCCCGGCCATCAGGAAGATATCATGTTGTTCGACTTCACAATCTTTCTTACAGTTTTCTATTTTAATTTGATCTTTGGTAAACTCAATTCGCCCACCGTTTGTATTTTCGATATTTGTAATCCAGACATCTGGAGAATTGTTGTTAGCAGAAATGTACTTCAACCTGTTCCCCGCATTAGAGTACACATATAAATTGTAACGAGAAAAGTTAGAGGGTGCTACGAATCTGCCAAGCAACTCATTTTCATGAAATACTTCAAACACATTTCCTTTTTTGACAAACCTTAAAATACTACCTTCTTTTATTGGAGAATAGTTGCAAGATTGAAATACAAGACGTTCTTCTTTATCGTATTGCTTTCGGTAAACAGAGAAATTGTTATTTCCTAGCTTAATTAAATATAAATCTTCACCTTGTCTATTCCCTGAGTTATTTGTTTTCTCAAACATGAATCCGAAACCCGCAGAGAAATAATCAATCTCTGCAGTAATTTCTACGTCACCATTGATTACGTAATATAGCTTTACGATGTCCTTTTCGTAAAAATAAATTCCCTGATCATACTGAATTCTCGATTGATAATCGAACACAGGTCTCATCGAATCACCTCTAATTCATATCCGTTAATTTTGATAGCTGCTGATTCTTTCTCAAGATTAATCTTGAATTGAAAAAGCTCATAGTCATCGAATACAAGATAATTCATCACATTGCCTTCTGAATCGAGCTGAAGCCTTTTCCAATCAGTTGTCACGCTTTCAATGTTGTTCTGTTTTATTCCTCTTACATAAACAGAAACACCTTCAGTCATGTCTTCTACAAGAACTCGTTTGAACTGGAAATTATTACTGAAACCCACATCGTAAATCTTAGTGATCATGTCTCCATACGGATAGGTTCTAACACGGATATTGCTTAAGCCTTCTTTGTATTCTCCAAACAGAGAGATGTTTTCAATAACCTTATGAGGTGGAATTTCTACAACGACTTTCACAAAACGCTTTATCTTTGGACCGTCAATTTTAATAACGTTGTCTTTTCGAGCTATACCAACTGTGCTGAATCCTTCTTTTTCGTTAGAAGAAGTAAGAACTGTAATAGAGAAGTCCTTCATCACATCTAAACACATTTCGTTTATCTTTACGTACAGATTACCTAAATTTGACAGCTTGTCGATTTCAAAGACCTTTGTATAGTAGAGCCCTGTTTTATTGGTCGTCTTAATATAAGAATCCTTAACAACTGTAACGTTTGAATGGAAGCCTTTATCCCAACCTTCATTGATTTCTCCAAGCTTCGTTAGTCCCCACTCCAAGTCAGTTGAAGTGATAATGTAACCTTCTTCATCAATTTCTGTTCTGTTGAATGTATTATAGTTTTTATCAAAAAGGAGCCTTTGCTTGTACTTTTCTTCAATTTCTTCTGGTATATCGAAGAATATCTTGTTTAGCGTTTTCTTATGAATTTTCTTCAAGTCGTTACTTACGTTCCCGATCATAATGTCATCAATTATTCCTTCTCCTTTTACAATAAGGAAATATCGATCATTTGGATTCACTTCTTTAAAACGATACACTCTGAAATCATCTTCTTTTGACATCTCTATAATTTCATCACAATAAATATTTTTATTGAATGTACGACCATTCTGCTTAGCAATAAAGCACTCTAGCTTATCATCCGCATAAAGGGAAATCATAGCACTACTAAACAGTGCTTGTGTAATTTCCATTGTTGCATAGCTTTCATCGGTATATCCTTTGATGTAAAGACCTTTTCCATTAAAACCGCTCTCTGTAAAATAGATATCTGAATTAAACAGTCGCCAGATATTATAAGAGTCACATGCTGTAATTGCATTAAGTGTGCTTTCTCCAGCCTCTTTGTCTTGAATTCTGTATTTAAATACCTTCCGTAAATCTTTGGAAAGCATATTGGAGCTCGTTACATGGTTGACTGAAGCTTGACTAAGAATCAAGTCCCCGTTGATTTTTTCTACCTCATGAAAATCTATATTAGCCATACCGCCAACTTCTTTTTTGACGGAGGACACAAAGTAATACCATTCTTTGTTTCCTGAATAGAAGTATCCTGGTTTAACTAAGACATCATCATCAATGATTTTTTGAGTTAATATAATAACTCCTTTGTCTAATGAAGCATTAATTTTAGGGTTTGAACTACTGATTGATAAGTAATTAGCTTCACTGATAATTAATTTTTCTTCTTTAGATAATGATGTATTTTCGTAAATACCTTGATAAGTAATTGTACCCTCTAAGGCGAGAGTATCGACTGTGTATCCAACAATCTTATATAACACATCAGTATTTATTACCTTAATGAATTTTGGATCATTGTATTCGTATTGAACACTAAACACCATGCCTGATAAGGATAGATCTTTCCAGTAAATAATACCTTCATCATGAAGAATATCGTAGAAATCTTTGCTGATCGTTTTTCCGTTAATATCTTTAATAGAAACAATTGATGCAATGTTTGAATAGTAAAGCTTGTTAAAGCCGTCATTCTTCACATAGTAGCTTTCTAGTCCCGACATCTTTTTCTCGTGAACCACTTCATAATCTTTATCTGGTTTTACAATAAACTCCGCAATTTCACATTCTTTATCTTCAATTTTAATAATGGGCGGTAGCTCCATATAGTTCGTTAAAACAAAGTTCCTGCTGATTGATAGCTCGCTTGTTGAAAATTGACTTGCCAGTATTTTTTTATCAGCGATGATTTTTACTTTCTTGAAACCAACTGAATAGACATTATCCGTTCCTTCAAACATAATATCTATTCCTTCATTTTCAATACCTTTATCCAGACGTAAAATCACCATTCTATTGTTATCTAGCTGGGGATAGAAATTATTGATTAGTGAAATATTACGAATTTCTTTGGAAACCATTCGTTCCATCTCATACATCACATACTCATTAATATTCTTAGGCATAAAGTAAATGGATTCGAAGCTCTCACAGCTTGTACCAATGATCTCCTTATTGTTTGTTTCATCAGTGACAAATACGCAGGACAGATCATTTGGCAAATTTTTAACCATAATAAGGTTGCTTCTGCTGTCTAAGCTACTTCTCAAGATTCTTACGCTCTGCTCTTTATCTGCACTTTTCACAATAAACTTTTTAAAGAACTTACTCAGATAAATGCTTTCTTGATTTTTGGCCAGAATACTGCTGACAGACTTACGCTCATTAAGCTTCAGCATGTTGCCTTTAATCCATAGCCCTGTAATGCTTTCTCCTGGAGCAAGTCGAATATATTTTCCCTCTGTATTTTTGAAAGTCATCGTTACAACCGTTGGACGGCTGTCTTCAATCGCTTCTATAGTAGAAGAGTCAATCTCCATATAGACTTCTTCTGATGTTTCGTTTGAGTAAATCGTATCAGTATTGTAATCGTAAATGACCTCGCCTGTTGTAAGGTTTGTGATTTCAGCAATACAATTACTTTTGATTTTGACAGAGGCATTTTGCCCTGCCGTGAAGACACTTGTCTCGTATTTAACCTGAGCAAGTGTAGAACCAATATAAACATACTTAATAATTGGAGAGAATCCAGTATATGTTTTAGGTTTTATCGTTAAATATCGAGAGGAACCGTTCGACCTTGGAATAGCAATTCCTTGTGATGTTACAATTAAAGATCCACTGCTTAACCCCACCTCGATGTCGTATCTAGAATATTTAATAGCCTTAATTGTCGCTCTTCCAGAGTTATGGATTTTTTTGAATGTAATCTTTACTTCAGTTGGTCTATCAAATCTATATGACTCTTGTTTTGTCCCATTTGAGATACTAACCGTTTTCTTACCGTCAATAATCTTTTCGATTGTCATGTTGCCTTCCTCGATAAGATACGTCAACTCGGAAAAGATGCCTTCTATAACAAAAGTGCCATCATTTTCAGTGCCTTCCCAAGCATTATTGACTTCTTTGAACCCAGATGCTGTAACATATTCAAGATCTGTTGTGATATCTGTTAACTCACAACTTACTTCGTATTTTACATATTTGTTTTCAATTTCTGAGACGTCGATTGAAAGCTCACCAGGAATAGCGGCATCAGCTAATGTGATGCCACCAAGTACGTTTTTCATATTCTTGCTTTCGTAAAAATGATTACTCAAATCACCGTAAAAAGCACTTCTGTCTGACTCAAGATAAGAGCCGTTTTTAGTAAAACCATCCTTTTCAACAGCATAATTAAAAGACTCATTTTTATCTTTGTAGTTGATAAACTCTATTCCCATACGACTGTACGCGTTTTTGGGGTAAAGTGTAATTTTATACTCATTCCCATCCGTCAGAACTCCACCTTCAACGACTGTATATTTCTTGTCGTATCTATCAATGACCACATCGTCTAATTTAAGATTGAATTCACCAGTCTGCTTAGAATAAGACTCGATATATACATTCTGTGTGAGTTCCTTTGCATCTTCCGCTATTACCTTATATTCAACACTGATTGGGGATAATTCGTCTTTATATTTCGTTAGATTCAAAGGAATATCAACTGAAGTGCGATTGTCTTTAATGTAACTTTGAACCTTTACACTCGACTTCTTATAAACATCAATCTCTACATCCGTAGCTTCTGCATTTTGCAGTTCACTTAGAAGCGTTGTTGCAAGATCAGCTTTTTGTCCAGTACCGTTTTGTTTAATAAGGATGGATTCATCCCATTTATTATCACCATAAATAAGTTCCTTGAAAGAATGATCCCATAAGCTTTGGTCCCAAACCTTAGCACGGTAAACATCTTTATCAACAGCAATGATTTCATCGCTGACGGACCCTCCTGTGCCAGAAGCTTCATGAATGTTTTTGTTATTGAGAATGGAAATGTCGATATCGAACGGTGTGATTTCAGCTAGGTTTGATATATCATTGACGATAGCGTTTTTTATCCCTTGCCTTGTACTGTTCGGAATGTTCTTATAGACAGCAAATACACGTCTAAGTAAGTCAGCATTACGCTCTCCTTTGAACCTTTCAATTCCAGAAAACAAAGCAAACTCGTCAATAGTGTTCCACACTTCATAAACATGTAACGGCGACTCATACTTCATGTCTTTCAAGACATATTTGATCTTTCCTACATCTAAGTCATAGCTAATGAAGATTTTACCGTCTTCAAAGAAAGCATAGTTTGACGAATTGTCAATGAACTCTGCGTAGTCTGTTGTAAGCTTAAGATTGGGCTCTGTTATCGACAGTGTCTCTACGTCCACTTTACCAATATTCACATATCTTAAATAATCAAGTATAGAAGCTTCAATGCCTATATAATTATAGGCGAAGAAGCTTTTTCTCAATTCCTCTATTGCTACTTCTACATCTAACGATTCGTCTGTGAATGATCGGAGATACAAGGCTCCTGTAGACTTTCTTTTTCGTTTACGAATATCCATCCATTTTGGAAAATTTCGTAATGCCAATTCAAATGCTTGTTCTGCTTTCAAAGAGTGCCCCTCCCTTACCTCTTATTCATTCCATACGATTTCTTCAAGCAGATATTTATCTTCTAAATTTTGTAAAATCTCGATTTCATCTTGCTCTTTGCCGTCAATAAATACCTGTAGCAAATTGAAGTAATCTACATAGTCCTCGTTTACACCAATTTTGTTGATTAGGCCTAGTAACATGTATTTATCAGGTGGAATGTTATTTACATACTCTTTTATCTGCTTTTCAAGTGAACGCTTAATACTCCCAGGGTCACCATTATCTGCTATCTCCAAAGCTATGTTTAGTATAACGGGCTTAGGCCCAGGTATTGTGTACTCTACATATAAAGAAGGAGAAGACACTCTTTCCATTACGTCAATACATTCACTAATCGCATTTTCAATCACTTCAGGATTGTCGTAAGTTTTTGGGATGATGTACACTGTCCCCGTGCCGCTACCATGAGTCTTAGGAATGTATTCAACATAGGATGCGTATGTTCTGTTTAGTAGAGCTGTATTAATAGCTTTTTCGTTGCTTGATTCAGCACTGTATTTCCAATTCATTAATCTATATAAATATTGAACATCACTTTCTTCTACTTCTCTAGGAGTAGATAAAAGATAACCCAGGTCATCCAAACTTTGATCAGTTAATTTTGTATACAAATGAGGCATCTTACTGTTTTCGATTTCTTTATATAGTTCGTTCATTACATCGGAAACAGCAAGTGAATAAAGATCCATCACTGAGTTTTCTGTAATTTTATGTTCTGAATAATACAAGAAGCGGCTTTTGATTCTTGCATGTATGTCATTAATATTCATTCTCTCTCACCACCTAGATATAGAATTTAAAAATCTGTACTTTATTTTCGTAGATGTAAATCGACACATTATGAAAATAAAGGTTTCCTGCTCCATTTTGAGGGACTGCCTTTACTTTAGGATTTTCTAGTATACTTTGAACAACATTCATAACAGTTTCTTTTATATTATTTAAATTAGATATAGAATGAATGTCTTTATGCTTATAAAGCTTTAATAAAGATCCCAGACCCGGTTTATTTACAAGCTCCCCGAGCTCGGTGATTAAAGCAATTCTGATAAGCTGTATTTTCTCTTCTACATCCCTTATTACTTTTGCATTCTTTGATAAATCACTGTCTTTCATAACATCAAATGATAACTTCAAACCTTTATTTGCTATCGGGACTTTTCCATTTAATACATGAAAACTAATTTCAAGCCCTGGTACTTCTGATATTCGGTATGTTAGCTCTAACTGTCTGCTTCTTGTTTTCTCCTCTAAAACCAAATCCCCCGAGTTGCTTACCTTAAAGTCCATATCTATTCCCCGCCTTCTGCGAATTCATTGAATTTATTTGCAGCTTTTTCAATATCGACCATGTCATTGAATTCTTTCTCGATGTCCGTATTAATAGATAGGCTCTTTGGTACATCAGCTACATTTAATTCTGGAGAGAACATAGCAAATCGAGCTGGCCTGCGAATCATCACGTACTTCCCTAAGTCAGGCTCCCAAGATTTTGTTAGAACTGTTGTTTCTAATGACAATCCAGTGACCAGTTTTTGCTCATTGTTTTGGACCATTTTTAAATCCGTATATTCATAAAGCATGTTATTGAGTTTATGGTTATTTATAATAATCTCGTCGGCTGTAATTTTTTTAGTATTTGTTACAGTAATACTCTGAGTGGAGACATCTGTTGAAGCTCCGCCTTTACTTAACTTACTTTGAGCAAGCTTGCTAGCAACAGTGTTTATGTCACCATTATCTCTCAAAATGAATGATGCTTTGGTTTTCGCGTGCACGATACCTTTTTCCTTGCCTCGAGTTAAGTTCTTTACCCTTTCCTTAATTCGTTGCAAAAGTGGCTTAAACTTATCCCCGTACTCTTGTTTTACTAAAACTTGATTATCCCTTTTTGACATATACTCACCTCTTAAAAGATATATCCCCCAGATGTTTCTCCGCTCATATTGTCACTGTATATATCACTTTCAATTGTATTTTTACTTGTATTACTAGCAGCAGAGCTAAACTTTGGTTCACCAATGATTACCGGCTCACCAGCTGTAATATTGATGATGACGTAATTGTCTTTTTCTGGAAACCAATCAATAAGTCCACCACTATTGATTTGTACTGGGACATTACGCTTTGTCGTCATCCTACCTTTCTTGTCTCTGTATCGGATTTTGCATGTGCTGTTTGGTTCGTTTATATCAAGTACCAAAGCAATTTCTTGAAATGCCATCTCTCCACTTTCTACAGTAGGAAAGACAACATTATTTCTAATAGAGTCTTTAATATTCATATTGATCACCCTAAATCAGGAGGAAGAATCGTAATCTGATATTTATTTCCGCTCACATGATTGTAGATAAATATCTCTTTATTAATGGACCTTCCCTCTGAGTATTCTTTTACTCCATATTCGTACATTTTCTCGATTGCCTTAATAAGAAACGTTTTTTCCCCTAAACCACCTGCTTCAAGTGTAAAGCTAAAGCCTGTATTAGCCATGGATTTCTTTTTAGGATCTCCTCCTACAATTAATGCAGAAGAAACAATGACGTAGCTCTCATTAATTACTTCCTTTTCTGGTACGAATGTAGGCATCATTTTCTTTGCTTCTGCTAAAATTGTCTTCATGATAGATAGAGCTTCGTCTTTTAAGAATGGAAGATCATATGACAATTTGCCACCTTCGGTTTTCTTATAAGCCTTAATCTCTGTTTGATTTCCAGAAATCGAGAATACCTTTTTGTCATACTCTGTATTTCCAGCACTCTCATCCCAAATTAATTTTAAGAATCCCTTCTCGATCATGTTCTCAATCTCGACGTCGTTTTTGATATACGTGTTTTCTGCGGTGATTCTTGATTGAGTTTCAGGCATTCTTGAATCAGACAAACCATAAGCTTCAAACGCTTTTGAGAATTTCTTTCCTTTATTTTCGTCATTAAGCTGAATTCGGGGGGATATTAAAAGTTTCTCATATCCAGAAATCCTATTGGATTCTCTTGCAGCTATTCCTTTTAGCTTGTCAGCTAGATTCGTTTCAAATTGAACATCTTCATCACTAGATCCATCAATAGCTCTTGTTGCGTATTTTCTAGCAGCACTCTGTATGTCTTCATTAACAAAAATGTTAATGATAAAATTCATGCCCTTACCTAGATCATTTGTTTCTGTGTCTAAGTAAGTGAATGCTTTTTCAAGTGTTCCAAGCTTGTTATAATCAGGTGCTCCATAGACAAGACCAACTGATCCTTTTAAACCTGCAGTTAATACCTTACCATTATGCTGAAGAGGGAATATTGTTAGTACCTGAGCATTCTTGATGAATTCTTGAATCATGATGCTTGACATTGTCCCTACCATAAATGAGACACCAGCCTCTACTACTATCCATGCAGCGGCTACAGCAAAACCCGCAGGGCCGCCGGCTGCTGTTCCTGTCCCTAATTTAGCTAATGCTGCGGCTGTTTTGTTTGCATGCTTCGCAGCGAATTTTGCCGCCTTAGCTCCTCTAATTGTATGGCTACTTACGGCTCCTTCTATTTTACTCGCTAGTTTCCCGGAGTTTTCTACCATCCTTTTTGCGCCCCATGTGGCCATTGCTGTTAATGGTTTATAGCCACCTCTTTTATTCGCATAGACAGATTTAGCAAGAAGGCCTCCATGAGCCAGCATGCTTGCAGAGGTAATATAAGACACGATATTTCGAGTCCCTTTTTCATATTGATCATCAACTACAGAAATACAGTCTGGAGTCACACTAGATGTTAATCCCGTATCTATTGTTAATGAATGAGTTACAGCTTCCACTAAGACTTGACCAGACATATGTTCATAAATATCCATGATATATAAACGGTCATGAGGCTTTAACGTAGGTGATCCCATAAGAATAATTTCACCAGTATACATGTCTCTCATAGAATTCTTCAATGCATTGGCAGTCATTCGCTTAGCAATTGGGTATCCATTTTGAATAACGCCATAAGCTTTGTCTTCATTCTCACCTTTGAAATAATCAAAGATCCGATCTATCCATTGAATAGCTTTTCCTATCCCAAATGACATCGGAATTCCTTTATCATAAAACTGAGTATCGTAAATCATGGATTTTTGATTTTCAGGATAGATATCCCAGTCTACAAACATTCGTGGAGTTTGGTTAATACGGGTCCCTAAAAGGCCAGTATTTCCAGCCGCTTTAAAGGTACCAATCGCATTTGTCTTAATTCGTGACGAATCAGCTTTAATGTTATTTGTAATGATGTCTGCATAAGACGTTACAATATGATACTGCTGGAAAGGCTTTCGCTTTTCATAAACGTTGCCAGACTCTGTTGTGACATAGTCAAAGGCATAGTAATATCTAGGATGTCCATGGAATACTGTTGATCTCATTCCAAACGGAGCGATAGCTCCAATAAAGTCTGGTGTTGCTGAGGCACAAATGTGAAGTACATCCCAGAAACTTTTACCCATAAGCTCAATCGAAATTTTAGGTGCTTCTTTCGTGTTAAAATCTGATTCAACACCATCTTCCAATGCACCCCACATCGGCTTTCCAATTGCTTCAAAAATATTCTGAACGGCTTCGCCGTTTTTGAAGACCTCTGTGTAATTTATATCTCCAAAGTTCACATAACCATAACGCTGAGGATCCTGTACCATTCCTTCAGTAATTTGACGGAGCGTCTTTCTCCAAAAGCTTCCCTTAATAGTTAATAGGGATGTTAATATTTCCTTAGGTGTTGAAGCATTATTGAAAAGATCTAAGACACCGCTAAACAATTTGTCTGCATTTTCTACTTCATCTGCATCTAGATCCTCTAAGATTGGCTGAGCAAGCTCAATGCCATCGCCCTGACAAACGATCTCCATCACGTCACCAGCATTGACCTCTGTGATTTTACCGTTAAATACGACTGGTAATGTTGCTGCGTTTGCTCCATATCCCATTCGGACATGAATACGAGTTCCTGGAGTTAGTTTTACTTTGTTAAGAGGTTGTTGGCTTAAGCGCTTCTCCTGCTCAGTTCTGTAAATCTCACCTGGTCTAAAGATTGAATTAAAAGCATCTAATGGACTGTATTCATACTCAATAACCTTATCTTCATCGTCCTGTGTGAATGTATGAAATAAGTTAGACATAACAATACGGCAAGTGTCTGCAGGAATCTTTCTAGACTTGTGCACTTGAATTTCAGAAATAGCATTTATATTGTAGAAGTTATCGTTTAACTTGTAATAGCCAATCTCGCGACCCTCATCGACTAAGACAATATAGAACGAGGGAAATGCCCTTGCCATTCGCCCTCTCATGTCGTGCGTACACATGTCGTAAAACGCATGTCTTGTATAAATATCTGGATCATCAGCAAATTCTATATATTTACGATCCAATTCAATGCGTCTATACTTTTGAATCGCATCATCATATCTGCTTGTGAAATCTTCAATGCCATCAATCGCTTTTGCTGGAACAAGTGCAAATAAGAAACGTCTTAAATCCATGTGCTCAGACTTAGGGTTTTCAAACTGAACACTTGTTGAAGTTAGCGTTACCTTTAACTGATTCAATTGGTGGAAATCTCTATCATAAACAAGTTTGTATAAATCCAATTCGCAGACTGCTAAAGCAACCATTAAGAAGGCTTTTCCCCCGTCCATTGGCCTATCAATGTCTTTTAGGAAATCAATATACTGATTAATTTGCTCAGCTATTTGTTTAGATTCTTCCTTCTCTAACTCTTTACCTGAGCTAGCTTTTGCATCTGATTTAGCGGAGCTCAATTCCTTCTCGAAGTCCTTACTTAAAACATCAAAGTTAAGGTTAGGGAACAGTTTATCTTCAATCATTTTTCGAAGCCATACAAGACAAATACGTAAAAATGCCTCAATAGCGAAATCTACATCTGACACAGTAGCTTTCTTATATTCTTCAATTTCCTGTAACGAGGCTTTTTTCAAGTAGTAGGGGTCAAGCAAGAACATGTAAGTATTTACATTGGTAGAATCTTTTTTCTCTGTGCGTATTTCAGTCTTGTCCCCCAAAATATTCCTTATTTCTTGTTCCGAGTACATTTTAGTTCTGAAAGGGCCAAACTCTACAGCATTCACTACATCGTTTGGATCTTTTATTTCTTCAATACCATTGCCGTCTTGACTAGTGGCGATTTTAAATCCTATAAAGTCAACATCTGGCGCATAATCCTTTTCATCTAACCCTTTACGGTATTCTTTATTACCTGACCTAGCACAAGCAGCTGCATAAGCAAGATCGCCAAAGGTAGAACGGAACTTATAATTATCAACAATACCCAAGCTTTGGAATATTTCATGGTATTTGAGCAAGGCAGCTACTGTTTTATCTTTAATACGCCATCTAGATTCAGCCTTACTTTTAATCCATGAATGTGTATTCATTGGCTTTGAAAGCACTCCGTCGATTAATCCTAAAGCATTACGAACGCCTTCGAGCTTGTCATACAACCATGCTGTTTCCTTGAGAGTACTTCCTTTCTCAATTCCTCTTTCGTGATCTCTAAGCATCTTAGCATATGGTTCTTCCATCAGCATAACGCGTATGTCTTCACCAATTTCCCAAACATCATCTGAAGATGCTGTGTTCATCATATTGAGAACGGGAATATTGTTGTCGATATACTTCGTCATTTTCTTTGTGCTGGACATACCGACCATTGATTCCGCTTTAGAGCAGGCTTCCTCAGTATCCTTAATAGATTGACTTTTATCAGTTTCTTTGACACCGACACCTTTAGCTGACTCTGTTACAACATAATCCCCTCCGGTATTACCGTATTTAACATCATAAGTATCTAAGTCGGTGCCAATTACGGCCTCTCGGAAGATTTCACTCTGTAAAACATGGCCATAATTAAAATAGAAATCTGGATCAGGATAAATTCTTGTTGAATCGAATTTATGCCTCAAGAAATCAAAACCGCTCTTATTAAGCTCCTCAATAGTTGGAAGTTCCAAGTCTGGATAAAGCTCTGCTTCCCCAAAACGTTTCTGCAGCTCTGCAAACGTATTTAATTTGATATCCATTGTTCCGTTGCCTGTTGTAATACCACCATTTGAAATCTCGTTTACTTTTCGCATACCTTCTCTATGTCGCATTGTTCGATCGACTGAAACAAGCCTCATGTTAATTTGATAGAGACCTGGCTGCCCAGGAACGGTTCCAATTTCAACACTTTCAATTACTGCTTCAACTACACCTAATAAACGAGTGATCTCGCTTTCAAATCGTATTGGTGCAGAGGGGATAACTAGTCTATAGTTTGTTAAAAGATAAGAAGCTACTTTAGGTAGTCCATTTAGAATGCCAACCGAGAATTCATCAGTTGTTTCAATGCCTAACTCGATAATCGTATCTTGACCGCCTAAATATTGTGAAGCATAGCCCTCTGTTCCATTTAGTCCAACCTGTGTTAAGTTGTTGCCGTAAACACAAGCTAAATTTTTGATCCGCACTTCCCCAAGCATTACCTCGTCGTACTGCAACGTCTCTAACATATTATTGTCGATATCTGCATTGAGCTCATCAACTTCTTCTACCATTGTTGCATTCCCTTTTCCGTCAATCATATCTTGTAGCATAGAAATAACACCAATGTATTTAGCATTTTCACCTTTGCTTAAAGAAAGTGCCCCATTTGCCTTGTAGAACTTATAAGTAGCCGTCCCTGAACTACCCATAAAATTATCAAAATCTACCGACTTATCTTCTTTAAAGGGGATTTCATATTCAACAACAATGTTCCCACTCTTAATATATTTATTTAGCGATATAGTCGCGCTCATGTGGATTTCAGCTGCATCAATAATAGATGTAAGGGCAGATTCATTTAAGTATTCTGAATTGATTTTATATACTATACCGAATTTCATTTTATTGTCGCTAAAATCAGTATACGTCTTTGATTGAGTCAACAAAGGCTTTTGAACATTAGCTTCATACATGGCAATTGATGTTTCAGAAACCAGCTTATTTACATATGAAGCGATTTTACTAGGAGACATAACTTCTACTGATGAGCCTTTACCCCGTGTTTCATGAATAGACATCCCTGCACTATTAAATAAACCATTGTATTCTTTATTATTTTTCATGCCATCAATTATGGAATATGCAAAATACTGGCCCTTCCCCTTATTAGGAAGAGACATGATTTCATCAATTGCTGTCTTAATCCTTGTGTTTCCTTCTAAATCCATGTATGCATTGTAAATAGGCTGCATGTCAGCAATTAGATTTTTTTCTTTTTGCCCAATACTATTAAATGTATGTCCTGAACTATTTTTTTGGACTTTAATACTATGCATCTGTTGTAAGTGATTTTCATTTGCCACAAATATCTTAAAATATGGATCTTTAAAATCCATTGGGAACAAGGCTGTTCTACTTCCTTCAATTCCGACCATATACTCTTTGTCATTTATACTGTATTCTTTTAAAGCTTCCCCTCGTTGAATTGCCCGCTGATAATACCAGCGCATTAATGCAAAATTGAACGTAGTAGAGAATGGATTGTAGTATTCATCTACATTATCTAAATCGAGCGGAATTTCAGGCATATACTGAAGAAAATCAAACTCTTGCATTGTTAAGACACAGGTTAATAATCTTGGCATGGATGGATTCGTGACGATTTGCATATTAGCCAAAGTAACAGCATCAATGTTCAAGATTCTGTTTATATAGTCATTTTCTATCGGTAAAAATGGTGTAAATTTAAATTGAGAAATCAGAGAGCGCAATCCGTTCATGTAGTAATTAACTACTTTACCGTTTGGAAGCTTGTCTTTGTATTGATAGCCATTAATACCTCTGTCTTCGTTAAAATATAGAGTTAGCTCAATCATCTTTTGAACCTTCTGATTGCCTCTAGTTATCGACCCTTTTCCACGAAGAATTGGTAATCGATCTTGTGTTGCTTGTTGGCTCACACGGATAGATGTCGGAGGAACAAAGAATGTACAGTCTCCTATCGTTACATTCCATTCTTTCAACTTGTCAAAATCTACATTGAAAATGTCTTTTTGAACTCTTCGTCTATCATCCATTTCTTTTGCGATTTTTGAATGGATATCAAAGACAATACGACTATTGTAATCATAGGATTGTAAATTAAAAATTTCAGCAGGTAACCCATTTTTAAGCTCATAAGAAGGATTATCATTAGCATCTGGAAGCACATTAGTCTCTTTGCTTTGGGTGATAACGTATTTTGCAAGGTTGATCCATTGATCATTCAATTTTATATAAGCTGAGCCCAGCCAACGGCCATTTTTGTCCTGTCCCCATTGATTATATCCAGAGTACTTAAAACGATTGTAGTCCTTTACTTGTGACCAATAATACTTTATTTTATCAATCCCTACGGAAGAGGAGTTTATACCTTCGTAGATGGTTGGATATTTTTGATTGCTTTCATTAAGACTAATACGATCAATCATAAAGTACACTTCACCATTAACAGCATGGATTAGCTTTTGTAATTTATCCTGAATTCTTTTTCCTTCTGAAATTCGAACAGGATCCTCCTCATCCATCTTTGTAAGCATTTTTACTTCTGAATATCCGCTGACTGAGCCAGGACCTTTTTCTGTATATTCATGCCATTTATTTATTTTTGGATCTGGTTTAAATACATTTATTTTAGTGTTTTCATCCATGCCATTTTTTCTTCTAATAATATAGTGACCCGAGTCTTTTTCAACACTACCATACGTAACCGTTTTGAATCTTGATGCCTCATCTTTATCTTCATACTCTCTGTAGTCCCAGTGTTCTACCTCTGGAGTATTGATACCTAAAAGACGGACGCTTATAGCAGCATTATCACTACTAATTCCCATTTCAATCATTTTACTTAAGAAATGGCCTGTAATTAATTTTTTTGTTTCTTCATTTCCAGCTTCTATCGTAGACACTTTAATGGGGAATGTATCCCCTTCAAAGTAGCCCATTTCTTTATCTTTATTGCTAGCCTCAACCTGACCCTTAAAAAAGATGACACCCTTGTCTTGATGATCCCCTAAAGTTAAAACAGGAGGGGCATTATAATAAAAGGACATCGCTACTTCATTATTTTCGTTTAGTTTCTCATCAACATCTACGTCTTCATCTTTATGGGTGTTTAGTTTATCCATCGCTTCTTTCAAACGCTTATAATATGGATCATTTACAGCGTTCATATAAAAATCACCCATATTTGGGTAACGGAAACGGTCTGTAGACAACATGTCTCTATCTACAGACTCGAATCCTTTAGATTCTATTCCTTTTAAATAATTTTCATCATTAATCTTCCCTAGTAAATCTGAAAACTTACTCATTTCTTATCCCCCTCTAGAAGTAAAAGGACTAAGCTAACATCCCTTGAATCATGCGTTCTATTGTACTATCTGTAATATTACCGCCTGAATTATTAATATTCATAGAAACGTTGACGTTAGTAGAGTTATAGCTTGTCACCATGGCTTGTCTAATTGCTTCTTCAGCGTGCTTTTGTCCTCTTGGAGTCGAGGCGTTTATATTGATTACATATCCTTGTTTCGGATTTGTTTGTAACAAAGATGTTGCATCATCTGTCATGATGGGAACATCATAAAGGATCTCATCATTTTCAACTGCAACAGCTGTCGCTGAAGGCTGAGAATGATACATCAATGTAGAGCCTGCCAAACCAAGTGCTCCGAATGCCAAATCTTTCCCATTAATACTAGACTGCGGTATAACGTTATGTCCAGACTCTACATGATAATCTGTTGTCTCGTTTAGACCAGAGGTAATGGGTGGAATCCAATTAATATGGCCTTTGTCTGATGGCAATGAATCATCGTGATTGAATAATTTACCACTTTCCATAATGCCGTCTCCCCGAACACTATCAGCTGCATTCCTTGGTAGATCCAGAAGTTTACTTCCTTCTGTCGAGATACTAGAGTCTTTTATCATGTCTACACTTACTTCGTTTTTTGTTTGAGCTGTTGTACTCAAGTAATTGTACATGTCTAGATTAGGTGCTACCCCTCTGTTATAGTATACTCCCTGATCTTCCAGTCTTAAAGAATTATAAGTCTCTTGACTATTATACCTTTTTTCGAACCCATCAACTAAGTCATTTTCCCAGTAAGGAGTGAATCCAACAACTTTTCTATATGTGTTATTAGAGTCTTTTGAATCCATGGAATTATCAAGAGTAGTCGTCTTATTGTACTTGGAAGACAGGAATGTCTCCTCAGATGGCTGTAGTATGTTTTCAAAGATACGATTACCTTGTCTTTGATTGTACTGATTTTTCAATACATCTGATACCAAGTTACCCATCATACGGACTGGTGAATGTATTTCACTTAAAGATTCATTAGCTTCTCCGCCATTGTATCTAAGTGAATCTCCGTCGATTTCTTGAACTACTTGCTGTAGGTAAGCTTGATTCCGACTATTATCACGGAAAGTACCCTCGGCCATATCAAGAGCCATATTATTATCATGTTTGGCATAATTATTTATTGCACTCTTTTCTATTGCTCTGAAATCGTCACCATATTGTTTTTGTAATTCTTGATTAAACTCTAAATGACTATTCTCTACGGTTAATGAGCGCTCAGCCATGTTCATTTTTACTGTATCGGCATTTGCCTTTGCAATGCTTGTTATGCCCCTCTTGATTCCTGCGTCAAGTGCGTATTGATCAAAACTACGTTGAGCATTCAAATCATTTAACCTTGTATCCTGAAGCTTCGGGAATTCAAACAAATTAAATGGATTGCTCTCAGCATCGTTGGCATGTAAAGGGGCACTGTAAGCATCTTTATTAGTTAATATTGCATCATCCGAATAAGAATTGACTTCATTTTTATAAGGGTTAGACATAAGCATAGTTTTTGTTTTTATAAAACTTTCAGGGCTAGTCGAGCTATATTGAGTCATGACTTGGACACCAGAACGTAATAGAGTGTTCATTTCGTTCTTGTCTTTTACACTAAAAGATTTTATGTTAACTTCTTTAAATAATTCCCTATTCTCAGTCAAGTCATTTGAAATACTATCGAAATCAAGAATTATACTAGCCTTTTGATGTTCTAAAATAGACTTACCATCGACCTTAAAATTCTTCTTTAATAATTCAAGTTCATAGGATGGTAAGTTGACAATGTCTTCAAAATTCAACAATGCTACTTTTCCAATTGCAGGGTTCTCTAGCTGGATTTCTGAAACCTGACTCAATGCCCCTTCTTCAGACGTAGCATAGTTATACATCAATGCATCGATCTTTTGAAGGTTAGTCTTGATGGAATGTCTATGTCGCTCATAGGCATTCTCTTCAAAGCCTACAATTGGATCTCGTATTTCAGAAATAAAGCGAGCTGAATATTGAATGTCCTTCAAACGTGTATAAATATCGTCCTGTGTATTGGTGTCTTTACTTTGAGAAGGAACAACGCCAATAGCTAGTTTATTACCACTTATACCAGCATCCTTTAAAATGTCCTCATCAATGCTAGACAAATCGATAATCGCATTCTGGTTATAAAGGGAGTTAAATACGCCATCCTTGAAGTATAAAACATCTTCACCTGAAGTGAAGTCAATATTCATCAAATCAATATCTTTAAAACTAAAGTCTTGATAGTTTTTCAGCTCATCTTCATTCATTCGTCCTGTATTGTAATCTACGGCTACTCTATTTGCTTCAGAAGAATACGCATCTAAGACATTGACATTCCTCTCAGAAGCCTGTACCGCTCCTTGAGCAATAAGTCTTCTACTCTCTTCTGATAACAGATCGATACTGACATTCTCGTTTTCAATCAAGTCTTCGGAATTCAATTTGCCCTTCTTCTGAACAATAATATATTGCAGATCATCACTGTTTTGAGCAAACATATCTTTCTGGACAGTTTGAACAAATGGTTCTAGAAATGTCTTGCTATGGAATTCATCTCTCAAAGCAGCTTTTTCTCTATAGATTTCATACACTTCTTGGAATCTCTCATCAAGTTGTTTTGGTGAAATCTCAATGAAACCATTATAAATTTTATCCATAATAAAGTGAGGTTTTTCATGAGTAAACTTGAAGTCCTCCGAACCTTTATCGAATGTGCCTTCTCTCATAGAGTCGAGTTTGACTGCCTCAGTGAACCTTGTGTAGTCATCTACAAGTGAATTAGAAGAGTTATCGACAACAAATTGATTGTAGATCTGACTGTCATCTAAGGAGCTCATCTGAGGCATTGCAGGGCCTCTATAAAGAGTCTCTAAGCCCTTCCCTACAGTTCCATCATAGACGCCCCTTAAGCTGTTTTTGCCATTCTTAACCGCTTGCTCATCAGCATATACACGACTAATTATTTGACTTGAATCTAATTTGCTAGCTGTTATATCGTTGACCGCTTTATTATTTAAATACAGAGCACCGTCAAACTGTTCAGACATGACGTAGGTCTTGCTAAGCTTTTCGAAGTACTTATCGTTAATTTTCTTGATAATACTTAGGATCTTCTCAGTATTCAGATGGTCAGGGGTTGACATTAGTGAGTTGCTCTCACCTTCGATGTTTTCAGTACCAGATAGCTCACTTCTAAGACTCGTCACTTTCAGGTCATTAAGCCCTGTATAAGTAAAAGCCTCAGCCCTGTCTTCAATGTTTATCGACTCTTTTACTGGATCAACATAGTACTTCAAAGTATAGAGTTCACCAGCGATTTTTTTGAAAGCATTCTCGTCAACCACTTTAAGATCTCTGTCCGTAGCATATTGAAGAACAATTTTTTTCACTTCATCTTCACTTGCAAAGATATCGGATAACTGAGAGAAGTATCCCGAGTGAATAAAGCCATCAGTAATTTCGTTTAATCTATCACGGTATGCCATCTCTGTTATGGAATCAAAACTCTGCTTATAGGATTTACCTTTACGATATTTGAACTCGATTTCGCCATTTTCTTTGACCCGAACCTCTGGAACCATTTCAGAGAATTCTTGTGTTTTCTTGATGTTCTCTACCGAAATTTGATGATCGTCAAACAGCTTACGAAGGTTATACATTCGTTGATATTCGTTTGCTAGGAAAATCTCTTCCCCTAATGGAGAAGAGGTAACAGCGCCACCTTCGTAAATATTTCTGATTTGATGTAGTCGTTCTGAAACCAATTGATATTCCACAATTGTGGTAGAATTGTACACTCTTTGTTTAAATTCTTCTGATCCAACATAGGCACGATTAACAATTGCCTCCATTTGAACGAGTATGTCTAAGCTATTTATTTGTCTGTTGGGGTAGGTCATCCCCACAGACGTTCTTGAGCTTAACCCCGGTTGCTCCGTACTCTTTAATGCACTGCTATCGGTACTTATTTTACCAATAATATTTAGATCTTCTTCTTGTCTAAGATTATAGTTTCGAGTAGAAATTTCGAATAGACGATTTGGGTCTTTGTAGGTTTCCATACTGTATTGGTTGTTCTGATATTTTACAGTTTTGTCAACTGCCAATTCAGCTCTCGTACGGTTAAACCATACATCTAGATTGTTGCGTACCTCAACTGAAACTCCGACTTGATTAAATACATGCCCCATAATATCTTTGCGGTACTTAACGTAAATACCTTTAGCAAAGTCATTCATCTTGTCATAGTGGAATCCCTTTTTCCTGATCTGTTCTAGGAAGTAATCCTTTTCTGTGCGTGAGATTTCATTGTCAACAGTGCCGAATCTCACATTATCAATGCCTGGAATATGGGCTAGGCTATTTACAAACTCTTTCTCAGCTAAATTGCACATTGCATTTGATCCATATTCGTTCAAAGGCTGACCTATGGAACCTTCGTTTAGCTCTGCAGCAATTCTTGAAATATAGCCTTGAATAACATTGATTGGATCAATGCCCCGTTTTTGCTGCGCTACAACAGAAAATTCCAATGGCCATACATTCTTTAAAGCCATGCCAACGTCAGATCTTAAATTGATTTGACTAGACGTTAGTTGTGAGCCATCATGTGTCCTATCAACATCTAGGTGAGTCATTAAGTTCATGTAATTACAGCCTACTTGTGTATAGATGACACCATCCATGATTCTCTCTCTCGGAACATCTGAAAGGTCTATTTGCCGATCGCCATCCTGAATCGCAAATAGTCCAATGCCTCTGTCAAAATGAAGAAACATGTCTGTCACACTAACACCTTTGATGATTTCTTTAATCAATAACATATAATCACGTTCACGAATCTCACGAGCCTTAGAGATCCAGTTGATCTGTTGATCCGTGTAACCGTACTTTTTGAATTCTTCACGATTGAATTTATCCATCAAGATATTAGTTACGATATCCAATGCAACCGTATTTAATCGGTTCTCATTATCAGGCTTAGAAATACCTCTGATATCAATAATTGTCCCTGGCTTGTGTTTCTTAATTGTATCAACACATTGCTTCACTACGTTCTTGTAATCAAAATTACTTTCCATTGTCTTATAAATATCAGGTATGCCTATATTTGTTGGATTTCTTAGCGGTGTGATGTAACCAACGCTAGGAACTTCTTTACGAAGCTCTTTCAATTGTTCTATAAAGTCTCTTGCAATAATGTAAGGGGTATTGTTGTCCATATACTCTCTTACGTTCCATTTACCAATGACTTTATTTTTGACCGCAGCCCTATCCATTAACATGACCAAACGTTTTTTTAATTCAGTAGAATCTCCGATGTATTTGTCATCAACGATTGTTCTAAGCAGGTTACTTTCGCCATTAGTAAGATTAACACGCAAAACATCTTCGTGTAGGCTATGAATAGCCATTTGAGATAGTGGAATCCCTTGCTTTCCATTGTCTTTCATAGAGATTTCGAAATAATCATTATCTATTAGTCTAAACACATTCTTAACGTCATCTTGTTTATTGGTGATTGTTTCTATTTTCGAGATCGCTACGTCCATAGCTGCCTTAAATAAATAATTTCTCTCTGTATCGTTTGCACCAAGCTTATTTACGTTATTAAAGATACTTTCACCTATCGGCTTTATTCCAGTGAAATAATCAATCAAAGAAATAGCATTGTTTACGCATTTTAAATAGAAAATCTGACTACCTTTATAGTCTTTTAAATTAAGAATCTCATGAAGCAATGCAATATTTTTTTCCTGTTCAATTTGAGACAGAGGAATATTTTTTGCAATCTTCTCGGCGATAGAACGGCCATTTTCAATTGCTTGTTGAATAACTAATCTTCGCTTTTCTTGTAAAGATGCAGAACTTGAGATAGCTTCAACTTCCTTGTTGATAAAATCAACAAAATCACTAATACTTTTAAATTTATCAAAGTCCATATCCTGAATTATACGGTTGGCATTATCGACTACGTCTTTTTGAGCTCCACTTTTTATTACATCTTTGATAAGATTACCTGTTTTTTCTTTAGAAATTTCTAACTTATCATTGCCCACTTTTAAAGAATAAGGCTCAAGCAATCTCTGTACACCTTTTTTTAATTGGAACTGTCCAGCTTTATCCTTTTCTGCATACATCACCATATTGTTATTGAAAAAATTTTGCATCTCTTTCATTGGTGCAACAATAAAGGAAATTTCATCATTCTTTAGGATATCTGTAGCCGCTCTAGACTGGCCTTTATATTCAGACACGGCACTCATCTTAACAGCTATAAGTTCATTCACAGCTAGAGCAGGATGAGCCTCACGCATAACCTCGATATATCGTCCAAGATGCTCATTTCCTTCACTTCCATGTTGCTCAATAGCCTTTAAACTAACAATACCTTCAACTGTGTAAGTCCTGCCTTTTTTAATAAAGTACTCGTTAACTCCTTTGTTGAATATAACATGATCACTTGTAGGCGTATTCTCCCCTAGTCTGTTAGGATGAACCACATATCCATCCATCGTGTAAAATTGTCCATCGAGAGGGTCAACTCTAAAACCAATGATCCCATCTTGGTTCCCATCGATTGTTCTTGTACCGTAAAATAACTGGGATCCATTCCCTTTGATTTTTCCGAAAATATTTTTATGATTAATTTCTTTACCCGCGTTAAGAGCATAATCAATAATATTTTTTTCTTCCACACTCTTACTAAGTACCTTAAATGTCTCCTTAGCATTACAGATAGTTGTATGCGTTTCAGAGCTAGCCATACGTTGCTCTAGTTCCCCTGCAGACAATCCAAAGTTAGATACTGCTTTATGCGAAGATGGCGAAAGTCCATATTTCGCAAGCATGGCTCTAGTATCTTGACTTAGATAATCTTTTCTAAAAACTCTATTATCCATTGCATGCTGCATTAGTGGAAATATATCAGCAATTCTGTGACGTCCAATATTAATGTTTGTACTTCCGCCTTGTGTGCGTATATAGTCTTTCACTTCTTTTCTTGCACTGGAAAAATACTGGTTTAACCAAGGAATACCGACATTGATAATGTCGTGACCTAGTATACTTTTCTTTGTTGTTTGTATTTCCAAGATGGCGTCGCTAAGGTCTTGCTCCCACTGCATAAGACCGTTAGCAAGCATCGTTTGTCTTTGTCGTTCCCCAATATCTCTTGCTTTTTTGATACCTTCTTTAATTGTTGCAACGGTCATCTTAATGTCTTTTTCGTTCATTCCGCCTTGAACAGCGAAACGGCCAGCAACATTTGAGTCCTCTACAATATCAAATCCACTGCTACCTAATTTTGCAAAATATTTTAATATGGTCTCTTCTAAGTTCGTTAAATTCATTGGATTTGCTTTGTACTTATTCAAAATAGATTGGTATTTCATTTCTTCTTCTTGAGAAGTGATACCTACGTACCCTGTGACAGTTTTACTAGCATTCTTAGCGTTAATGTTGTCGTAAGTCAGGAAAGAAAATTCCGTAATCTTATCTAACAATTGTTTGCCGTTTTGATTTCTACCACTAAACGTCTCTAGATCAAACGACACGATACCTTCGTTGTTTTCTCTTAAAAAATCAATAGAGCGTTGTACAGCACTAAAGCTAGAAGATGTTTTTGCATGTTCATTAAAAGCATAAGCGAATTCCTTAGTAGCTTCGATAGTTTTCAACATTGCAGACTGGCTAGACTGATTCTTGTTAGAAAATGCATCTACGATGTTTTGGGTTAAATCAAAGTAAAGATTACGTTTCAGATTTACATTATCTGTTATTATATTTCTAGCTTTTATGCTTTGCGCCCCTCGAAGTATAGAAGATTCGATGGCGTACAGATTCTGATTTGCAAGGTTTGAATTCAATATTGGTGCAATTTTATTATCGCGGTCAAATATAAATGCTCTAAGATTATCTATTGAATTGAAATCAAGGTTGCCTAACTTGGCTTTAGCAATTTCTGATTTAAGTTGAGCATCCATAATTATTTTTAAATTGTTTGTTCTTAGGCAGTTTTTTAAGTGGAAAAATTGTTCAGCCATTTCTTTTCAACTCCGTTCTAAACTCTCTATCTTTTTATTACTTGTCATCGAACAACTAACTACTACAAAATGCAAAAACCCAGACAAAACGTCTGGGTTAAAAATTCAGTAAGTCTTGAATCTTTTTCTCTATATATTGGGTATTACTAGAAGTATTCATAATATTAGCTTTGACTTCTACTCCCATCTTTGAGGATGGAGAAACGTTCACATCGACTCCTACAAGACCCATCCCTTTTAAGATAGTATTAATTGAAGCGACTAAATTCAAAGAGTTCGTAGATCGTTGTGATTTGATGTTTGGTATATGATTAATGCCGGCATTTAAAGATTGTGACTCATGATAGCCGTAGTCTCCTAGGAGCATTCCTTCGTTTTGGATCGTTTTCACATTTACATTTTCAAACTCATTTTCTTGTCTCCAAATGGGACTAGGTAAATGCTTTTCGCCAACAGAGATCCTATTTACTTCTTGATCCATTGGTTCTTGTCTCCAAGTATTCATTAATTTCTTTTTTGTGTAAGAGGAGTAATTCTTCAGTGTTTTTTCTTGTTTCTCCAGTCCTTCTTCAAAGAAATTATTCTGAGGAGCAGCACTAATTAATTTTGCCCAACTAGTACTTCTGCTCGTTCTGTAAATTGTAGCTACATTCGTAATATAGTCTAAAGGTTCTTTAATTTCAGAAGTATGAGGACCTTTTAGCTTTTCTTCGATCTTTTGATACGATCTTGCTTCATACTCGTCAGTAATAGCTGTTTGTGTTCCTTTAGTGTCCTCCGTTTTTAATCTTAGTTCAGAATTCCTCTCAGATGCTTTGCCATCCGCTATGATGCTTAACCCAGAACGTACTTCATCTTCTTTGATTACTCCTAGACTTGCCATTTGACTATTAAACATTGCTCTTCGGTAAACGTCAGAGTTTGCCCCTAAGATTTCTTCTAATGCAAGCGTGCCTAATTTACCTATATGAGTAGAGCTGATATCTCCGGAATTTGTAACATCCGAGTAGATATTGTACTCTTCTAAACTTAAGAGTCTTTTGCTAATTGTTAATTCATCATTGATAAACCTTGAATATTCTATGAGTCTGTCTTTTAATAGAACTTGTTGCATGTTATCTTCATTTCGAGCCTTTTCAATGATTGCCTTGTTTTCAACTTCAATCAGAACTTTGGAATCTCTATCATCTAGAAGATTTATGCGATTATGTTCAAGCGGAATAATTGACTCTTCATCTGTTGTAATTTGAGTAAGTCCCCATTTTGCCGTACTGAATGGCGTAATGAAAGTAGTTAGTGGTGCACCTTCCATGTTACTCCATCTAACCGTTTCCTTTTTAATGGCAGTTTTCCATTTCTCTTTATTATTCAACTCGCTAACAATATTCATTGGAGAAATCATCTTATTCTTATCAACACGAATCGGTATGGAGATATTCAAATCATTCAATAAGTGAATAGTTTCTTCTCCATTTCCTTGTTTTACTTTTCGAGCTTTATTTAAATACCAAATAGCAAACTTGATAGCTCCCTCAACAATCTTAAATGTATTGCCATTAGTGTGTTCAGTGCTAAACGGTGTGTCTGCCAGGTGTAATTTAGGTTCCTCAATTTCTGTAAAGTCTAGGCTTACTTCCCCCAGCACTCTAGATGAAATACCAGAGGCCTTAGATAATAACTTTCTACCGCCATCTTGATATAAAAAAACTGCGCCAGCCCCAACGGCTAACGCAGACTGTGCGGTAGATAGCTTGTTATCCAGTAACCTTTTATTGGCCTTGTCTTTTAATTCATCTGGCAATGCTATCACTCCTTATTAGAACCCTGGTCTAAGTGCAGGGGATACAGAATCAATACTGTCAACCATTCCTGCTTCACCTTCAGTTAGAATTGTATCACCAAAAAAGTTGATTTCTGGAAATTTTTCCTGAAGTTTTCTCATTTCTTCGAGTTTTTCAGGTGTTAATTTATTATTCTTTGTGCCACCTCTTATTGTTGTTTGATCATCTTTTGGCGGTTCAGGCATACCCTCTAGTTCTGGAGCAAATTGCTCTGTTTTTTCATAGAAAGATTCCATTTGAACATTTTGATCAATAAATTGCAAGCCACGCAAATTATGAAGCTTCCATTCTGCACGAGACAAATATTTTGTTGTTTTCTCTATATCCCATGCTTCGATTTCTTCAATATCGAATTGAGGGAATGCCTCATTAATAACGCAAGTAATCTGGTTTTCTAAATCGAACATCTCATTTCTGTAATAACTCAGCACATTCTTTCTAGATTCAATAGAATCAAGGAAGGAGTTCTGCAGTATATTTTTACATAAAATATCTGGAAGACCAGCGCTACATTCATTAAAGTCAAATTCTTGTGGCCAAAGTGTACATAAAGAACAAACTATGTCTTGCTTTTCAAGATCAGATAAATCTTCATCTCTTACTATATTTTTCCATTCAGATCTCCCTAATGATCGATAGAAGAAGACAGTACTTTCTATCTCTATCATAAACACATTTCGATGTTCCTCTTGAAGACCCAAGAAGATTTCTGTTAAATCAAGGAAGTCCCTTGTTGGTTTGGTGAATTCTTCATAGTTTTGTTTAATCTTCACAAAGACCACCCCTAATTAAAGCTCTTCTGTTTCAGATGCATCAAAGCCAGATTTAAGGATAGCACGATCGGATATCTCTCCTGCTAAACCTGCATATTCCTCAATACGCTCCGACATATCACTAGGATAAAGTGTTACAATGCCAGCAATGATGTTTTGTCTTAAGTACACATTTGCATCGGGATTTTCTTCTGATCGATAGCTCATTGCATCTACGTACTCACGACGTCTTAAACGTCGCCATATATATGTCTCATCATCTATTACGGTTTTAAAAACCTTACCGTGCTCAGCCTTCCAAGCTGCAATCTGCTCGTTTGTTAATTCAATTTTAACTGGAAGTTGTGTTGACTGCTCAAGCATATGTTCTTGAACTATTTCCTCGTTTTCTACTTGTATTAGTTCATCATGTAATTTCATGTCTTTCCCTCCTAATATGTCATTCCCTCAAATAAATATTACGTGTTGCAGCTATCTATTTAACATTAGATAAACAGATTGCAGAAACTAGATGGATATATTCCGAACATCCCTTGCTATAAATGTATAAGTTTCCGAAACCGGCTGTCCATTTTGATCTAGATTTAACATACTTGATACCAAGTAGACACCCTCGAGCATTACGTGCTCTGTCTTAGCAGACAATGAACTAGCACGTCCAAACATGACATCAATATCAAATCCTGTAAACCAAAGTGGCCTTTTACTTTGCCGAATTCCCTCATAGTTTGTGGACGTATATGAGTTATTACTTTCACTCTTATTGTTCGAATGGTTTGGAGCAGAGGATTGTCCAGCAATCACATCAGTTTCTTCACCATCGTCATCTTTTGATACCTTCTCTCCCAAAAGTTGAACTGTACTACTCTCAAGCTTCTGTAGCAACTCGCTTAAATAATTAGATTTAGTAAAGTTAATAGTAAATTGACCATTTATAATCCTACTACCAATAGCCATCTCATCATAGACATAAGAATTATAGCCATAGAGAGGCATAGCGTTCTGCTGAATTGTATATGCAATATTAGTAATTTCATCGATATAAAAATCACCAAAATAAATTTCAGCGTCGATAGATGAATAATAGCGTTTATTAGTCGTCGCGTGCTTGTTAGAGCCCTGTCTTGTCCCATTTAAAGAACTTACATAGTTAACAAAATCAGGCCTATTTCTTATACCGTACATGGACATCGTCTATCACCTCTATTTCAAGTCCCCTATTAATGTCAATCACATTTTTATTTTTGCCCCCAATCAACGCATAATGCGAAGATACATTTTCATTTAAATCTAAAAATTGTATGATTGCATACTCCTCCGGAATGTCAAAGTACGCAGGATTTTTAATAATGTATTTGGATACTCTTTTGGTGTAATCATTAAAAGAATGGACGATCAAAACAAAATTCCTCTTCGTTTCAGGAATTGTCATTCTTCGATTCCACTTAGAGAACTTTATATTAGACTCAAAGAATGAGTCTATCTTGATGTCGTTCTTTGTTAAGACTTCATATATGGTACTAATAACGGTATGAACTGTTTCCCATGTGCCTAGTTTAAACAGTTCTTCAATTAATCCAGTTAACCTCGTAATACGATTAATACTATCTCCAGATAAAGTGTAATAGTCGACTATCAGTTTCTCGAATTGTTCCTTTTTCGCATTATTAACCTTTTGAACGATTACCTCTTTTTCTTGGTGAACAAAGTAGTCATGGAGGATTGTACTATGATCTTCAAATACCTCTTCTGGGAAGATTATATTAAATTCGCTCACTTTGTCGCCTTGATGATTCTCAATCCACACTAGATATGTTTCATCTCTAAGTAAGCCTGAATCAAATACTTTTACTGCGATTTCATTTTTCTTGATCTCAGTTTTGAACCAATATTCACGATTTACAAATTGCTTCTTCGTTGCTACACATAAATAGATAACTTCCTGAAAATCATCAGCTAAGAAATAATCTTCGAATTCAAAAATGATCTCATCTTTGTTGTCTATAATTGTTGGTGAACCGTAACGTGATGAAACTATGCTTTCTGAAGATAGTAGATGAATTTCTTCCTCAATTTCTTCTGGAATACCAGAACTTGAAATGCGACCTCGCTGTATAAGATAATTCATTCGCTCTTCATTCAACCTTGTTTCTTTCCATTTTTCCGTACGAGAGCTAGCAGGAATTGTGGTTAAAACTCTTGAAGAAACAAAAAGGTCATCATGATAGCCTTCTATTAAATAGATTTTATGAGGATCAAGAACAATGCTAGTCTCTCCAACTATTTTTATTGCTTTCTTGAAAATTTTTTTATCTCTATCAAGCCTATAGACTATGACTTTATTAATCTCATTATTTGGTTTGATTTTGCAATCGAATTGATTTTCGATGTACCATGTAGTAGCTGTTTCCGTTTTTACGGCTTGGTTATAGATAGCTTCAAATTTAGTGAGGATTCGTTGATAGTGTAGGATATTTTCTTTAGATCCATTCCTCAGTAAATCCACAAGGATTTCGTGGAGAGATAAATCAGACTCTTTATAATCTATTAGAGCTTGGGCAATAAGTTCTTCGGTTTCCTTATTATCTGACAGGGCTTTAAAAGCTTCTAAGCTTCTCATATCTTTAATACGAAAATATACTTCCATACCGCTCTTTGGATGAAGAATTTTATGTGTACCTGGTATATTTGGAGCTGTAATTAGACTCCCAATTTGTTGAAAATCTACAGCTTCATTATTGATATAATATTTAATTTCTTCGATTTCTCGATTTAAAATAACTTCGATTTCTTTATATTTTGAAACAGAAAATGCTCCTAGCTGTTTCTTTAAATCGGTCGCTCCAGATTTTTTGAAAAAACCTTCTTTTACAATGGAAAACGGGTAGACGTCACTTCGGACAACAAATCGATAATCAGACTCCTCCACCAATGCAGCAACTTTCGTATCTGTGATTCGACCTTTGCGTGTTAGATTCCCTTGAACATTGTAGAATTCAATTGAGTGTCCCATTTTATTCACCTCACTTTAATTTGAAAATAGAATATGATTTGAGCTTTCTTTTATTTTTGGTGATGATTCAGTTGACTCAGTATTCACAAGGGAAGCAGCTATTGGCTTAGCAGAACCGCTTTCTGCAATTGCGTAAGTGTTCTTTTGAAGATAATATTCTGACGCTTTACTGCTTCCATAAGAAGCTGATCCTGAACTATTTGTTAGGTATTCAATATCTGTTGCGACGAACTGATAAGTATTCTCTGTATAAACATCATTAACAGACATAACATTTCCTTCGTTGACAATACGAATCTGATAGATTGCTAATCTAGCTTTTTGACCATATTCATTGGCCATACTAATTGTAATATTGAATGGAGGCAGTTCATCCATAATGATTAGTTGTGTGCCATTGTCTCCTAAGCCATCGTTGGCTACCCTTAATATTTCATGAGCCATATGCTTATCAAACATAGCAAATACAAGAGAGCCAGCAATAGTTCGTGGACCATACACATAATCTTTTGCATTAACAGAACCTATCGAGCGTACAGGGGCTTTATCCATATGAATTGAATAACTAATTGTTTGAAGCTCTCCAATTACACGAGAAACTTTGATGGTTTCTCCATTCTTATTTGGCAAAGCAATATCGATGGTTGCTACCATGTCACAGCCACTAAAACTGGTATACGTTTTTTTATATATAGATGTGCCTTTTCCTACAAAATCATTTGCCATATTATCACCTCTAAACTGTATTACTTGTTTCTCATTATGTATAAACAAAAAAAGAGCGAGGCTTTCACCACGCTCCATGTATAAATTCTTGTTTAAGAGGTAACAATAGAACCATCAGCATCAACAGGACGCATGTAATCTACTTTTCTTGCAACGAACGTACAAGCCTTTTCTGTAGTTACAGAGTCAATCGAGAAACCTGTTCCTTCGTTTAAGATCTCTAAGCCATAAATAACGAGTACTGCTTTTTGTCCGTATTCGTTGGCGAACGAGATTGTAACATCGAATGGAGGCAATTCATCTGCATATAATGGTGCAACATTCTCTTGAGTAATTCTACGAGTGCGCTCTTCTGCAGTTGTGTCCTGAATTTTACCAGACATAACTTTGTCCCATTCATCGATTGTCATCGGCGTATAGGCCGTGTTTGTTGCTGGATCGTTCGGATTACTACCGATACGAGTTACATTTGATTTAATTGCTTCAATTAGAGCATCTCGGTCAAAAACTGTGAACACTAAGGTTCCAGCGATACCACGTTTACCTCTACTGAATGAACGCGGCTCTGGAGATCCCATCGTATAGACAGGAGCTTTTTCCCTACTTACAGAGTAAGTAATTGCCTGAAGTTCACCGATAACAGTGTCTCCGAATGTTGCAACAATGTCGCAACCAGAGAAAGTTGTATACGTTTTTGTATATTGAGAAGTTACACTTTCTGCCATCTTTAATTCACTCCTTAATTATTTAATAAGACAGAAGGGAAGAGGCTCCCTTTGTCTTTTATAGTTGATCCTTGACTTTAATGCGGTTACGAACCTCACGGATTTCATAGATCGGCACGATATTGTAGTCAATATCGATATACGCGAACTTCATCACTTTTGGATCAACAACTAGATTGAACTCATAAGCTTCAATTAAGGTACCTTTGATTTTCTCAAGACCTGATTTAATTGCAGTGTGTAATGAGTTACGATTCGCTTGGTTATTTTGTTTACCAATGAATGGTTCTGAAGCTTCACGGATAAGCTGCTCAACGCCACCGATAATACGAGTTACATTTAATCGACGGAATGGCGACTCTACAGGTGCCATTGTAATACCATCAGTAACTACCAGACCTTTTGTATAAGATTGCTTGATCGTCACATAACCTTTTTGAGTTAAGCGAGTTAATTGATAATTTGTTAACTCAAAATCAAGTTCACCTAACAAAATTGGTTGATTTGTTGAAGATTGATCTAAAGGTAGATTAGAAACCATACCTGCATAACCTGCAGCACCATTCGAGCGAAGAAGTTCTCCTTCATCTGTATAGAAAGGATACTGAGTAAACACGATAGACACGTTTTTACCGATTGGGTAAGGCATATTGTTACGGTCTAACATGTTGCGACCAGCAGAAGTTTTAGCATATAGATCGAAATCTAATTCTAATACTTCGTCGATACGTTTAGCTACACTAGCAATTGATCTATTGTTTAAAGTAGCTACGCCCATAATTCCGTGAGTTGGTGCTGTCTTTAAAGACGTATACGTACAATGCTGAGCCAATTGGCGAGCGAAATTATCATTTGTCTTATATGGAACATATAAGTTGTAGTTGTATGCAACTTCGCGGTCTTTAGGTAATAAAACCGGTTTAAGCTTATTGCCACCTGCAGTGAACTTATCTTCCAGTTTTTCTGTAGCTGCTGTCACACCAGAGCCAGTTGTAATTTCGATTTCCATAACATAATCATCTTTGAAAATAAGGCCTTCTTCAGCAATAGAGAACTTGAATAGGTGATTTAAAGAATGACTCTGATTAAGCAATTCAACAAACTCTTCTAGAGTAACGCTGTTCAAAATACCAGACTGAATAATAACTTCATTTACCTCAAAATCATTCGATTGAGAGAAAATAATGGTTTCGTCTTCGTTCTCAGACATCATAGTCTGAATATCGCCAAGCATTGAAACATGCTTTGAATTCGCAATAAATTTTCCGGTATTATCCAAATTCAATTGAAGCACGTATACTCGAGTATTGTTTTCAGATAAAATGAATTTTTCGTTAGAACTAATTACTCCAGGGAATAAATCTGCTTCCGTTGCTTTTCGATAAACACGAACAGGGGACTCATCATATGCTGTAGTTGGAGTAGTAGTTAGAACGTAGATGTCTTCTTCAACAATTACAATTCCGTTTGTTCCACCAATATTTGTTTTTTCGTATAATCCGCTATCATAGATAGAGTAGATAGCAATTTCTCCTGTTTCTGTTTTGAGAAGCGGATCAACCAGCTTCTTCGCCACAACAGTACCGTTAGCAGGAGCTACCCCCTGAGACAGTTGACCTTCATCGAAGAAAGGAATTGCTGTAAATACTTCGCCACCGTAAATTGCATCTGCATTAGCCATAGTTGCTGAATCAGTAATGTTAGAAATATTGAACTCATATTTCTTTGGCAGAACAGGCGCTTTTGGATCAATAATTGGAGTTACCTCAATTAATCCTTCTAGAATTTTTGTTGAAACCGGAGAAAGAACCAAGAAGTCTTTAGGACGTGGTAATTTGCCAACAATTTTTTCATCCGCGTTACCACATGCTAAGACACGATATTTAGCATTCATATTTTCAAGCATAGAGTAGATGCCATCTTTGATTTCTTTAACACGATTTACGTCTGTTGTTGGTGTTTCCTTAATTTTCGGAACTAACTCGTTCCCAGAAGCATCTGCACGGAATTCAGCACGAGCGGTTACAGCAAAACCTGAACCTAGGCGTTGATAGATATCAAATGCATCAATATTGACTTCTTCGTAATCTTCATTGTTTTTACCGAAGACACGGTCAACAAGACCAGTAGTTTCTAAGAAGTCAAAATGCTTAGTAGAGAATACCTCTACATTTTTTAGCTGCTGTGCTAAAACCTTGTTGTCTTTAGCATATATCGGTAAGTTAGAATTTACATCTGTGTTGTATGCAAGATCTTTATAGATCATTCCGTTAAAGCCTTGATATGGCTTACTAGAACCATCTGTTATTAAGCGGTAGTTAATGTGTGTGTCTGGCGTAATGTGGTTAACGTCACGACCAATGAAGTACGCACCAGGGAACAGAGATCCAAGCAAAATTTGTCGTGCTTCGAAGTCAGAACTTGTTACTTCTAAACCATCATTATCGACAATCCCTAAACGAACTACGTTATTGTATGGGTGGTCGTTAACAACTGAAATGACGTCAACTAAAGAAGAATCTTTTGTTAAACCGTAATCAAGATTTAATTTTAGTTCAAGGACAATAGTGTCATTTTCACTTACGATGGCTCCTTGCATTTTTTCAACGATTGTAGCACGTTCAGCTGGCTTAAAGATTTTGATTTTCTCTTCGCCTTCTTTATTATCATAGACCATAAAGAAGTCTTTTGCCTGATTAGTAGGGTACGTACTGCGTAAGCGCAATTTATAAATTGAATCACTATTAAACTCAAAATCCTTTGAAGCTTCTTTACCGCTGATACGCACAGCATAGATTGTGCGAGACCCCTTTTGGTAAGCATCTTCAATAGCAGAAACTAGAGTCGCTGCTTTTTTACTCCCAGATTCGTATGTCTTACCAAAGATGTATCGAGCATGCTCTGGGTTGTAGATTGGAACAGGCGTGCCTACAGGACCACTGAATGCCGTACCGACAACTACCACTGAATCAGTAGTACCAAATTGACTTGAATCGTAGCCGTAAGAGTAATCGGACTCTACTTCAGTAATAACGCCTGGCAAGAATGTTTCATTGTCGATTAAACTCATTTTTTACTTCCTCCCTTAAATTACTTGACTTTACTTAATGAAGATACCTTCAATGTCCGAATCAAACATAACGAATAGTTTTTCAATCTCAACATAATAAACTAAGTTACGAACAGACAGAAAATGACGATAGACATCATACTCTTTATCTGTTAGGTGATCTTCAAATAAAATTTCTGCTACACCGTTCTTTTTAAAGTAATGAGTGTAGGAAAAAATTAGGTCTTCAAAGACATTCATTACTCTATCCGCTTGCGTATATTCACTAGCTATTATATTGAATTGGATATAAGATTTAAATTTTTGTCCATAAATGCGCCCATGTCTTTTATCTTTGTCGCTTTGAGCCACCTCAGAAATGGATGATTCTCTTTCTCTGGGTTTCAACTCCATCAACGTTTTTCTTGATAACACCTTATATGTAATATAAGGATGATCAAATTTTTTATTCGGGTCACTGGACAATCGTTTTCCTTCATCAAAGACAAACTCTACTTGATCTTCATTCATTGCCTTAGATACAACTTTTCCAATCATTTGAATGAAATCATATAAGTTAGCACTTTTATTTGCTTTTAGTGGGGGAATGACTTTTTGCTCGTGAGAAAGAATCATTGATTTTTCAACAATGTTATTAATAACATTATCCTCTTGTGCTAACAGATACTCTAGGTTGTTTGTAAACAAATTATTATCTGTTTTTTCCATTACTTCACCACTAATCTATATTTTTCTGTTGTACTTTTTGGCCATATAGATACTGTGCTCTCAACTCTACCTACCCCTACGTCTTCCTTGTAAAAGACAACAGTTTCAATCTCAAATTTTCGAATAATCCAATTAGTTAATGATTCAAAATACGTCTCTATCTCTTTTTCTATTAAAATTTTCTGATGAGGAGTATAGAGTTTTCCAGTATATTTTGAAAGATCATAGGTTCTTGATATATATTTTAAAATGCGATCAACAAAGACGGATTTAAATATCGGATTAAATTTTTCGAAATTTATTAAGTTTTCTATTGTTGTCTTAGTCTGGAAGTTATTTTTAAAATAGACAATAGGGAACTCTCCAACATCAAAATCATCCATGTCGAATACTACATCTAACTCTTTAATAGATGGATATTCTCCTAAATCTGTTGTTGTGAGAATGCTTGCTAAAACAACATTGCTGTATGGATAATCTTTTAAATTGTTGGCTACATAGATTAAGTTATTACCTTTAGAGCCAGTATTCACTACGCCTGTAATAGGGCCGCATTGTTTTTTCATTTCATCTAAATAAACATCAATATCCTCGTATAAGCTTGCATGCTTATCCGTTAGAATAAGAGTCGAATCATTAAAAACAGATGCTCTCTCTAAGTAATCTTGTGCATAATAAACACGCTTATTTCCTCTGTTTAAGTCATAGAAATAATCAGAGATATAGAGATTTACAGGAGTAATGTAAGCAAAATCATACTGCTTTAATATATCTATCAAATCAATATAATCTACTTTTTCTTTCAAATTCAGTAGAAAGACAAACTCTGCCTGAAACTCTTTTGCGGCGTCAAAGGCATCAATCAATTTGCCTCCCTTGTAGTCGCTTCGTGCTTTTTTCGTAGAGTCGTAATACTTAATCGTATTTAAAGCATAATCGCTATCGGCATCACCAATGATGAGAACGGATTTATTCTTATCTGCTATCTTGATAATAGTCTGCGCTTCCGTTTCCAAATAAATATCTAACATGGTTATCACCTCTTTACGACTTCATCAAAATTCTTTAGGAAAATTTGGACATCTGTTCTCTTGTTAATGCATATACACTTTTGATAAACGCATTCTCTCTGTGTCCCTTTCTTCCGCTCAATCCCTTGAACAATGCTAATTTTACCTTTGTCTACAATTAAGTCTCCTTCATTTAAACAATTATTAGATTTGAAGTAATAAATATTACCTAACCCTATATCATTATTTTCTTGGCTTATGAGGGAAGTATGTCCCTCATGTGAAGCCCCCTTGATCTTCATGATCTTTATTTTTTGTCCAGTACCAAGACATAGTTTATGTCTTGGATCTCCTTGCTTAGTTGTGAAATCTTTACATGTACAGTCGATTTTGGTATCGACTCTGACTACATACATGTCATACTCAAACAACTCGATTATTTTCTTAATCTCTTTGTCTATCCACTGAAGTTTTTTCAATTGAATGCCCCCTCAAGAATCCAGATAAAACAATAGAGTAGTTACCTGATCAAACAGCTTTATGTTCATGTAGTAATTCCACTCAAGACTTTGCTTTCCCACTTGTCCGATTCACCTTTTAAGTAGTCAAGCAAATCTTTCAATGAATCAATACAATCGCTCATCTTGAATTCTAATTCTCCCATTTTACCGCTTCGACCAGCTTCAGATGCTTTTTCGATAAATAGCTTCAATATAGCATCATGAGTTGCTCTGAATTTTACAAATTGGTGTACATTAAATGGAACGTTTGCTTCATCAAAATTTTTCCCGCTAATATATTCTGTATATCGAGAAGCTTCTTTGATGTAATAAAGAATGCGCTCATCTTCGAGATCAATACTATCGATTAAAGAATTTACTGACTCTAAGGAACAATAGGATGGAGACATTTTTGTATAGACTTCAGTACAGACTTTTTCTAATCGTTTTTCTTTTAACCTTGCCTTTACATCTGTGAAAGTAATGTCATAGATGCTATTATCTTTGACTGGCTCTGAAGGAATGATTTCGATTGTATTGCCGTAAATTTTTACGGAGAATTCAACCTTACTCAATTAAATCAACCTCCTCTTCACAACAATTGAAGGCATTATATCTGTGTCGATTTCTTCATCAAACTGAAATACAAATGAGGGAGGAGTTTCTCCATTTACAGGAGCTGATATTATTTTTAACTGCTCTTCATAAGACGATGTTTTATCTTCCGCTTGCCTTACTAGAAATGAAATGACTTTACTCCATCGACCATACTTTCCATTCTTTTGCGCTCGAACCCTTAAGTAGTACTGGCCTTCATCAATATCTGTTATTCGGATCTCCTGCTTCTCAACTACTTCAGTTTCTCGAACAACATTGTAAAATGTATTCTCCTTTGCTATCTGTAGTAAATATGAAGAAACTAGATTTTCCCTTTTTCCATCAACACTTACCTCTTCCCACAGAAAATGCAGCTCATTTAGAACCTCATGGTTTGAAGGAGATAGCACATTTACTGTCGAGAGTACTTCGCTTTTAAAAACAATTTCTTTTAAAAGAGATTCTGATAGTATATCTTCTACTATTGAACGAATCCCCGATTGAATTCTTAAAAGATACTGCTTTCCTGCTTCTGGCCATTCTTGCAAATACATTGTGATTACTTTTTTACTAACTTTAATGTCCGCCAAGATAATCCTAGAAGTCTCTTTATCACAAAGGACAAGTGAGTCTAATGAAGCGCTGTCTGGATCTATGTCAAGTGTGAATTCTACTTTAATAGTACGCTCAACGAGGTTCGTGAAAATACCAACTATTCCAAACTCTCTGTACATTAAGACACCTACTTATTGTTTAATTGTTTTACGTTTTCGTCTAGTAATTTTAGATTCATTTGCTGCGTCTATCTTCTTTGGTTCTACAGTCCTTCCCTCTTCTACATTTGCATTAGCAAGAGCTTCGTCAATCGTAACTACTTTTTCTTCCACTACAGTTTTCGCTGCCTTAGTTACTTCCTGCACATGGATATTTTTAACGACCTTATTTTGCTCCAATTCTAAAGAACCAGTAACTAGACGCAAAATGCCTGAGCGAATAGCACGTTTAAGATTGGCAGTATTCATACCTGCTAATACGGAAGCTTCTGGTTTAGAAATAGTTAAATGAATACGTGTTAGCTCATCAAAATAACCTACGCGGCCTTTTGATAAACCAACTTTTCCAATTACTTGTGTCATACTACATTAACCTCCGCTTTCTTGAATATTTTAAATGGGAAGTTTCATTTTCAAATAAAATTTACAGCCCCTCAATATTACTTTGTAATAGGTGTAACAGACGCGCTATAGTTTCTTTTGAGTTAACCCCTCTGTGAATGCTTAAGACGTTTTTCTTGAGAGTCCCGATGCTGGCCCATCAGATAGAACTGATTTAACAAATCATACAGATGTTCCTAGCAAAATTCTTATCTTATATAATCTGCTAATGGTTTTGCTATCTATTATTGTTAGGTCTGATAAGAGTGTAAGGTACTTCTAGCTTTTACCAGACTTTTAATCCTCTCTCAAAAACGTATAAAACGGCAAATTGACCTATTTTGGACTCCATCATTGTCAACATTCCATGAGTTCACAGAGATTGGTACATAAGCATGTAAGTACCTCTTCTATTTTTAGTTTTTAAGATCGCTAATATTTCAGAAATAAAAATGCTTCAAGATACCACTATGATAACTTTCCCTCTAACCATTCATTACGCACCTTTGTCCACTTTTTATACAGCCTGATAAACTTTCTATCTCTTTTTGGAGGTGGATCTGCTTTTTTGCTGACCTGAATAATAGTTTTTATATTTTCACCAAGATTTGTATCTAAATTATATTCCCTATAATCTGAATGCCCCTAAAAATCTTGGTTCCATGTAATTTGTTTTGTGCCAACCACTAGTGAAATTAAACTTTCTTAATCCATTTGCTCCATTTGTGCACTCAATCACTTCTTTGTCACCTAAGTAAATGAGTGTATGGCTGACATTGTACCTTCTTCCGTTAAGTGTGATGGCATGACCTTGATACGTATCCCCTTTTATAGGTTTAAAGTAAATTAGATCACCAGGCTGCAGTTCATTTATGTTGAATACCCATTGTCTGTTCTTGTTTTTGTTTACCTGGTCAGATGTATTACTACCGACATCTATACCAGTAGCTTCCAATACAACGCCTTTAACAAAAGCAGAACAATCAGAATGAGTCGTGTTACTATTAAAAATTTTATGGGATCGCAATTTCATGCTGTACTTAATTGGATTACCTGAATTAGGTCCACGTTTATTCCATGCTTGGAGGGCCATCTTTACAATTTTCTCAGGAATGCTTCCTGATACCAGCTCTACTTCGGATCCAGAGACTGAACTATTTATTGCAGCTCCATTGCTATTTACGACACCTGACTTATCTCCGTAGCTTCCAGAATAAGAAGAGTCTCGGCCTGCGCTATTGAGCTCCTCGAGGAGTAATTTTTGTTTTTCCTCTTCTTTTTTCTGGGTTTCTTCAGTCTGCTTTTTAAGTTCTGCTTCAACTTGCTGTTGCTTTTCTTGCTCTTTTTTGTATCCTTTTTGCGTATCAATTCCATTCTTATTTAGCAAGGCCTTACCTCTTGCTTCAGATAGGAATGTCTTTAATATTTCATCTGTCAAAATGGTGGATCCCGTTAGGTATTTGTAATAGTTATACATGCACTGCTCATACTTCTTGTCGTACTCTAGCCTCATCTTTCGAAGCTCATCATTCTCCTGCGTCTCGATATAATCCTTAGCTTCAAGGTATTCCATGTCATAATATCGTTGTCTTTGCTCATAGGACACTTTATTAGATATTAAATGAACAACTGTCTGCTCAATGTTGAAAATCTTATTTAATAATCTTGTTTTTTGTTCTCGATCAATCTGGTACTTCAAAATACGATCAGCTGCAGCTTTTAAATCTTTAGAAACTTCTACTGAAGGCGTATCAAATCGGACATATAAATCTAGATAAGAATTGAAATGACCGGACTTTGCAATATACAAAAGTTCTCTCATATATTGTTGGATCATAAGTTTAAGTTTTTGAACAAAATTCCCATACATATCATTCTTGTCTTTTAAAAAACTTTCACGAATAAATGTAATCAGGGAGCCTACTTTTGTTGTTTTAACCTTGATACCATTGTCGTCTGGGAATAGTAGAATAGTGTCGATATCATTATCTCCTATTTTTACCACTGTATCTCCGTTATAAGAAGGTCCTGGAACGGTATCAGTTTCCATTTCAGATTCTATTTCCATATCTGATGGTCCTCCATCCTTAATTATAGGAGGTGGATTCAACAAATCACTTTGGATTTTATTTAATGCATCACGATATGTCTGTGGTAGATTACCAGGAAGAATATTAATGATTTTTTTGATCTTATCAATTTCCTTAGCAATTCTTATAGCCTCATCTTTTATGTCATCAAGGGAATCCGGATTTTCAGGTTCTATATTATCTTCTCTTTCTCGATCTAGGATATCTTTGAACTCTTTTTCGGACAAATAATCAAAATCGGGCACTATCCTTGGTTTATAAAATAATTCGCTCATTGCCTTCTCCCTCCCCTAAAAAAACTCCTTCAGAAATAATGAAGGAGTACAGTATTATTATCAGACATTTCTTGTTGTTAAACTCCTTCTCGTCCCTAAGTACAGAATATATAAGCGTATGCTTGTCGATCTAATACCACTCTTAATCCTCTCTTCGTTAACTAAACCTGCATTATAAGTTTATGAAAGAGAAATGTAATTTCTATTTTGCACTTTAATAAATGTAAAAGTGCTTTTTCACCTTTATACATTTAATTACTTTGAATTTCTGGCTAATCACATTGCACCCTAAAATACGATAAAGTTCTATATAAATTCCCTACTGAGAAAAAGAGGTCTAATACTTTCCTTAAAATGGCATACTAAGAAACAATAAACTAGCTTCCGATTCAACATAAATGAAGTCCTTACTTCCTTTAATAAGCTATGAAAACTATTTGTGCTTTTGGATCCGGATTTACTAATAATACGGCTGTGCTTGGTTATATAATTCTGCGTTGGTTTGCTTACCTTTTGAATTTGACATCGAGCTAACTAGCCCAGCAGTAAGTAGAGCTCCACCTGCAATTTGAGGTACCTTATTTCCCCATAAATGATCCATCATAGTGGGATTCAACCCAGCATTATTGGAACTCTGCGTGAAAATATTGTCTCTAAATCCATTTTTATTGTTCACAAAGTTATGGTAATTATCTCCTGTGAGTCCAACTTTCTCATACTCTTCTAAAGCTCTTTTCCTTATATCTTGATTTGTAAGACTCGTTGTGTTTTGCCTGAAGAAATCATTTATTCGCTCATTCTCATTAAAAGCATGTTTTGCGCCATTAGACGCACTGTCAAAATTGAATATGCCTGAATTGGTACCATTTTTTGCTGCATTGATTTCTGAGTATATAGCTTGCCTTTCTCTTTCTAACTGCCTTTGGTAGGTGCTGCTCCCAGGATCAGCATTTACTCTTCCTTTAGCTTTTTTCTCAATAAAATAATCATTCATTATTTTTCTTTTATCAAAAGCAGATGCATTTGTGAAAGTTTCATCTTTCATATGTCGGCCATATGCTACGTGAAAATCTTTATCTGAAATATTCAATGCTTGTGAGTAGTGTGGTGTCAGGACTTTTCCTTTTACCTCTTCCATTCCGGTAAAGAATTTAGCTCTTCGTTGCTGATGATGCTGTTGTTTTAGTCTTTCTTCGGTTGTTTGTTTTTTTCTTCCTCTTTTAGAACCTTTTGATTTTCCTTTTGCCATTATTTTTCTCTCCTAATCAATGCAAGCATCATTGCCAATCATCACAGTTTCTAAAATCAAGATTGGCTATTTGCAAATAAAACTGCTTGTCACATAGTATTTGTATCCCCCGTGTATCAATAAAATTATTAGCAACAAACTGACCTAATTCCGGGCTACTATAATTCATAAAATTTCAACTCATAAAGAGATCCCCCGCACTCTCTTTTTCGCTTGCTGTTTGACCGTCTTAGATGCTATAGACCTAGAATTTACAGGAAAAACACTCTTATTTACCTATGCAAGAACATAGCCTCATTACCCATCATAGCTTTCTTAGTATTAAACATATTTTGCTGGATTTGACTTAATCCAGCCTGTCGCATGGTATAGGTTTGTTTTGTATCTACATGCGTAGCAAAAGCGAAGGGACTTTCCGTTCCATATCTACTATATTCCCTTGCTTTTTGATTTGAATATAAGAATGCTTGTTTCGCTAAGTTTGCACCTTGCCAAGCAAGGTGAGCGGGCTGACCAATTAAATTTGGTAGGAACTCAGCCGTGAGACCTTGGGCTGATGCGCCAACAACTCCCGCTCCATTATCTCTAGCTTCGTTATAAGCAGAAGCTACTCCATAGGTATGGCCAGCAATGGTCACCATTCCACCAACATTTTTTTTTGCAAATTTTCCAGTCGCCTTAAGGGCTGTTAAAAGTGTCATGTATTGATCATCCTTTCCTATTTTGATGCATAGCGAAAACTAAATCTCCAGTTGCTCCAGCATTATCTAAATAACTAGGAGTTGCTCTTGTTACTCCAGTTGATACACCAGCTCTTTCATCCTGGATGTCTTTAGCCATCACACCAAGACCAATAATACTTCCTGCAACAAGACCAGTTTTACTCAAACTGAACCTTCCTGGCTTCGTAACGAGCTCTCCCTTTCTTTTATTAAAATACATTTTTTCAGGTGTGTATTTTATAAATCCACCGTATAAATCAAGAGCAACATTACCGTAGCGTTGAATTGGACCGTGTGGCCCGACAGCAGATTTTGAAATTTTACCAATGGAATTACCTAACATCTTTGTCCCAGACCATAACCCATCTCTGGTTGCAGCAATGATAGGGGAACCACCGTTGATTGCATTCCATGCTCTTCCTAATCCCATTTGTATCACCTCTTTTTATATATTTGGAATACCGCCTTCATTACCTTGACCATTAGCACCACGACGTGTTGCTACATGATACGCAGTGCCAAGAGAAATGAACGATCCTGCAATAGCTGCCTCATTCCATCCTATTGTTCGCCCGTTAATATCAAATTTTCTATGGGCATTCTCCAATTCTTTCAGGTAACCTTTACTGTTTTTTCCTCTCGCATTTGCAAGTGCTGCTGGAATATGTCCGAATATTGTTTCTGGCACAATCGGCATTCCGTTAGTCTCATCAATAATTTTGTTAATTGCACCATTAGACTTAATGGCTAATCCCCAATCGCCCAATATCGTCTTAATATAGCTATTTGTCATAACAGTTCCCTCCGATGTTTTTCAAAATTTCTCTTACCATATTTAGCTTGTATTGAATCGATGGTGGACTTTTCTTTTTATGCAGTTTAATATTTTTCAAACAATTGTAACTGGATCGTTAGAATAGTCCCCAATCTAATGAATTTTCTTCTCTTTTTTACTTCACTGCTAATTTAATAATCACTTTTCCATTGTATTTTTAAGAAAAGGGGACCAACGACGTTTAAATTTATGTTGTCCACCTTAACACTCAAGTCTCTCTAATTCTCTTGCAAAAAATTTATAACAAATCTCATTTGTCTCGGATGAAAACTTCTCTTCGACAACAAAAACTTCATGTAGTGCGAAATATTTAGTTTCTATTGACTCAATTTCTTCAATATATATATCCGTTTTGTATACTCCTTCTGTTACAATGAACTGCTTTCCATTCTGATCTGTTTCGATCTTATTGGTAACTACAACTTTTCCCTCTGTTGTAACGAACCCATTTACGATAACTGTGCTCACTTCAGACGCCCTCCCTTTAAAAACCCTATTACTATAAAAAATACCTATATTCTTCAATCTGACAAAATACGGGTGGGAATTTAATTCCCTTTGAATACTAATATTTCAGAATATTCAGAAATATTAACGTATAACTATTTGTTCTTTCTTATTTTGAATCATCTGTAAATAAACTATCTGGTTTTAATGACAGTATAAGAGGGGACTACTTATTTTTGTTAAAGTTAAAACAATGAATCTAAATTTTAAATTAAAGTTACTTACAATATTAAAGCTTACTTATTGTTGTATTAAACGTAGTTCAAATATTTACGACTCATTTATACAACTCTAAAATTAACATCTGCTAAATCGTTTAGTATCCTCCAGTAAAATTTATTTGTAATAAAGAAACATAGAACGAATAATTCGGTATTTGTCTGAAACTAAGATATAAAGAATATAGCTTTGAATTGCAATGAAAAAAAGCTGATAAACCAGCGAGCATTAGTAAGTAGCTTTTTTCAAAATTTCATGTGTAAAAACTAGTTCATAAATATAAATTGAGCAAAACCTTCACTTTAAAATATTAGCGATTGTAATAACGATATGTTTCACAAGAGGAGTAACAACTCTAGAAGTGGTAGAAGCATTAAATATGAACCGATCTCTAATTTATTGTAATGATATTAAGAGGTTACTTATCAATAACGTATTAATGCTCAAATAGTGGATGTAATAAATAGCATCTTATTGGATTATTGCTAAATTTCACCATACGGCATGTTTAACTAGTATGTTATAAAAATGTACCAGAAAGTTTCCTAGGTTTTTAAAAAATAGAATTCATCATAAATCATTTAACAAAATTTCAAACGATTATCCTTATAAATTTTTTAGTGATGCATATAAAATTCATAATGAAAGAGTTATCTGAAATGGCAGCAATAGGGGAGGGGTTTTATAACTCGTTAGAAAAAAAGTGATATTTAAAAATCTAAAGAATTACTATTAGGAATCAATTTGGTATAAAAAAATTCTTAGTGACAGGAGGATACTAGGTAAGCACCATATTAAGTAATTGTTTATTCTATGAACAACATAGCAATTACAATTGAAATAGCATCCAGATTTATTTAGATAAGTTAATAAATCTAATCGATCAAAATAGAATTGAAATATATAATGGATATTCTTTCTTAGAGTGAAGTTAAGTGATATTTAAAAATGAATAGTTATAAGAATTCTAACAGCTTTATACTTTTTGAAGTATTAGACCATACTGAAGTAATATTTTTATTTGGATATCATTGCAAATCTTTAGCACTTGATTGCCTGAAAATTACTGACTAAGAAGGTGGTCAAAGAAGTTTATAATGTTGATTATTGCTCACATTTATGAAATTGTTTGATTATATTATTGCTATTTATATCTACAAAATAGAGGAACTTAGCTATTAATATGAAACATTATTGTTCAAGAAAAGGAATCACTTGATTATATCGTTTTGTTTAAAAGATTAGAGTTACGTATTTCAAAAAGGCAAAAAATCACTTTTTTTGAAAGAGAATTAGAAAATCGTATTATTTTCTAATTTATATAAGTCTAAACTTATTAATTTCGATTATTTCAGAACCACATGCAATTTTCATGAAGTTCCATGGATAAAACGCTTCAGGGTATTAAATGAAGAGGGGTAATGAGTTTTTTAAAATGGGAGTAGGGGGCTTTCATAGGCACCGTTGTTGCAAACACTAATTATGTAAATCAGCCTTCCTGCTTAAATTTTAAATATGTATAGAGGTAAAAAAATGTATTAAGAAAAAATATTTCATTAATTAATATTTAAGTCGAGTACCCAAAATTAAAATATAAATACAAGGTTTACTCAGGTCAAAGAAATTCTTAAAAAAATCTTTAATAATTAAGGACTAGAAGTAAAATGAGTAATTTAAATTAGAAATATCGGCTTTTTGGTAGGATTCAAAAAATACACATTTTCATCTAAATGTTCTTTTTAGTCTCGGAATAAAATATAAAAAATAAGTTCTATATGGTGTATAATGCCATTATTCGCAATAAATCAACGATTTAACGGTTTCTGTAGCGCCAGAAAAAGAGAAATCTAGAAAAGTAGAAATAGTACCGGCATGGTTTGCGACTCGTCATGAGCAAGAAGAAGAATTAACAGAAGAAAAGAAAGCCTATTTTGCTCAAGAGCGTGAGCAAATATTAGCTAAGTTACGGGATCTCTAATCAAAAGAGGAATGGAAAAAAACATACCTCTAGTTTGTTGTGCTCATTTAAATATTTTGGAAACGTATGTAGAGGAAGCTGAACATTTACGCCATTCCTATAACATTAAACAAATCTATGCAAAGGAAAAGCAAGGTATGCAATGAACAACCTTAATAGGTTTTAAAAAATTGTCCAGAGCAGAGTATCTATTTTCGAAGAGTATGTTGTATTTGATAGTATATTACCAAATATTAAAAATGACATAGAAGAAAAATGACAAAAGCCATCGAGAGTGAACTTCGCGATAGCTTTTGTCTATAGTCTAAAGAGATTAACTAAAGCTACTCTCTTTTCTCATTTACTTAAAATTAACTAACAACTCCAGTTGAACTAATAGTAAATTGTATAGTTACATTTTTAACACCTTGTTGAGCTCCACCGTACTCCCATTTTCCAGTAACTTCGATGCTCCATGTTTTATTACTATTTTTTAATGTTGGACTGTATCCTGTTTGTGTCCAATGTCCTTTGTTAGAAGAAGATACTACAGAATTAATTGTACCGTCAAATTTCTGTACCCCTCCAGAAAGTGTTGTATTAAAAGAACCTGTAACCCATATTGTAACATCTGAGTCATTAATCTTTGTAGTTACGTTTTTGGTAGGTATAACTGTCCCATGAGAAGACAAAGGCATAATTCCAAGTTTTGGCTGATCTGCAACAAAGTCGTTATTACCCATATCTATCACAAATTCAGCATTAACCATATCTTCTACAATTTCCGCAAATTCCGCAGCTTCTACCCATTCCTCAGTTTTAAAATCTTCAAAAGGTTTAAGGGATAAAGCAGCTTCTGGGTATTTTACTTTTGCTTCTTCAATAATAGTTTCATATTGTTCGTAGTATGATTGTTTTTGTACCAATGTTAATTCTTCTGAGGCTGCAAATGCTGTTTTATTAGCCATTCCGAATAGTAAAATTGATAAAAGTAAAGCCATGATTGTAATTTTTTTGTTACTAAATTGAGTTTTGTATAATTTTTTCAAATTCATATTAATATCCCTCCTATTCCAATATAATACATTAAAGTGTTATATAAGTAAATGTTGTTTGATAAAAAAGAGCCGCCTATTGTGAACAAATCGTTTTTTTTCATGTAATGTGTTAAAAGGCTAAGTACAACGTGCAGGATTAAGAGTGAAGTGCTATTATTCGCAACAAAATCAACGATTTAACGGTTTCGAATGCATCTACAGGGTCAGAAAAAGAGAAATCTAGAAAAGTAGAAGTAGTTCCAGCGTGGTTTGCGACGCGTCATGAGCCAGAAGAAGAAGTAACCGAAGAAAAGAATGCCTATTTTGCACAAGAACGTGAGAGAATCTTGGCCAAGTTACGTGATCTTTAATCAAATGAAGAATGATGAAAAATCATACCTCTAGTTTGCTATGCTTATTTTTAAATCTTTATGCAAAGCACTTAATTATAAGTATAGCAAGCATAAAAAGCGTTCCTTCACTTTCAAAAAAATAAATATCAAGCAGCTATATTTATTATCATTTGTTCGATATTAAAAACAAAAAAGGCTAGCTTAAGCTAGCCAAGAGTTAATCCATTATATTTACTAATAAGTAACAGCAACATTAGTCATATATACTGTACCTGAAAAGAAGTTTTCAAATTTAAAACTATAATCGTATCCTCTTGCATAATGACTTAATCCATAATGGAATCCGCCCACCAAACCTTCAGGGACATCTAATCTGAATACTTCTGTTCCATGATCCTTATTATAGATAAAAAATGAAAAAGCTTTTGATCCTGCTGGAGTTATTGTGATATTAGTAGGATTATAAAATCCAATTCCACCATTGAGCCAGATATTACTTTTGAAGCTGAATGCCTTAGAGTTATAAGTACTTGCAAATGGAATTATTAAATTCAAATCTTTTTTAGCAGTAGAATCATAAGGGATAAATGTGAACATTTGTTGTAATTCTTCGGTTGTATAAGAAATGTGCTCACCATTTGCATCAAATATTTTTATCTTAGAGAAAAATTTATCACTTGTGTCAATAATGTCTGCAGAAGTATCACTTGTGTCAAGAGTATTTGCAGAAGCCTCTTGTGATGTAAAATAAGTCAGTCCAATTAGGGTAATAAAAATCGCCAAAATATGTTTTATTTTCAAAATATCTTTCTCCTTTTCTATTTATTACCATAATGATATACTAAAAAACAAGGGAAATAAATATATAATTTGTATTTTTTGGAATTAAGGAGGTAAATAGTGAAAAGATATAAAATCTTAGGTGCTATATTTCTTTTTGTAATCTTGATTTTAAGCGCTTGTCTAGATAATAGTAAAAAATATAATTTTTATGGAGAAAGTGACAATTGGAGTGTTACGTACAACACTGAAGTTACTAAAGAAAGAGAATTTGGAGAATATATATTTAAATATATTGGAAAAGAACCTGCACCTGAAGTATTTGTATATAAAATAGAGAGTACAGCGTTGAATATTGGTATTGCTGAAGACACTTTTAACCAAAAAGACAATGTACACATAGGTAATGTCGAATGTACTGGCTGTAAAGTTTACACAACTGAAAATGATAAAATCAAAGCAACATTAGAGTGGGACGGGAAAACGGAAACTATTAAATTGGATAGTAAATAATAGTAGAAAAAATATCTTGGAGGGTATATATAAAAGTTTTTACGTCTCTCATGAAGTTTTTAAAATGAATTTCGAGACTTTAATCAAAAGAGGAATTATGTATGACTAAAAATGATAATACACTTTCAGGATTTCATATCAAAAGTAAAAAAGATAGTGACATATTGAAACTATATCCTAAACCCTATACTTGGCATAATCCTAAACATTTACGTGATGTCAATATCTTCAACCAGGTGATATTGTGGCTGTAGGGAAAACATTGGCGCCATTTTTGGTCACAAAAGTTTTTCGAGAAGAGTTTGAAGAGATAGGTAAGCGATACGAAAGAGTTATTCGGCTTTTAGAGAAAGCACCGAGGAAAGAGGATATGAGTGTATAGCTGCAATTTTAGATCAATCAGTACTAATAAGAAATAGCCACATTTGTCATATGAAATATACACGATTTTATGCAAAACGAAAAACAAAACAAACAAGTAACTGTTATACCAACGTTTACGCTGTTTGTATAAAAAGATGTATAAACAATGTTCATATGTTCATAAGAAAAGCCATAAAACGTTGATTTAACAATGTTCATGGCTTTTCGATGTGTTTCCAAACTTACATTTGGGAACGTTATTGGCTTTATGAATGTATATGCTATAAATTCTTATTTGAAGGTAAGCTAAGGGAATGAAACGATGAGGGAGCGCTTATTATCTATTATCTTTTTGAAAAAGAAACAAAGTAGATTACGAAATTATGTAGTGATTGTTTTGATATGTTTATTGCTTGGGGTTTTGACATTTATCTTTGATTGGCCAAAACATATATACATTGTGCTAGGTTTTGGTTTCTTGATTAATTTAGTAGCCGTGGAATTTCTGAGAAAAGACACCTGATAAAAGGTGTCCTTTTTTTATTTTGCTTTGTAAAATTAGGATCTTTCTTATCTTGAATCTTAAAGAAAAAAGTGATGAGTAATATAAGGTGGAAGAAAAATTAAAAGGGAGTGAAAGAGCATAAGGGAAATCTGCTATCACTTGGGGTGATAGGCTAGGCAGAACCTAGTGTTTCGGTGTCCCCATAAAAAAGTGCATTTCTACATGTTTTCTATACAAACATTTATTCGTTTCTATATGTTTTCTACATAGAGTATCCAGTCATTTTAGTTCTTTCAACGGTCTCCTAATAGTTGCTTCAGAAACACCTAGTAATCGAGCAATTTCTCGATTACTTTTCCCAGCATCTTTTAAATGCAGCAATTTTAATTCATTGATGGTTAACTTAGGGCGACCATTTGGATTTCCACCTTGCCATTTCTCATCATTTTTATTTTTAAAAAATCTTTTCAGCAATACTCTCCCTCCAGCAATTGCGTCTAAAAAAATGGATGCAGAAACAAAAAAAGATCGTTTTGTTTTTGCTACTATTATGGCTGCTATTTGGTCTTTGAAGTTTGTACCAAGAAATGTTATTGGTATTACTTTTGTTGTGATTTTATACTTGTTGTTTCTTTTTTTAACGATTTGGGTGGTCTATAAATCATTTAGAAAAAATAGTTTAATGCTATTTTTATAAAGTTTACCTGATGCTGTATAGGTTTCCTTCTTTTCAACGAGCAATCAATATGTTAAAACCAACCGGTTAGCTAGAAGGATATTGAAATAAAAAAATTTATACTAAGATTGCACAAGAATAATAGCTAGGAGTATTCTTTAAATGGGAAATTAATTCCCTTTAATAACTGAATATTCTATTAATTAAGGGAATTAATTTCCCACTAGAATTATAAATATAAAATCGCGAAACATCTAAAATACAGACGGTTATAGCGAGTCAGAAAAAATTTATGTGAAAAGCTTATTGAAACGAAATTACAATAAATCTTTATCCAATTTTAAGAGTAATGAAAACAAGATAAATCGTAACTTACGCCGAAATCATTAAATTTATTGAATATCTGACTAGTTAATAGAAAAACAGATTAACAGGCTCACTTCTTACATATCTATAGCCAATGAAAAATTCTTATACTTGATTTTAAACTATGACTACATTATTTATATAGTATGGTACAAATAATGTACTTATACGCTCCTTTTGCATTATGAAATTTATTTGACCGAAAAGCCATTCTCAGATATATTGCTGTTTTAGTATATACCACTCTAATTACTCTTCTAATATCATTATCTCCAAAATATAAAATTATTAAACAAGACAATAATGTTTTTTTATACTTATAAGAAGGGGAGGTAAGCTCGTTTTAAATCATAAATTAATAGGAGGATTTTAATAGCACATAAAATGAAGACTAAATTTTATTAAGATTTTACTAAAAAAGAGATTACTTCTGAAACCAATTCTTTGAGGCAGCAAATAGATTAGATAAGGTAGTATCTATTCGTAAAATTATCAACGTTCAATGCATTAAATCGTATTTTTGTTAATTTAAAAGATTTTGAAGTGGAATTATAAATTTTCGATTGAATTGTAAAAGTTTAATAAGAGAAATTTTAATCACTAATGCTTGCAAAATTATGTTTGTTACAACAAGTAAGCTTTAGTCTTATATTTAAAACTTATGATTTTTTAGGCATTGAATATGTTCTAGACACATAAACAAATGAATCTCTTTGATTTATAAGGTTGATTTTACTATTATAGATAGTTTGAAAATTCCTCAGGTTCTTTAAACGATAAGGTTTTTAGTAAGAATTAATAAGAGTGACATTATGCTCAGCCCCTATGATATGGCAAATGAAAAAATAAAACTACATTCCACCCTGGACGCAAAATGAATGTCTTCTTTATTATTAATTAGATTTTAATCTTTTTAAGGAATTCTGGATTCTGTATTAGAAATATAGAATAATGATTGTAATTTAGTTTGAACAATATTTATGAAGTAATGTTTTGGCTATTCTTGTTATATACTAATTGTTTCAAAAACAGCATTTAAAAAATTGTCTACTCCCAATTTAAGCCCTTCTTCTTAAGAACAAAATTTAGTAAACCAGAATACATATGCAAAATTCTAAACTTATAATTTGTCTGTTAACGTTGATAAACGAGATTTTTTAAAGATTCTATAAAGGGTTACTTAAAGCGATATTGTTGTAGATCTTCGCAGTTCTCCCCTACTCTAAAAAACAACATCCTATGCCACCCTCTCATCTATATTAAGTTTACAACTAAATGATGATGCTTTTAACTAAGGTCTTGTTATTGGTGAAATATTTCATTAATGACGGATCAAAAAATATTAGTTCTTAAAAGTATCTATATCCTATAAAACTAGTACTGGTTTTTCCAAATAATAATTTATCCATTCTTTTTTAGAATCCAACCTTAAAAAAAGATAGTCATTTATACATACAAATACAACTCTAATTTCTTTGTTTTGTGAGAAGTTATCTATTTACTATTATAGTAACCATTTTGAATGATTTTATACATCAGGAGTGAAAATTTTTTTGTAAATATTTAAATGGATAAAACAAACATAAATCTCTATACCTTTATATACGAAAAACATATATCTTCTTTTTTACTTAGGTTCATTGATAAACGAATAACCGTATCTTACTTAAATTGACTTTGTCTTCCGAAAAATAGAAGACAGGGTTTCAAATAATATCTGATCTAGGTTATACTAGGAATTGTATTTTATGCAGGTGATAATTTATGAAGTTTCAAGGATGTATAGTGCTTTAATATATAAATATTGATTTGATTTATGTGCTACTAATGAGTGCCTATTCTATACTTACTTTTGGAGGTATTTCGTATGTCAACAAAGAAAAATATTTTTTTATAACAATGCAACTAATAAATACCTAGAAATTATAAAATATATACGGGAGGCACATTTATGAAAAAAGTATTATTAGGTCACGTTGGTGTAGATTCAGGTCAGTTAATTATTATGGATCCCTGCTATATTAATAGTCAGTGGAAAGGCTATAATGACAATATAATCGGCGTTAAGCTATGGGGCGAAGCTCACCATGAAATTTATAATTTTCTTTTATTAAAGTATCCGAAGTTGCATTTTACTTACCAAAATCATATTATTAAAGCTGCAGTAAAGGATGAAAATTTAGCTAATGAAATACTTAGTTATGCATATATGCAATCCCTTTCGCTTGGTAAAAAAATCGTCTTTGATAAAGAAACTGATTCAACTTATGAAAAGATTTGTAATGTTACTAATGATAACAAAAAACAAGGTGGCCCTATTGCATATAGTAAAGGTCATGAAGGATTTGCAGTTGCATTCCGCAGTGGTGTTGGTGATGGTTTATATCCAGTCTTCGCTACTATGGAAGAAATACCTGGTTGGGGAGAAAGTATAACAAAGGTTGAGATTCAATTTGTCAATAAAGCTGAATAAGTAAAAGAGAATATAAATCAATCCCCTATCTTATAGGAGTTCCTTATTGGTAATTATAAAAAAGATACTACTATCTCCTCTGATAGAAACTATAATAACTCCCATATTTGGGTTAATAAATAATCTTTACATACTGTCTCTAATTTTTATACCCTTTGTATGTTGAAACAAGGATACTACTCGTCATATTATTGATCATTTTTAAAGGCTTTTTAAATTAAAATATAAAATATTCTTTACAAGGATAGTTAAACAAACTATTGAATTACAGTAGCAACGATTGCTCTTAATTTCAATAGTCAGGATGTTAATATTTTTACAATGAACATAATCATAGAACTATGGCCTGGAAATTCTTTTTTAAAGGCAGTTTTAATTTAAACTTATATAGGGACATCTTATTAGAAGATAGATAAACCCTTTTGTAACATTTTTTATGGACACTTTCATTAGATACGAAAGCTTCGATTCTACTTCACATATATTAGGAAGTATTTCATATTAAAAATATATATCCAATAGTGGGAATTAAATTCCCTTTATTATCTAATTATTCCGATAATTGATGTTATAAAACTTACTCAAATTATTTGAGCAAGATTCTACACTTCTTATAGTCTCCATAAAAAAGTTATAAATGTCGAATTTAGTCGATTTTTAGATTTTACTTTGTTTAATTTTAGTATACATTTAAGTATCAAAGTCTCTCATCTTTTACTCTAGCATTAAGACAAGGTGTAGAACACCGTCATGTCTTATTAATGTTACTATGATAGTGGTACATAGAATATTCAATTTTCCGTTCGCTTTATTGGCTTTAGAGGGGAGAGGAATTCATCTGAATATCTGTTTAACTAACACATACTCATTCAAGCAATGATTAATAATGTAAGGTTGTCTAAGTAAGTGGATAGCCCTTTAATGGAGGAGAAAAGCAATGAAAATATACAACTCGTTTAAAATCACAGCTTCTATGGGAGAACTGCATGAACTATTAAATGAATTCCAGGAGTTAGTAAACGACGCGGCTGTAGAAATAACACATGAACGTTATTCGGATCTATTAGCTGCTCATGAATACAGTACTATCGCAAGAAAACTTAGCATAGAGCATTCTAGTCCTCTTCAAAATTATCTTAAGGGTGGTTTTAGTATATTAACAGGCCTTTATTATAAAATTTGGGATGCCGAAAAAAAAAATAAGAAAACAGGTCTTTCTTTACCTCAATTTGATTTTACTTGTGACGTCGTTATCTATCCTTACCAAAATCAATTTCTTTTAAAGTTTTTTTCCTCACAAAGACGTTATTTAGATATTCTCCGTACTAATTCTAGGTTCCAAGAATACGACTATTGGGATGATACTAGTAAACCTCCTCATATATCACAGGAAGAATGGGAACATCGTTCGATCGTTTGGAATGAAGTAAATCAAAACATAACATGGGCCCAATCTGGCTATACAAGAGAGCTTTATACTGGTTTAAAACCACTAATGCCGAATAAGTTAAAAGAAATTGTTAATCAACGCTATTCTGTAAATCAGCGTGTCGAAATGTTCTCTAAAAACATCCTTGAGCATCGATTAGCTGAAGACACTAATTGGCAAGACAAAAAGCCATTTGAATTAATTCAGTATATCAAATCGCCTAATGCCCAAATAGCACTAGATCAAATTAAAGTAGAGATTAAAAAACATCTTGTAGAGAAATACACGATAGAAATGTTATCTGACAATTAAATTTAAGAGAATCTATATACTCAGATTTGCTATTAAAGATTTTACATTAATCTAAATTTAAGTGACGCGCTTAAAAATGTATATTTTAAGGGTACTTAGGTGATATTCTTAAGCTTCAGAATAAAAAAAGAGTATATTGTTATGTTTTAAGATTTAGATTTACACTCGGAATGTCGTAGAATAGGCTTTAGAAGCTCCCAGAAGAGTTCTATAAACTTTTTAATAGTTTTATTCATCCTAAGCAGTAAGAGCTTTTTAACGTCATTCTGGTAATTTTAAAGTGCTATTGAAATCATTTCAACACAAAGGCTTTTTAAAAACTTCTCTACTTGTGGATAAATGACGAATCTAAGCTACGAAATCTTAAGGCAAATTATAATTTTTGTGGATAACATATTTAAGAAATCATCTTAAAGCCAAAGCCAGTAACCTTAAATGACTCCTTCTACAGAGTAATAAAGTTTCTGTAGGGGGCGTCTATGGAGGTGACGAGGTGGTACATATTAATTTAGAAAAGCTCAAGAATTTGCGTGAAGATGCAAAATTCAGCATAAGTTTCGTTTCAAATGAACTTGGCTATAAAACTCCAACTGGCTATTGGCTAGTTGAGCACGGAGAAAGAAAAGTATCTGTGGATATTTTATTTCGTTTGGCAAAGCTGTATAATGTAGCTATGGACGAGCTATTAATTGTCGAATAGTTGTCCACATTATAGGGCGAGGGAGGGGACATACCTAGACATGTCTAACACAACTGAATATAGCATCATGGTGGATCCGCAAAGCTTTTCTACTAAAGAACAGGCATTAAAATGTGCTGGTCTTGTAAAAGTTCGAATTATGAACCATCCTGTTACAGCTACACTTCCCGAAATAATGACATATATTATGCGAGGGCAAACAGTAATTTTGGGTGAACTTGGCTTAAGTGATAAACACCTAAAAGCCATTGCCAAGGGAGAAAAGATACGTCCTACTGCATCGAAAGGAACCTGGAAGTCCCAACAAATCTTTGCTATTGATATCGACAATGAATACAAAGTGAGGAACAAGGAAACAGGTAAGTTCGACAAAGTAAAATATGAAGGTGAACTCTATCTAGAAATACAAGATATTCTCGATATCTGTAGTTCCAGAGAAATTTATCCATCAGTAATCTATGAAACTCTATCCTCAGAAAAGAATCATAGAAAATACCGAGTCTTCTTTGTAGTAGATAATCTCGTAACCAATGAAAGTCTCCGAGAACGACTTACTATGTCTCTAGTGGAATCCTTTTTCTATAAAGGCTATAAACTATCAGATACAAGCTGTACAGATGCTGCAAGACTATTTTTTGGCGGTAAGCAAATAGTTTACGAGAATTACGATGTTGTTAATTCTATTAAACACTTATTAGATGTTCCAATCACGTACAAAGCAGCAGTAAGATCGAAAGGTCCAGCTGCAGAACGAAAAGACCAAATTAGAAATGCTGCTAAGAAGTCTACTAATCAAATGGTTAAATTAATAGCTAATCATGATTGGGATGAAATCAAAAATATAGTAGCAGAACGAATCCAAACTGCCTTTAGCCCTACTGCCACAAGGCATGAAGGTAGCTTGACCAAACTAGAAACATTTATCTCCTTAGTACATAGATTAACTAATAATATATATATAACTAAGGATATAATGTTCCCATTTTGGTTGGATGAGCTAAAGCCAATGGTGATAAGGGGTCGCAGAGATTTTTATCATTCTGCTTCTGTTTTTCCGATGGAGATTCTATTTGGATGCGAAGCTTATGAAAGTATATCTTGTATTTTGCCAGATCATGAGGATAAAAATCCCTCTGCTAGATTTGAATATACTTCTGAAGGTAAATCGAAATATAAATGTTATGCTTGCTGTGAAGATTATTCTTTAGACATATTTGATTTATTTGAAGCTTTATCTGGGTTATCCAGTACTTCGGTACGTCATCATATTGCATATATATTCAATCTTACTTTAGAGACTGAATGGCAAAAAGAAAAACGTCGAGAGCTTGATGATTTTGCAGAAATGTATAGATATGCAGATAAAAGAATTGCGGCATTTGCTCCTAGGCTTTATAAACGACTTAGAACTTCTCGGTTATTGTTATTACTTGAAATGATGATGCTGGATGCTAAAATATATCTACCAGATATTTCTATAACGAGTCAAGAAGAAGCAATTTACATTGCGGAAGTAAGGAATATTTCTAAATGGATGCAAGATAGAGCAGTTGCGGGAAGTAGTGTGAAGACTATTCACAAAAAAATGCACTTAGCAGCAACGCTTGGTCTTATTGAGTATTTACCAGAAAACTCTGATGTTCTGTTTGTGCATGAGGCTCGAGCACGAAAGAGGGATAAAATTCGATTTAAAGGATTACTCCATCAGTACAGAACAAATATTATTAGAATTCCAATTCTTACGAAAAGGGTCTTTTTGGATGCGGAAAAGAGATTGAAAGATTTGGAGGATAAAAATTTTTCATTTTCACATGCAGATAAACGTGAGACATATGTGTGGGGGACTTCTGAAGAGGAAGCATCAACTCATTATGTACAGGACACAAAAGAGAACAAAAAATCCACAGAAACGATGAAAGCTTTTGAGAGATTCAAAGCAGCAGCTGAAGATTTGTTAGAGAGGCAAGGGTATTTTACTCAGAAGGATTTACTCTCGCATAAACGAATCAGACAGTTGAAAAAGAAAAAGGAACTCCTAGCGATCGTAACGCCGGAGCTCCTCAAAACCTCAGAAATTGAATACACATATTATAGGTCTCATTATAAAGACTTATACAAGATAAAGCAAGGAAAATTACAAGAGTTAAAACCTGGGAGAACTAAGATATACCGTCGATTAGAGATCGAAGATAAAAACAAGAGCAAGTAACATTTTGCTCTTGTTTTTCTATTAACATTATGGCGAAATTCGTGTGTATCTAGGGAATAAAGTATATATTTTATGTAATATATATAAGCACTCACCATGTGTAAAGAAGCATATAAAAAAGCGTACAAAGCCAAGTAAACCCAAGCATTCGCCTTATCTTTAAGACAATGCGTAAGATTGAAAGGATGAGGAAACTTGAAAAAAGCATTATTTGCAGCTGGAGTTGGATTATCACTAACAGTGTTACCTGCATCAGCTAATCCAAGGGTTTTAGAGGATTATGAAAATAAGCTTGCATTGATAGCTGAACTGGAAGCAAAAACGGAGCAATTAATTACTGTATCTGAAAGACAATTAGAATTAGCAGAGCATGCATATTTTGAAGCCTTCACATCAAAATTTAGACTACAAGAAAATCATGTAACATTTTCTTCCCGTCTTGTCTTAAATAGAGGTAAGCTTTTATATTCTAGTAAAGCAGTCGGATACCCAAGTAATAACGCTTATTCTTTAAATCTCTTGACACCCTCAGCAGTCACAACTTACGAGTTAAATCAGTTTTTAAAGGGGACAAATATGGCTGGATTAGGAGCTACATTTGTAAATGCGGAACTAGAGACTGGGGTAAATGCAATCTTTTTAACATCACTAGCTATTCATGAATCTGGTTGGGGGAATTCAGCTATAGCTAGAAATAAAAGCAACTTATTTGGCTATGGAGCTTATGATAAATCCCCTTATGAGTCAGCCGTTCATTTTAGCTCAATTGAAGATGGGGTTGTCTTTGTAGCAAATAAATTAAAAGCCAATTATCTTTTGACTTCTGGACAGTACTATGCTGGTCCAACGCTTGCTGGTGTAAATAAGCGATATTCTAGTGATTCAAAATGGGGATTTAAGATAGCTACAACTATGAATCAGATTGACGCTTTTATCTTGGCTAATCAAAATACAGGATATGAGGTGAAATGATGAAAATCATAAAAATAACGATTTATGTTTTGTTACTTAGTACAATCCTAATTTTATTTTACAAGATCAATGAATACCAAGATATTATTTTTGTTAAACAAGAACGAATTGAAATGCTTAATAAAAATCTAGATGAAGCAAAGCTTTCTGATAAAGAGAAAGACAAATACATTGGAGAACTTCATGAGTCAGTTAATTTATTGCAATCTAGACTCACCACATTAGAGGATAAATTAAAAGAGCTTAGTGTATTTCAAGATAAGCTCAAATAAAATAAGGAGGCAATTTGCCTCTTGAGCGCTAATTCAAAACAAATAGTACTGCATTAAATTATGCTAGTAATCGTCAACTTTCCGACTGTTTAGGCAGGGCAGAAATTTATGTAAATTTAAAAGCTTGCAATATGTAAACTAATGCCATTATAATAAAGACAACAAACGTGTCTTTATTATTTTATCTAGACAAAGGTCATATAAGGATATCCTTATCAGCTGGAGGGGTGTTTATATTATACAAACAATAGCTTTAGTAGTAGTTAATGATGCTATTAAATGCCTTGTGACTTTTAGTAAGTGTTTGTTCTCATGCCCCTATAGCTCAGTAGGATAGAGCAACGACCTTCTAAGTCGTGAGTCGGGAGTTCAAGTCTCTCTGGGGGCGTAGCGTTAAACTGTAAGATGATAAAGATCTATTAATTTTATAAATATAAAAGTCTTGAGTAAAGTTATCTAGAGTTGAAAACGTATTATCAAGGAAATTGATTGTTTAGTTAATAAAATTAAAGATGCTTAGTAAGAAAGGTTTATGTAGTTTTTTGGCCAATTGACATGCCATAACGGTTTCACAATACCACATCATGTGAGGAGAAAAAATATACAGATAAAAGAAGTCGAGACGGAGCCTTAAATTCTTCTCGACTTTTACTTGTTTTTAGAGGTGTATAATCATGCAGCTAGATAGAGAATTCTTACTAAAAATTGCAACTAAAATCGCTATGACATCTGAAAAATGTAAAGATCCAGATACAAAAAATAGGCTTCAACAAATTGTTCGTTCTATTTTGAAGGAAGCTGACACTAAGTTAAGCTGAAATGGAAAAAGCTTGTCTTGGGTATTGATATTAATATCATTTATTATTAATATAATCTTATATCCGCGGTAAAAGAATTTTAGTTATTGACTTAATCATAAGTACATATAAGATAAAGATAAAAGACAGTAGATTCATTAAGATAGGAGAGAGATAACATGATAAATACTTATCATACAATTGTGACTGTTATTGGAACAGCAGAAGATATTGAACAATTTAAAGTGAAACATTTAGATGACAATAATAATATTAAATTGGAAGTTGCTGCACCACTTGAAGGCAAGGATCCTATAGAAGTTTGGGGAGCACCATCCTGTACAACAGAACACTATGAAGATGAAGACGGTACCTGTGTAAATGTATGTATTGGATCTCGTGGGTTAATTGATCATTGGTTTAAGAAATTTTCTACTGATAATCCCCAGTTCGAAACTCATCTAAACTATACGTGTCTTTTATTAAATGAGAAGGGAACATTGATTTATAAAGATGGTGAAATGGTTTTAGAGATAGCGTAAGTCAGTTATGATAAAGAAATTATTTAAGATTATAGTATAGGGCTGGGGGAATGAGGAACTTGCAAGTATATTTAAAAGAAGTTGAACACTATTTTTTTAGTATGGGAGCCCTTTCAGTGGCTTATATTTCAGTTCCTTCTGTTATTGATACAATACAAAGTATTAATTGTATTGATATTATTGACGATGAGTTTATTCGAGAATTGGGGGAAGGGAAAATACTCTTACAGAAAAAGATGCAATAATTGTTCAACTATAAATCTACATTATGATAATACTTGCAATATGACCATTATCATAATCAGTATTGATTCAACTAGTCTTCTATTGTTAGAATAGAGACAAGATTATACAGGATGGTCTTGTCTTATTTATAGAGAAATAAATGACGATATAATAAATATATATCTACAAAATGTGATTAGGAACATCAACCAAGTATCCGGTGCTGTTAAGGAGATTCTTGTCAAGCTTATGTAGTAGGGTTTGGTACATTAAAAGCTCAATCTATATATTCTTGTCTTAATAGCAAGCACAAAAAATGCGAATGTCATCTCTTAACAAAGGCTGTCACCAGCAGCAACCTTTTAGAAGTAGAAGAATTGGTGTGGAATAGTTTATTATACAAAGCTCATATGTTATTAGTTTCTGCTAAAGGTTAGCTGGGCAGTAACTATAGAAAGAATATGCAATTCCATTGCCTTTCTTAAATTGTGGGTAAGAAGATAACAATAGAGAAAAGATAGAGATTTCTGATACCTTTCAATAAAGACAAGAGGCTTTAATAGTATCTTAATTGGTAATTCAATGACATTAATCCTGCTGGATGATTTGAAGGATAGTAATGTTCAAACTTTATTAAAAGTATTATCTATGATTCATGTCTCTGTCTACTAATATAGCTTTTGAAGTGACCAGATAATTGATTGAACCTTAGTAGACGGGTAGACAACAATGTGGAAGAACAAGAATTACTTTTTTAAATATTTAATAGGGACTTTAGATATTATAAAGTAAAAGAACATCTAGTCTCCGTACCGACTTAATTCCAGGTCTATTAATCTATACCTAGTTTGATACAATGGATGCTAATGGCAATCCAATAAATTCAAAGGACCACGTTTGCTTCTCTGTGATCTTAAATTTTTTGTGGAGCGATTGATAAAATACAATAATTTCAATGGGTTTAGCCCAAGATAGAATGTATTTTAATGAGAAGGTTGTAGTTATTTTTGCCTTTGACCTTAGGCCAAACGTTTCGAAGCTTAATAGAAAATCAACTATATGACTTATTGGAGCAAGACACGATTCAACTGAGGAAAAATATTAATAATATTTATGGCTAACCTCAAAAGCCCGCATCGTTAGAAAAAGAGAAGATATGACATGAGGCAAAACAATGAAGTTTACTGGATTGCCTGGTAAGCTGGCACTTTGTCAAAGTAAACGAAGGAGAACTATATCTGAGAAAGGTGATTTAGCAAGGATTGTTAAGTAGTGCATGAGCGACTAGTACAAGACACAAGCTATATTGCCTATATTCGATAAAACTCTAAATGTGGAGAAAGCTAGACAGCCTTAAATTTGGTAAATCCTGAAGGTATTGAGTTGTGCATCTCGTATTCATTTGGTATTAAAAATGGTTGATATCATAAACTTTTCACCTTAGCTACATCCAGATCGACGATGACCTCATATCATTACCCTGTACATAACCTTCTTCTATTGCTAATTAAATAATAATAGAAGTGGTTACTTGTATATACCTTTATTCAAAGTAACAAAGGTATAGTATTGTTTATCTCTGTTTAAGAGATGAACTTGAAACATATTAGAGAGAGGTTATAAATATGAAAAATAAAACATTACTATCAGGAAAAGTACTAGAAATTAGAGAGTCACATAGTTTACAGGACAATAACTTTTATGAGTTTCTTGTAGAAGTGCCACGTAAAAGCGGTGCCTTTGACACTATACCCTTTGTCGTGTCTCATAAGTTACTACATAATAATCCTATAAAGATCGGTGATTATGTAAGTTCTATTGGAGAAATACGAACAATTAATAGAGAAATTGATGGTAAAAGTCGCTTAATCGTGTTTAATTATCTACAAGAAATCGAGGAGATCTCTAAAGAAAAATTAGCTAAAATCGGTGACAAAAATGTTATTGACTTGCAAGGGTTTGTAGTGAAAAAACCAGTTTATCGTGAAACTGGCCAGGGACGTCGGATTGCTGATCTATTAGTGGCTCATAATCGTTCCTTCGGAAAAGAATCGTATATTCCTACAATTGCTTGGGGTATTGACGCTACTTTAGCAAAAAATTTAAAAGTAGGGGAATGTGTTTCGATTCATGGACGATTTCAATCTCGTAATTATCGCTCAAAAACAGGTGATATTAAGACGGTCTACGAACTTTCAGTTAATTCTATGTCTATTGTTGAAGAATAAGTAAGGATAGAAAGGTTCTACTAGTAACTTGTTTTACTATCTTGTTATACATGAATTAGAACTGAGCGGATTAGAGAAAATAATTATATGAATGCACAACGGGAGGCGTGCCATAAATACTATACTTGAGGAACCATGGAATTTTGAATCTTTTGACGGTTATCCAGTAGCTATAATGAAATGTATGAAATCACGTTTGTTTAGGATGCACTAAAGATGATGTGGGAAATTACGAAAGCATGATAGACTTCAGTAGGCTTTCTTAATGCAACTAAAAGCTTTAGTAAACGTGTTTCCTTTGACATATTCGCTGTTTAGTTAGAGCGTTGCCAACTAGTTATAGTAATTCAATAATAAAAATGTCCAGACAGGGTCGTTTCAGTTTACATTGCAATAAATGATGATTCATTTATCACTGTTACCCATTATTATAGTTACTTTCGGGCTAATTCTTTTCATCGGGGTAGTTTGCATGAAACTGATTAACCTGTCTGATACAGATAATGTGGAAGATTCAAACAAATAAAGAATTAGCCAGGAAAGGTGATAGCCTTGTATTCAAATGATTTAACACAAATCCGTGCTGGATTAATTAATTATCTTGGCGCTTGCGTGGTTGCTTCCCCATTTGAAGGGAGAGCGGCCCGTCATGGCGTTGTATCAATTATGATGGAAGAATCTTTAAAGATATCTCAGGGAAAAGAAGGAGACGCATTTGATCTTTATATTTTAAAGCCGATGCTACGTGCTACTTCCTTAGTAATGAAGCAACGTAAGGCAGAGTTAGAAAAAATACCTCGTAATCCAGAGGTCATTGCTAAAATGGCTGAATATGAACAGCTTGCGAAACAATTGGACGATTTTATAAAACTTATCCAAACATAATGACGACATTCATCATTTTTTAGTTTAAAACAGAAATACCTAAATTGAGTAAGGGTCTAAGCTATAATTCTAACTATAAAATAAGGAGATGTTGATAAATGGACGTTTCAGTCATTACGACTTCAGAATTTAATGTAAACCTTTCTATTTCACAGGGAGAATTGAACCAGTTTTTAGATGAACTGGAATCAGTCTTCTCTCACTATGTAAAAGAAGACATTGCTAGTATTACGAAAATCATTGAATTTAAGAATCTATTAACATTATCTATCAACAACATGAAGTAATTGGGGGTAAGAAAATGCCAATATATCAGGAATATTTAATGTCTGACCAAATAATGTGTATAAAAAAACTAGAGAAAATCCTATCTATTATTACTTCAGGATATCAATCTGGAAATACTGACCTTCGTCATGTTCATCCAACACCAGCTGAAATGAAGCGTAGTGATATGAGTTGGCATGATGCGAATTTAACAAAATTGACGATTAGCCATCATATACGTAACAAAGAGTTGTTTGATTTCAAACTACAAATAATCGAAGAGACAGGATGGCTTAAAAACCTACATGTTTATAGGAAGCGTGACATACTAGTTGCTGAATGGACTGACACAAGTAAGTTACGTATTTTTTATGATTGGCTTAATAAGGCACAAAACTTTACCTTAGAGTATGTACTAAATTACATGAACTCTCCGTTCTTTCTCACTATGTACATCTTAGAACAAGGCTTAAACTTGGTTGCTGACCATATTTGTATCTACACGGGATTCAGTAATAGTCGAGAGTCAGATCATTTAAATGAATGGATACATGCATGCCTAGGATATGAGACATACATTCTAAAACATGAAAAATTACAAGACGTTATCTTAATAAACGCTGAATACAAAGAAAACCTTTTAAAAGCGATGAAACAAATTATTCACTCTCTTCCTAATACATATCAAGTTTACTATAAATACCAAAATACTAATTCCATTAATATTGGATGAAGATATAGTCTAAGAAGAGATCTTCAGTGGCATACAATTAAATATTTATCCTCTTTTAATGTAAGTAGGTGGAATATGAAAAAGATAATTAAAGATTTATTAAAGGATGAAAATAAAATTTTGGGGCTTACTTCTCATTCATTTATGGTTTTATCATTGATAATCCTCTTTTATTCATTCACGAAAAAGGAATTCTTTGAAGTGCTAAATAGTTCAGGTTTCATTTTTGTTTTACAATTGATCATATTTGTTACTGTGCAAGTAAGCATTACAAAAAGTAATTGAAGGGTTTATACAGCTAAAACTTTTCCGTTGGGAAGTAATTTCCCATGCTTTACTAAAAATTCTGAATAACTTTATTTAGTTCATTATAAAAATATATAAGATAAATAAAGCTCCTGAAATTTTTCGGAAAATACATTACATGTAAACGAAATGCTGAAAGGCCTTAATTGCATAAGTGTAGTTATACAAGTAAATTATGGTAAATATACTAATGTGTTATAAGGAGGAAGTTCTATGACTATCCAATTTACGCCAGAAGAATTGTTAGATATAAAAGAAAATCATTACTGGGGAGAAGAAAATTTAGAACGTTTTAAGGTGTTCCTTGAAATGTATTCTGAAGATATACCTAATGGTTGGCTGCTAGATGATTTGGCTTCCGCTATTGCAATATTTGACTCAGCTGACCAAGCATTCTGGTATATGCATGAGGGTAAAGATTATAGTGAAATTGCAGAAATGTTGGTATCATATGATCTTTCCCAAATATCTAAAGCACATAAAACACTTGCTGAGTATATAGTAAGCAAGCATAAGCAATACTTTGATATAAGAAGCGGTTACGTATTCTTTGCTGGCTAATAATAATAATATGTTAGCAGAGGAATGCAAAAATTATTTGTTTTTAATTTACCAAAAGACAAGAGAATCTTCTTTATATCATATGGCCAAATAAATCTTCACCTTGTCTCAATACTTGGTGATTTTAGAGGCTTATTTTTCTAATTAAAAAGAACCTAAGACACTATGTCTTAGGTTCTTTTTTTGCATAATTATTAGCATTAACAAGTATTCTAGCGTGTCGTTAATGTGCCTAAAGAAGAAAGTCCTGAAACGTATTTTCAAACATTGTGATAGTTGCAAATGAATAAAAAAGTGCTAAAATGAGTTTAATTGGAGTATGAAAAGGGAAAGTATTAAAGGAAAAGCAATAGAAGGCCTAGACAACTTCAATAAATAATGGCGCTATTTCAGCAAAAATCCGAGAAGGGTATTTCGTTTTAAGGGCTAATCGAAGATATAACCAGGTTAATTGATTATGAAGGTTATCTTTCAGTAGAACAGGACGTTGAAGATTGTCTACAGAATTTACGGGATTTAAGAGAGTCGCAGAACGAAATGAGACATTCTATGACTTCAGCATGTCTTTGAATTTTGTAGAAAAAAATCAAGGGAAGCTTCTTATGGTACATGCTTCGAAAGGTTTAGAATCCCTTGTCGTGATTATAATAGGTGCCAAAGAAGGAACTACGCCACATCACAGGGCGACTACTTCAAAGTAGGTAGACGAGGAGAGGCGACTATTCTACGTAGCCATTTCACGAGCAGAATAATATTGTTTATTACACGACCGAAAAATGTTTCTATATATGACAAACAATGAGAACAACTGCCTCGCGATTTATAGACGAGATAGACGAAGTCTACCTAATGCGATTATGGACATTAGGGAGGATTAAAAGTATGGCAATTAAAAAGGACCTCACGGATGAATTAAGTATTTTGGTTGACTATATTTTAGAGAACACGAAGGAGGGCAGCTGGGTTACTTTAACGTATCGTGATATTGCAAAACTTGTTGGTACAACACCAGGATCTTCCGTAACAAAGCGATTAATGGAAAATTTAAAGGTTCATGAAAACATACTTTTCAAACTGAATTTAGATCCATCGAAAAGTAAAAAACCATTACAATTTAGATTTGTAGATAAAGAGACAAAGTTTAAGGCAATTGATAATAAGAGGTACAGTAATTTAACCGAAGAAGAGGTTGAATTT